ATGGTTACTTCGGTGTCGGCTACTACGATCACGACGACAACCACAGCGGTCGTGGTGCAGCGGTTCCTGCTGATGACGATAGTGGTCGCAGCGGTGCAACTCCTGGCGGTTCTGGTGACGGTGATAGCGATCCCGATGACAACGGTTCCGGTAGTGGCTCCACGCCTGGTAACACTGACACTGGCGGTTCTGGTGGTGGCGATGACACTGGCGGTTCTGGTGGTGGCGATGACACTGGCGGTTCTGGTGGTGGCGATGACACTGGCGGTTCTGGTGGTGGCGATGACGAAAGCAACGACGAGCAGGAGCGTCTCGGATTCGGTGCTGAATCTGGTCAGGGGACCGAGCATGCCAATGAGCATGCCATCGAGCATGCGACTGGCGAACATCCCGGTAACAGCGGCAACCATTAACAACCCACATCGGGTAATATCAAAGGGTCACTTCGGTGGCCCTTTTTGTTGCCTGTAATTTAAGAACGATGTATACTTGTAAAAACTATTTGGAGGAGTCAACATGGCAACGCTAATGGAGCAACTCAGAGTTGATCAACTCGCTGCTCGTAAAACGAAAAAGAATGAGCCTGCTGCAATTCTCACCACGCTAATTGGTGAGGCTGCTATGGTGGGCAAGAATGATGGTAACCGTGAGACAACAGACGAAGAGGTTGTTGCCGTTATCAAAAAGTTCATCAAAGGCAGCACCGAAGTGATGGAGCGAACTGCAACCGATTCTGTTGCACACAAAGTCGCTGAGTTTGAGGTCAACTTCCTTGCGATGTACCTGCCTCGACAAATGTCCGACGAAGTCCTTCGCATCAAGATTACCGAGATCGGCGATGAGCTCGGTCTGTCGTCTCCAAAGGACATGGGAACGATGATGAAGGCACTCAAAGAACGCTACGCTGGTTCCTATGATGGAAAAGCAGCGAGCACTTTGGTTCGGGACTATCTCAATGGCTAGGTATCCTGAACCTGGCGAGCGAGTCAAATGGATAAACGCTCCCGACAATATGATCGTTCGGGGCGACAGCAAAGGTGTTGTCGAATCCCGCAACGGTGAGTACGTCTATTGTAAAATGGATGGTACGGGTTCTGTCGTGGAGCTTTATCGATCAGAGATAGAAATCGTATACGAGCCGAAAAAGTGATGTTTGCTATACTCAAACTCAACCACAAAATGACATTTGGTAAGTACAAAGGAGAGGTGCTTATCGATGTCATCAACAAGGATCCACAGTACATCATCTGGTGTGCTGGGAACATCGAGGGCTTTTACTTGCATCCTGAATGCAAAGAGGATCTCGAGCGTAGTTTTGAGGCTCATGCGTTTTCGGACCTCTATCCCGATGGCCCAGATGACGATTACTTTGATGGCGAATGGGGAGATCATCTCTACGCCGATATGGAGTGGTAGCACAATGACACCAGAACAATTTGAAAAGGGAAAAGCCTTCTGTGCAACTAAAGGGTACAAATTGGTCGATAAGGGTAATGGTCATTACGAATTGTTACCCACCGAAGAAAAACGAGCCGAAATAATTGCCAAGAACAAAGCAATTGGTCGCTACATTGAAAGTGACGAAAACTTGCGTGCTCTTGGCCTCAAATAGTTTTGTCCCTATAGCTTAAATGGACTAGAGCAATCGTTTCCTAAACGATTAGATGCGAGTTCGACTCTCGCTAGGGACTCCAAGTAAATATATGTTGTCCTTTTCCGACATTTCATGTAATCTATCATCAGATCGGAGTGTAGCTCAGCTTGGTAGAGCACCTGCTTTGGGAGCAGGGGGTCCGAGGTTCGAATCCTCGTACTCCGACCAATTTTAACCATTCGCAACCCCTAGGAGATGATTTAATGAAGAAACTCGTTTTCGCTGCGCTGATGCTTTTTTCAGCCGCAAGTTCAGCTGTGACTGTGTCGTCCTGTGACCCTTCAGGTGTTACGGGTGCGAACCTCTGTACCACATATTCCGACAGTTTTGGTTCTGGACTGTATATCAATGGTAACAATGCTGTCACCCTTGACATGCTTCTTTCCGGTGATCTGGTCGGCGTTGATTTTACGTTCACAGTGAAAGACGATTCCACTTCCAACGAAGGATACGATGGTGCTGTGGTAACATTCTCAGACGTGGGCAGCGTGTTCGAATCCGCCTCGTACAGCCCAAGCATCAGCCCAACAGTATACAACGTTTCGCTAACACTAGAACAGGTTGCAGCAATATTGTCAAACCCCGTCCAGGCAACATTTACGTCTAACTATCCGGGAGTCGCGGACTATAACCTACTTTCGTACTCGTTTGATGTGTACGAGAATGTGACTACTGTTCCGGTCCCTGCGGCTGGATGGTTATTTGGTTCCGGTATTCTCGGAATGGTTGTCGTCGGACGGAGTCGCAATAAATAAAAACACAAGCGGGTGTAGCTCAGTTGGTAGAGCAGTTGCTTGCCATGCAACAGGTCGAGAGTTCGAGCCTCTTCGCCCGCTCCAAGTAGTTCAGCGGACCCACGACGCTGCTGGGAGAGTGGGTAGGTTGTCAGAGATGGTTGCAAACGTCAATGTCGTAATTACTGAGCTGAAGGTCCCTTTAAACCTAACTACTAAGAACATGAAAGTTTCGACTCCTTGTATCAATGTTTGTAAGCTGAAAGACGGAGTCTGCACAGGCTGTAAGCGTACAAAACAACAGATTGGTGAATGGCTCAAATATACTGAGGAGCAACGCCAACAGATAATAAAAGAGATTCAGGATGGTCGATCTGGTCAATGACTTCACCTTCGAAGAACTACTAGACGCTGCAGCGGATCAAATCCGTGGCATCCGAATGACAGAAGATGAATTCGAGGAGTGTCGTGCACTTTGGGCTGGGTTGGGTGTTGTGTTAGCCCCATGTGCTCCTGATGCTGTTGACTCTGGTTCGGATCCAGGCGATGATGCATACGATAGAGCGATGGACTTTTTGAACCCATAATGGCATTATTTTCTGAACAAGAAGTTTTTTGCAACGGATGTGGTAGGCCTTTCCCAACCACATTCCACGTATACGGCGGAACTGTTTGTAGCCACGAGTGTTACGAGCTCGTTGAATGGAAGAAAACAACTTCCATGCTAGGTAAGGAATTTGAGCTGGATCGCTTTCTCGAATACCTTGCCAAGAAAAATGAAGAACGAAAGTACGGTTAATTTGCCCGAGTGGTGGAACTGGTAGACACGCTAGATTTAGGTTCTAGTGCCGCAAGGCGTGGGGGTTCGATTCCCTCCTCGGGTACCAATTCTTTATGAGTAGGATTTTCACATCTGTTTCTGAGAAAGCAACCATCAAGACAGGAATAGGTGGAAATGTATATGCATACTCTTCAAACAAGCAATCGCTTGTTGAACTCTGTGAAAAAATTCAGAAATCACCAAACTCAATCTATTATAATTCTGCCCACAGATGCTATACAATTCGCATCAAATCAAAGTTCCACAAACGAAAGCTGTCAGATATAAATACACTTTATGAAACTATCTGACATTCTTGAGGGTGATGTTGTTGACTTCGGTGCGAAAAAGCAAGAACGAGATTTCATCAACAACATTTCCACCAAACAGCGGGATCATGGTCTGGACGTAGATGCAATCGCTGCAGACATTGACGCCGCTGATGCAAGAGATCAAGCACTTGCAATGGACGTTCAGCGTAAATACGGACCTCAAATGCGAGAGATGCAGGCGTTTTTGAAGCGTCCTGTTATGTCAGGTGGCTTCAAATCGGGATATGATTTGAACGATGCATTAAAGAGTTGGCGTCATCGTTTAACAAGGGCACCAGAAAAATTGCGTCGAGCAATTCAAAAGGCTGCCGCTGATGATGAGCTCTATCGCAATGTGCAGAAGCATAACGCATTGTGGCATGCGATTACAAACAAGTTTCCAATGGAAGTCATTTGGGTTATGCCAAACATCGATGACTTTGAAGTACTGGAAGAACTAGATGCAAATCTAGAAGCAGCTCGCAAATACTTTTTGGGAAAGTAAAATGAAACTAGCAGAGATACTAACAGAGATGGCAAAGAGTGCAAACAAACGGAAGCGTGAGGCAAAGCGAGCACGCAAAGAGAAGGTGGAGAATCCAACAATGGATAAGCCATCTAATCCCGTGGCAAAATTTGCTCAGACATCTGGTGCTGGTCGTCATGAAGACAAGAAAAAGTATTCCCGCAAAGAAGGCAAGAGAATCCCTAAGGACTATTAAGCCTTAACATACCTATAAACCGTATTGGTTCCAAAGTCACAGGTGCAGAACGAACTACCATCTGGATTCCATGCAATGCCTGAAGGGAAGTTGCCGGGATCAGTTGTAGCAAAGGTTTGAATAAACGTTGCCGTTGAAAGATCATAAGCTGACGTCAATTGGTACAAGTAAACATTATCAGGTGCATCACTAATATACGTCATATAAAGACCACCTGGCTGGAATCGAATTCCAGGGCACGTAGACGTTCCTTCAGGTGGTATAAAGTAGGAAAAAGAAGCACTGCTAACCACATAGTTCGTTCCAAGAATAAATTCATAAACACCATTAGTACCACTACCGCTGTTTGTCACATACAACCGATCGCCATTTTCACTAATCGCTAATCCCCTTGGATTTACTATGCCGGCATTCAAAGGATTAAGGGCTACAAATGTACCACTATAAACAGCCGTACTAGCATCAAAAGGAATCGTAGGCTCGTATTGGTATACTCTCTGTCCAGACTGACTCAACACATACAAGAATAGTCCATTGCGGGACCACGCCATATCACCAGCAAGGTTTGTCTGTGCTGTGAAATCATACTGCGATTCGTATGATGCCGATGGCGAAGAAAAGTCATATGGAGTTGATAGTGAATATTGATATACCTTATGAGTACTCTGGTCAATAACATACCCTTTTGTACCATCATTGTTGAAATCAACGCCGTGTAGAAAACTGGCACCGTCACCTGCGACAGAAAATGACGAAGATAATGTAAACCCTGTTAGATCCCAAGGCGGATACACAACTGTTTCTGCACCAAATGGGGTTGACATAATTAACGGCATTGATTTTTCTCCAATTTTGACATATAATAGTATTTATAGTTGGCTAGACAATCGCTGCACGTTAAGTGTAGAGGAAGTTCAGGGCACGCCAGGAACCTGTAGGAGACGAAAGTCGCTTTACTGCTGATACCGAAAGGGGGCGTGCAACACAAACAGACCGAGCCAAGTTCCACGCTATGAGGTCGGGTTGTGGCAGCTACGGTGGGCGTATGGCCCACACGAGCCTGGAGAAATCCAGAGACGGATGATTGTCCTCGACAGAACCCTGGCTATAGGCCAACTATTTTCATAAATACCATATCATTTCAAGGAGGAAATATATGGCAAAGAAACGTGCACTTCTAGTAGGAATCAACTACCCTGGCACCACTTACTCACTACGTGGGTGTGTAAATGATGTCACGGCAATGAAAGATGTCTTAAAGAACCATTATGGTTTCACAGACATCACAATGCTAACCGACAACGCAGCAACTACCGCTGCAATCATTAAAGGCCTTCGAAATCTGGTTGCAAATGCTGCTCCAGGTGATGTCCTTTACTTTCACTACAGTGGACACGGTTCGCAGTTCCCTAACCAGCCAGGTGGTGATAATGAGCCAGACGGCATGGACGAAATCATTTGCCCTGTTGATCTAAACTGGGCTGACAAGATGATCCGTGACGATGACCTGCACCGCATCTTTGATACAGTTCCAGCTGGTGTTAACTTAACGGTTTCTCTTGATAGCTGCCACAGTGGTTCTGGTCTTGATCAAGCTAACCAATACCAGCCTCTTGCAACACGTCTTATCAAGAAGGTTCTCAGAAAGCCACATGCAAAGGGTGGTCGTTATCTTCCTCCACCAGCTCACGTTCAGACGCTTGTTGAAGATCGTGAATTAACTTTCAATAAGCCACGTGCAGTTGCTCGTGATCTTAATCAGACTGGTCTTTTGCTTTCTGGTTGTGAATCTGATCAAACCTCTGCTGATGCATACATTGGTGGCAAGTACATGGGTGCTTTTACCTACATGCTAGTTGATACTCTAAAGGCAAACGCTTATAACGTTGGTTATAAGAAGCTGGTTGAAGACATCAACAACAAGATGGTTAAGTATGGGTTCACACAGCGTCCAGAACTAAACGGCAGTGCCGCTCTGTTCACATATCGTTTCTTGCAGCCAATGGGTACTGCAGAGACTTCATCCGACTCCCAGTCGGAGGGCGACACGTCGAGCCTAAACGCAAACGAGTCAAACTCTGTACAAGATGCCGCAAGTCCAGAAAACACTGTCGCTGTTCCAGAGTCTGGAAGCGATTCTACTGGCGGCACGGCGGATGGAAACGGTGGAGACTCTGGGGGTGGCAATAAGCTGCTGTACGTAGCTGGTGCTATCCTTTTGATCGCCGTGGTTGCTTTCTTCGCAATGTCCTAAAAAGTTCAAATTTTTTCAATTTGTAATTATCTAGAAAACGGGGGATTTTTATCCCCCGTTGACTTTTTCCATCATTTTCCATAAAATATTTCTTGCCCGTTAAGGCGTTAGGCGTTGTTCTGCCGACCGACACGCTGGGTATTGAATCCTGCAGAATCGTATGAGTGGAGGCGAAAGCCATAGAAGCGTTTGAATACGAGGCGGCCGCGGCATTGCGGTTGAATATTTTATAGAGCGTAAGGCGGTGGTGGAATGTCCCACCACCTAAATTTCAAATACAGGTGTTGACTTTTGAGAGAACATCTGTATAGTAAGACGAATCAAGTGTAGAGAGTATTACTACAGAATTGCCGCATAGGGGCATAAACCTAGGTGACTAGGGGAAAGCAGGGGATCCAACTTAACCTGCACCTCTTCGGAGGTATTCCTATGCAAGCCTCACCTCCCTGGTGACAGGAGATCGTTGATAAGAGCGGCGGTCTTAACGGTGAAGTTAGTGTGTTAGGGAAAGAGCAGAATCTGACCTGCCGCCACGTGCGGGAACAGGGGATTCAAGAGAGGGCTGGTACCCCCTCCTAACCATACCAAGCTAACGAGTCGTAAGAGGTAAAGGGTAGTGACGGATAGTCCGAGACTGCAATCAAGGGCGTCGTCGCAGTTTGAAAGGTTGTCGGGTAAGTCCTGAGACCACTCATACAACGAGTGTAGGATAAATGCTTGCCCATCAGTCTTGAAGAACGGTCATATTTCCCGCAAGGAAAATAGACATGAGGTGTGTAGCATCTCGTGGGCCAAAAACTCACGAAACTACTGGCCGCACACATCTTGGTTGGTTGATATAGCTCAATGTAGAGCGTCTGTTTTAGGAACAGAAGGCTGTGGATTCAAACCCACTATCTTTAAACGAAAACGCAAAGTTGCGGCCGCACTGGTGTTAAAGAGGTTTAATTCTTTACACTACGGTGAATAAAGGTGTCCGAAGCTCGCAAGGCGGAAGGCATTTGTAGAAAGTCGCACGGTGGCCCGCAAGCCTTTACAGCCCGCAAGGTTGACGGTAGATAGACTGCAGAGTAGCATCAGTGGACAGTGGAACCGCCACCACTTTAAAAAGGCAACCTTGTTCGTAGACTCTGTTTGACGGAGTGGAAACGAAGGGAACCCTAGCTGTAGCAGGTGATGGGATAATCCTTCAAAGGTACGAATACTGACGGTGTATTCTCAGCCCGAAGACCATCTTGGTGTATTGATATGCAAAAGAAAAATCGTAACGTTAAAACAGTTGTAGCTCGTTTTATTCAAGAAAAGAAAATTCCAAACGACCTCAAAACCTGTCTGGCTTTGTTCTGGGCTCAATTTCAAACTAACAATCAAAAAGTTAAAGATGTTCGGTCGTGTAACGTTGAGCAGTTTGATCGTTCTTACAAAATGAACGTTTTAAAGGCTATGGCTGGAGTTGTATTAAAACGACCCACATATAGCGTCCGAAAAAGAAGACGAGAGGGGTTCAACGAACGGAGAGATAACCCAAACAAACTAACCACCCTAAAAGAACGTCAAATGTTCACGTTGAATGAGCACTGCTTTGTCTGTTCCAAAGAACCACATCACAGACATCACATTATACAATTACAACACGGTGGGCGTAATGTGCCTACCAACATTGTACACTTATGTCGTTCTTGTCATAGGGAAGTTCACAAGTAATTTGTTGCCTGTGTTTTATGAAGCATATATAATAACACCATAACTTAACAATGAGAATTTATAATGGCATCAGCAAAATTAAGGCACGACAAAGAAAGTTTTGAGTCCCTAATGCGTCGCTTCAAGCGTAACGTGGACAAAGACGGCATCATTCAAGAAGTTCGCAATCGTGAATTTTATGAGAAGCCAAGTGTGGTCCGCAAGCGTAACAAAGCCGCAGCAAAAAAGCGTAACCAGCGACGAGTACAGGAGGCAGCGGAAGCACTGCTACCACCAAGTCAGCGGGTTGGTAGTCGAGGAAAGAAGTAGTCACACCCTAATTAGTTTTACTGGCCACCAGTAAATACTCATATGAATTGGGCAAAAGTTCTGAGTATTTTTGGTGGTATCTCCGCTGTCGTTGCATTGGCAGGCACACTCATTGCTGGTTATAATACAATGGCCACCGATGATGAACTGCTTGCCACCAAACACGAGATTGTCGGCGAGCTGCGTCGTGAGGTTGTGAAGAATCGTGGCGTGATGATCTCCAACATGCAGCGAGAGGCCGATGACATCCTGTGGGACATGGAAAGCGTTGACCCCAATACAGATCTGCACAGGCATCTCGCCGAAAAGCACAGACAAATATCCAGACAGATAGAAGAGCTGAAAAATGGGAACACACCTTAAAATCTTCTTTCTTGCTTTATTCCTCAGCAGTTCGTCATTGGCCATGAACGCTCAACAGCCCCCAGTGCCCACAGTTCAGCAGCAGATTGAAATTCGTGAGGCAACAGAGTGTGAGCAAAAGGTGATGGACTACGAAAAGAAACTTGACGAGCACCCAAATTCACCATACTTCAAATTCATGCTCAGACTTTGGGAAAAACGTTGCCCTAATAGATAGATTGTAGTACACTCGTTCCCCATGAGTGAATTTTTTCTTACGAACCCCGAATCACCCCCTTCGCACAACCTGACGAAGAAACAAAACGGTTCGTTCGCTTATAAGGAGCAAGTTGAATCAGTCCTGATAAAATCGGGGGTTCCGCTTGAGAAGGCTCGTGTTGCCGTTATTGATCTTCGGAGTGAAGTATATAAGGGTATGCGGGACAAGCTAACGCCGTTGCAAACAGCAGCAGGCATGATAGAGGATGTGAGACGAATTTATAAATGTACTTCGTAACAACAATTTGCAACAACAGTCGATCCGACTACTTCCGAGACACAAGATGTTTTGGATATTACGAACACAGCCTGGATGCGATACGAGCTGTACTGCAAAATGCGTGCGACATACACGAATGTCTTTATACGCACGCTGTTGTTGAGAAGATTGGTCCTGGCATTCACCCAATGTCCGAAGCTGAGACTTGGTTTGAGTGGAACAGGGACGAGGAAAAATGGGAACTGTGCAAGAAGCCTGAATGGAGTGAAAGAGTAATCAATTGGGCACTAGGATAATTCGCCGTTAGCTCAGCCTGGCCAGAGCGGGTGCTTCTAAACCACTGTCTGCACGGGTTCGAATCCCGTACGGCGATCCAAATTTGAAACAAGCATATATACTTTTATGATGAACATGAAACCAAGAGATACAGGACCAGCAAACGCCGAACCCGGCGATACGGGTCCTATCGTGACTATGCCTCATACGTAGGTTACTTTCTTTACCCTGCCGTTCTGGTAGGTTTGTAGTCGAGGTCCTCCGTGACTTTGTTTACCGCTATTCACGTCGTAAACAAATTTCACATTAACCTAAGAGGACACTACAATGACTACGACAAATTCACAATTCGTTTCTAAAGAGCACTACATCGCTTTCCGTAAAGCATGGGCAGCCGCTGTCAATTCTGACAAGGCAAAAGAGCACACCGAAGTTCGTACTTCCACTTGGAAGGGTTCGGTCGAGGAGTATACCGTCACAGTTGATGGGTGGCTAACGTCCGCTCACCACGTGCTGTACAACATCCTTCGTGGTAAGCCATTCCACTACGGCTTCACAATGATCTCCAACGCTAACAAGCTACGCAACGGGACCAGTCCACAGCTGGGTCTTGAGCAAGCTGTTCGTGAACTGAAGCACATTCAGAAGTTGATCAAGGAGGAAGAGGAGCACACTGACCCTGTCAAGAACGAAGCACGTAAGAAGCGGTTGAGCGACCTATTCAGAAGAAAACCTGAAGTGGTGGACAAGCCTTTTTATGGGACTTCCATAATTGATGAATTCCTTGCACCATTTGATGGCACAATAGATCGTGCAATTCTCAAGGCCGTTAAGGTACCTACTGTCAAGCCAATGTACGTAACGTACGGCAAAGACAAGAAGGTTGTTGATAAGATGCTTGCTGATGGCAAGCCTGTTATCACATACGACGAACTGCAAGCACTTTATGAGGTGGCGTAATGAAACTTATCAAAGATGAACACGGTGACGAACAGCTCACGATCGAGAATGAAGACGATTACATGATCTTTGCTGAGGCTTTTGAGCGGTTGCAGCAAAAAGCAGCCCCAATTGCAACTGCAATCAACAAATTGCACGGTCGAGGAACGGTGGACCCTGATGAGATTTACATTGAGTATGGAAACCTTTACTTCGATTATGAGGAGGGATGTTGTGGTTGTTACGAAAGCCACAGTGAGCTCATTCCCACATCGTACCTTTTTGATCCCGAATGGATAGAGGACGCAAAAGCGACAATCGCAGCCAAAGAGGAAGAGGAGCGACAGAAGGCGGAGCGTAAGCGTCTCAAAGCTGAAGCTGACCGTAAAGAGCGAGAGTACAAACAGTACCTCAAACTCAAAGAGCAATATGAAGGAGGTTTCTAATGAACGAAGCAAAAGAAAGACTCGATACGTACCTCGAGATTCACGAAGAGCTCGTTGAGAAGTGCGAGGACTGGGTTGCAGAGCTTGGGTATGGTCGTCAGATTTGGGACCCTACAATTCAGGTGCACAATCACAAGTATCCTCCTTACATCACAATGACATACATGTACGAACAAGAGGGCAGTTGTGGAAGGTACGACACCGAAGGCTCTGAAAAAATTCCTTTGGCTGTGTTTTGGGATGATGAGCTCATTGGACGAGAAATCAAGAAACGCCGAGATGCTCAACTGAAGGCAATGCAAGAACGTGCCGAAAAGGAAAAGGTACAAGCAATGAAAGATAAAGCAAAGCGATATGAAATGTATCTTGATCTTTGCAAGGAGTTTGAAAATGAAGAAGACTGAACTTTTTACAGCGTGGCATGTGATGGATACCATCGACATGTGGGTATGGGATCGCTGGATTGATTGGCGTCTCACACAAGCAGGCATAGGTCGCCGGAACATAAACCACGAAGGCTGGGATGCTGTTGTGGATGGCGTACCAGCACATTACCGGTGGCGACCTCGTATCAGTGAAGGCGTGATGCATTTTGAGTGGGACGGTGGCACAGAGGACGTGCCACTCACTCAGTTCTATGACGATGAGAAGGATCAACCTGATCTTGTCATGTGGTGGCACACTGGTTACTATGATGGTCCGCTGAGTGGCATGGCTAAGTACAACGGCGAGTGGGTGTACTTCAATTGCATTGAAGAGACAGACGAGGGTGATCGTATTTTCGCTCTTCATGAACTCACCGAAGAACAAATCAAAGCCGAGATTGCACAGTATTTCGCTTTCCGTAAAGACGTGAGTGATTGGTGTGATCATCACCCTGAGATTATGGCCATTCCTCGTGAAGAGAGTACTCAGAAGCAAGTTGAGGAGTACTACAAAAATACCAACGAATGGCCAGATACAAAGCCAACATCGGGTAAAAAACTCGGTGAATTTCATTGGTATCAATTCAAATATTGGAGCCGCCCTCGTTGACAATTTCAAGAAAATCAAGGACAATGTCCAAGCCAATAAATACAGTAATAACTGTAATTAAAAGGAGTGTTTACCGATGGTTAATCTACCGCTAGTATTGAAACTTGATGTAAGTGGCCAGCCAGATGGATGGATCACATATCAGGATAGTGCCTACTATGCAGCCAAAGATCTGATTGCTTGGGCTATGGCCCCTGTTGCTTTCACTTTGCATGGTGGTACAAACGCTGCGACAGGTGAACAATCCACACTTACGATGAACACCATCATTGCTGTTCGTGGCGACGTGAAGCACAAGTACAAGAACATGAGCATGATCCCACCTCTGAACAACAAGGCGTTGTTCCGTCGTGACCGTAACATCTGTGCATACTGTGGCGATGAGTATCCAAATACTCAGCTAACACGTGATCATGTTGTTCCTCAGTGCCAGAATGGCCCTGACGTTTGGACTAACGTTGTAGCAGCTTGTGGACACTGTAACAAGCGGAAGGATGGTCGTACACCAGAAGAGGCTCACATGCCACTACTGTACGTACCATACGCTCCAAACCGTTACGAGTGGCTGATTCTTGAAAACCGAAGAATCCTTGCTGACCAGATGGAGTTCTTGCTCAAAAACGTTCCTGAGCATAGCCGTCTGCACCAGAGCTAAAGTATGGGCAACATCACACATCCTTTAGCTGTCAACACAAGCGTCCAATATCTCTCACCCCGCTGCCCATGCAGCGGGAAGAGATTCGCTATTGCTACTGGTAAGATCAAGTCGAGCCATCAAGTATCGGATGGCAAGTATTATTACGTTATAAAGGGAGAACGTAAAAACATACCACAGGACGGCATTCTGAAAGTACTAAGTACTTAATGATCCATAAAATCCTTGATCTTGTTTATTGGCCTGATGAACGACTTCATCAGCCTTGCAAACCCGTTACTGACTTTTCCGAATCTTTGGAGCGTCTGCATGGTGATATGATTGTCACCATGTACCATCGTTCCGGGGTTGGCCTCGCTGCACCTCAAGTTGGGCACAACATTCAAATGTTTGTCATGGTACTACCAGATGAGGATGAGACGCTATGCCTTGTTAATCCTGAAATCCTCGAACAGTCCGATGACCTCTTCTCTTGGCGTGAAGGATGCCTGTCTGTGCCAGGATACTTCGAGGAGCGTGATCGTCCGAAGCGGATCAAAGTTCGCTTTCAGGATGTTTTGGGTGAAATACATGAACGTGAATTCTCAGACCTGTGGGCATTTGCAATTCAACACGAAATGGATCACCTAAAGGGTAAAGTCTTTGTCGATGACCTTTCGCCTTTCAAAAAATCCCGAGTACAGAAAAAAATTGACAAAACCCTAAAAGTTATGGGTTGATTTCTTCCTATCGTTCCGTTATGCTGTAACCTGAACTTGTATGGAGATACAAAATGAAAAACATTGCAACTGCAATTAGTTCCCTTCTCGCACAGGCACGTGACGCCGGTGCAACTCCCGAACAGATCCACAACCTGCGTCAGGGCTTTCGGATGCAGTTTGATTGGAACCCAACCAAAAAGCGTGTTTCCTCTGCCAAGCGTAGACGTCTGCGTAAGATTCAGAAAGAGTCTCGTCGTCGCAATCGTGGCACTGGCAAGGGTGTTTCCAATCGCAAAGGTGCCCGTTGGAACAGAGCATGAGCTGGTGGAATCTTTTACCAGTTGGTGCTGCACTGTTGTTCGTTCTTGTGGCACAGTGGATTCACACATCCAATATGAAAGAGGACGACAATGAACACGAGTGATCGTATGAAAGAGCTTGGCTGGAGTGTTGTCGATACCACAATGACAATCCACGACGTTCCTTTCACAACCAATCCACAGGAAGTGGTGCCAACAGAACAAGAGCTAGAAGCAATGCGTGACGGGTTTGATGCATGGATGGAAGCACAAACCGGCACATTGGCAAAATGAACAATACCCTATCACAGTTTATCAAAACCTACCCAAACGTACTGACGGCTGACGAGTGTTTCCAACTCATCACTCACTTTGAGTCGAATGAGACTCACTGGGGACCAGTCGTTGGTAACGATGGCTCATTTGAGATCGATTTGGATCTCAAGAGGGCCAAACAACTCCGTATCAAACAAGACACGGATAAAGAGCTCGACGAGTTACTTTTCAACTCCGCCGGCAACATACTCGAGAAGTATGCCAACGCTATGGACGGATACTATCCACCAGCAACAGTTGACAGTGGCTATCAAATCCAAAAGTACGAGCCCTCTGAGGGATTCTATAACTGGCATATCGATACCAACGCTCCGTCGCTTTGCAACCGGGTAATCGTCATTATGTGGTACCTGAACACTGTCACGGATGGTGGCGAAACGGAGTTCTTGTGGGGCAAGAAAGTAAAACCAAAAGCTGGCAGTGCTCTGGTGTTTCCTTGTAACTGGATGTACCCACATCGGGCCAACATGCCTAAGAAAGTAGCCAAGTACATTGCAACCACTTGGATCGGATTCTAATAAAGAGAAGAATAATGAACCTAAAAGAATATACCAAACTCGCAGTACGAACTGAATCACGTCCCGAAGAGGTCAAGGTCAATCATCAGATGCTCGTTGATGTCCTTTACATCTTTACAGCATCTGGTCGCATGCTTGACCAGATCAAAAAACATGCTTTTTATGGAAAGGATTATTCCATTGAGAACTTCAGCACTGACTATGCAATGATTGAACGTGCTCTATATGATCTGCAAGGCGTACGTGTCAATGGCACAAGTGAGGAAATGGATGAAGAACCTATTAAGGAAATCAATCTACGTATTCTGCACGCCATCTTTGGCATCGGGACTGAGTCGGTTGAACTGTGTGAGGCTCTCTATAATGTTTTGACCGGCGGTGAGGTTGACTTAGTCAACCTAAGAGAGGAGAATGGCGACATTAATTGGTATCAGGCCATTTTCTACGATGCCATGGAAGAGTTGGGATTTGAAGGCCACTGGGAAGATGACCTCGAGACCAACATCAAGAAGTTGCAGGACAAACAGAAGGGCCGTTACAAAGACGGATTTACAGCAGAGGAAGCGATCAATCGTGACACCGATGCTGAGAAAGACATTCTAAACGAAGGACACAAGTGACATCCGACTCAAATAAGAGATGGGCAGATCCCACAGGAAGATTCGATTGGCACAAGCCGCTCGCTCTTCAATGGCACGAGTGGGACGAATGGAGAGAGGACATGCAGTCCAATTATCCCGTCCGTTACTTCTTTTATGAGAGCCTCCCTGACTTTTGGGACGACATTTGGAAGTATGGCATCCACAGATTCTTCAGTCGTCTTAAAGCAAAAATCTATCATCGTTTTCATCCCCGACACCGATATCACGTTGTCCGCACTCGCCTTAAACCTGGCTACTATGACCCAGATATTCGTATGTTCGAGGCAGTGTTCGCTTTACTCTGCGAGTTCGTTGAGAACAACAAGGCGTGGGATGTTGTAGATTGGGATTTTGATTTGCCCCACGCAACAGCGTGGAAAGAAATGATGGAACTAGTTCATTGGTATAAAGAAATTTATCCCAATCGTGAAAAGGAATTCGAAAAACAGCGTCCTGAACCTCGTATTAGTATGGACAGGTTTATGAACGATAAGTACAGAGAAGACCTCGATGTTGTTGCTTATCGCAAGTACTTGGACGATTTGATGAAAGAGGAAGAAAGGTGGCGAGAGGAAGACGAAGAGATGCTCGTACGAGCAATTAAATTGCGGCCATTTTTATGGTACGCTTAAGAGTTGAAATCATCTCACATTTGAAGTAAGGTTATTTACCAGCACACCATAATCCAATAGGAGTATAAGATTCATGAGTATTCTCGACAAATACAAAGAGCGGTTTGAGACCCACAAGCCAGAGGAAATGACAGTCATGGAGTATCTCGAACTCTGTAAGACTGATCCTATGGCTTATGCCACAGCATCCGAAAGAATGCTCAAGGCGATCGGTGAACCCAAGGTCATCGATACACGCAAAGACGAGCATCTGAGCCGTCTGTTCTCGAACCGCAAAATTCGTGTGTACCCTGCGTTCAGCGAATTCTATGGCATGGAAGAGGTTGTCGAGAAGATTGTCGCCTACTTCAAGCACGCCGCACAGGGCCTTGAAGAAAGCAAGCAGGTCCTTTATCTATTGGGTCCGGTCGGCGGTGGTAAGTCCTCACTGGCTGAACGCCTCAAGGCTCTGATCGAGCGAGTTCCTTTCTATGCTCTCAAGGCATACAACAAGGATCACAGCCGTTGGGAAATCTCCCCAATCTACGAAAACCCACTGGGCTTGTTCGACAAAGAGAGCGACGCCGACGAACTGCAGTCCGAATACGGCATTGCTTCACGTTATCTCGGCTCCATCCTTTCGCCTTGGGCTGTCAAGCGTCTCGAAGAGGCCGACGGTGACCTCACCCAGTTTAAGGTTGTGAAGGTTTGGCCTTCTGTTCTGAATCAGGTTGGTGTGACGAAAGTTGAGCCTGGTGATGAAAACAATCAGGATATCTCCGCTCTGGTTGGTAAGGTCAATATCCGTCTCCTTGAGGACTACGATCAGGACGATCCCGATGCATACAACTGGGCCGGTGGTCTGAACGTCACCACGCAGGGCATGATGGAGTTCGTGGAGATGTTCAAGGCTCCAATCAAGATGCTCCACCCAATGCTGACCGCCACACAGGAAGGTCACTACAACGGTACAGAGCAGTTCGGTGCCATTCCTTTCCAGGGTATTCTGCTTGCTCACTCGAACGAGTCGGAATGGACAACCTTCCGTAACAACAAGAACAACGAAGCGTTCTTGGATCGTGTTTACATCGTGAAGGTCCCATACACCCTTCGCTACAGCGAAGAGGTCAAGATCTACGAGAAGCTGCTGGCAAACAGTGAGCTGAGCGAAGCTGCATGTGCACCTGGCACTCTTGAGATGATGGCACAGTTCTCCGTTCTGTCCCGTCTGCATCAGCCAGAGAACAGCGTCTTCTACTCGAAGATGAAGATTTACAACGGCGAGTCCATGAAGGACAAAGATCCAAAGGCGAAGTCAATCACAGAGTACCGTGAGTTCGCAGGTGTTGATGAAGGCATGAGTGGCTTCTCCACTCGTCAGGCTTTCAAGATCATGTCGAAGGTCTTCAACTACGACAGCGACGAGGTTGCAGCCAACCCTGTTCACCTGATGTTCATCCTCGAGAAGCAGATCCAGCAGGAGCAGTATCCGAAGGAAATCGAAGAGCAGTGGATCAGCTTCATTCGTGGCATCCTGGCACCGAAGTACGCTGACTTCATCGGCGACGAGATCCAGAAGGCCTATCTGGAAGCGTACGACGAGTACGGACAGAATCTGTTCGAGCGTTACATCCAGTACGCTGACTTCTGGATTCAGGATCAGGATTATCGTGATCCCGATACAGGTGAAGCATTCGACCGTGAAGGTCTGAACGAATGGCTAGAAGGTGTCGAGAAGTCCGCTGGCATCGCCAATCCGAAAGACTTCCGTAACGAAGTTGTCCAGTACGTCCTACGTGCGAAGGCCAACAACGCCGGCAAGTCTCCTGCATGGACTTCCTATGAGAAGCTCCGTGAGGTCATCGAGAAGAAGATGTTCGCCAACACCGAAGAACTTCTGCCAGTCATTTCTTTCGGCAAGAAGGCTTCCAAGGACGAACAGCAGAAGCACGATGACTTCGTTAATCGTATGACTGAGAAGGGATACACCAAGAAGCAGGTTCGCTTGCTTGTTGAATGGTTCATGCGTTATCGTAAGCACAACTAAGTACTAGAGGCGGGGCCTCGAAAGAGGCCCCAAACTCTTCACTTACAACAACGGAGTTCAAATGGCTTACACGATAATCGACCGGACACAGAACCCAAAGCGTAGTTCTGGTAATCGTCAAAAATTCCTCAGACGTGTCAAGAATCAGGTAAAGGAACGTATCAAAGAGGCTATCGCTTCTGGAAGTATCGATGACCTTGTCAACGGCAACGGCAAAAAGATTAACATTCCTAAGAAGGATCTTGGACAGCCAACCTTCAACCACGGCAAGGGTGGTAAACGCGAAGGTGTTCATCCTGGCAACAAGAAATTCCAACAAGGCGAACGCATTGACCGTCCATCCGGTGGCAGTGGTAGTGGTAGTGGCGGTTCCAAAGATGGCGAAGGTCAGGACGAGTTCGAGTTCACCCTGACACAGAAAGAGTTCCTCGACATATTCTTCGAGGATTGTGAGCTGCCTGATCTCGAAAACAACACCATCAAGCAAACCGAAAACTTCGAAAACAAACGTGCTGGGTTCTCAGTAGATGGAACAGCGGCACAGTTGAACATTGAAAGGACAATGCGTCAGTCGAAGGGACGTCGCATTGGTCTAATGCGTAAGGGCAAGAAGAAGAAGTTGAAAGAACTAGAAGTAGAAGAGGCAACCCTTACAGTAAACATCGCTGACCTTGAATCACAAGGAAAGCCAGTTCCTCAAGACATGCGTGATGAACAGACTCGCCTTCGTGAGGAAATCAAGAAACTGAAGAGAAAGCTACGAGCCATTCCTTTTGTCGACGACACGGACCTTCGTTACAACCGTTGGGAAAGAGTTCCAGTTCCCACAACACAGGCTGTTATGTTCTGCATCATGGACGTATCAGGCAGTATGGGAGAATGGCACAAAGAGATGGCCAAACGATTCTTCATGCTGCTGTATCTGTTTTTGACTAGAAGCTATGAACGTGTAGAAGTTGTGTTCATTCGTCACCACACTGTGGCCGATGAAGTGGACGAAGAGACGTTCTTCTACGATCGGGAGACTGGTGGTACTATTGTGTCGTCAGCGTTGGATCTAACCAAAGAGATTATCGCTGAACGATTTGACCCAGCTGAGTGGAACATATACGCTTCACAGGCATCTGATGGTGACAACTGGTCAGACGATACGCATGTCGCAATCGATATTTTGAAGAGCGATCTGTTGCCAATCCTACGCTATTATGCGTATATTGAACTTGCGGAGAATCCAAACCGCCAGTCCGATTTGTGGCCCAAGTTTGAATCACTGCAGGCACAGCACAAGAACTTTAGAATGGAAAAGGTTACTGACGCTGCTGACATATACCCAGTATTCAAAGATTTGTTCCGTAAGAACTAAGAGGATTTAGAATGAGCGAAAACACCGAAAAGCGAGTTGAGCCGTTGGCGACAGGGGCGGAATGGAACTATGACCTGCTCGATGACTACTACAACGAGATCGCTCGTATAGGAACAGAAAAGCTCAAACTCAACGTGTATCCAAACCAGTTGGAGATTATCTCCGCTGAGCAGATGCTTGAGGCATACGCCACACACGCAATGCCGCTTTACTACGACCATTGGTCAACGGGCATGCAGTTTGTGGAAGAGATGGAACGGTACAAGCGTGGTCGTATGGGCCTGGCATATGAGGTTGTTATCAACTCCGATCCTTGCATTGCATACCTAATGGAAGAGAACACCATGCTGATGCAGATCCTTGTCATGGCTCACGCATCATTCGGCCACAACCACTTCTTCAAAAACAACTACATGTTCAAGCAGTGGACAGATGCCAGTTCGATCGTGGACTACCTGTCATTCGCCAAAAAGTACATTCGTGAATGCGAAGAGATGTACGGCGATGAAGAAGTCGAAGAGGTGTTGGATGCGTGCCATGCACTTCAATACTACGGAATCGATAAGTACAAACGTCCACCTCAACCGTCTGCTGCCCAAGAAAAGGCCGAAGCGGAGGAGCGTGCAAAATGGATTCAGTCCCAGATCAATGAAGTCTGGATGACGACTGTTCCGAACACCGAGCCTGAACAAGCTACAGATTCAGGTCCTGCGTTCCCTGATGACAGCGTGGAGAACCTTCTATACTTCATCGAAAAGAGTGCTCCAAACCTTCCTCAGTGGAAGCGTGAAATCATCCGCATTGTCCGCAAGCTGAGCCAGTACTTCTATCCGCAAATGCAGACGCAGCTGATGAACGAAGGGTTTGCGACTTTCATCCACTACACCATTCTCAACGAGTTGTATGATGAAGGTCTGATCGGTGATGGCTACATGATGGAGTTCCTCGAGAGCCACACAAACGTCACATTCCAGCCTGGTTACGACTCGAAGTGGTACAGCGGCATTAACGTATATGCTCTCGGTTTTGCTATGTACCAAGATATCAAGCGAATCAGCATGGAGCCCACCCAAGAAGACCTTGACTGGTTCAAGCATAAGGATTGGGTCGGCAATGGCAAATGGCTTGACAACATTCTGTGGGCCGCTGCAAACTTCAAAGATGACAGCTTCGTTCTCGAGTTCCTGTCACCAAAAGTAATCCGTGACTTCCATCTGTTTTCAGTTCTTGATGACGACCAAGATCCAAAGCTTGAAATCTCCGCCATCCACAACTACGACGGGTACAGACACATCCGCTCTGCTCTTTCCAACCAGTACAATCGTGGAACGAACGTACCTGAGATCCAGGTGAAAAGGGGTGGTGTTGACAGATGGGGCGATCGTTCGATGACTCTACAGCACATTATCCGTGATCGTCGTCCGCTCGATCAGGACTCTGCTCAGGAGACGTTGAAGCACGCTCGAGTGCTGTGGGGATACGACGTCAAATTAGAGAGCACGGACGCCACAGGAAAAACCTGGGCATTATACGAACTTACGGACGAGCGTTCCTCGCTTGACGTCTTCATCGACGATGATGCATAAATACTTTTAGGGAAGCAATTGCTTCCCTAAAGTTATAAGAAGACAATTACTCACACAGAGGTAACAGGAGTTCCTGCGGATGTTGGTGGTGCGTGGCATCACAAATGAGGGTAAGAAGTTTCGCCCAAGCGATTGGGCTGAAATGCTGGTTGGGCACTATACTCACGCTTGCACACACCTCGCTTTCGCAACGGACGCTCATTCAATCGAAGAACGTAAAGCGTGCATTTCAATTTCCCGATACATCACCATTTGCTGCACACCTCACTATTGCGAGGTGCATGTCAATTCAGAACTGAAAGATATCCATCCTTTGGCCTATCAGCACGTCAGATCGTTTGCCATCTTAAACAATCTACAATTTACGGAACCAGAACTAGGGGGTGATTTTAACGAAGAACAGATTGTGTAGTATGTAATACAAACACGGACAGGACGTCCATAACAACCAAAACAAGGGAGAGCGTCTCCTATGGCTAGAAAGTCAAGACAACGCAAGACACAATCCAAACTACGTGAAGAAATCAGATTTCTAAACGACATAAACATCAACAATACGAAAGCAATGGAGGAAGGACCTATTAAGAAGAAATGGACTCTTCATGATTTGAAGACAATTCGACCAATGTCACCAACGCAGGAAGATATGTTCCATGCGTTCTACAACGGGGAAGATATCTGTGCACACGGCACTGCCGGTACAGGTAAAACTTTCCTAGCATTATATCTAGCATTCCAAGAAGTTCTTGATCAGCGAACAGAAGCTACTCACATTATCATCGTGCGTTCCAATGTTGCGACACGAGATGTCGGACACTTACCTGGCACACTAGATGAGAAAATGTCTGAGTATGAAGCTCCTTATCGCGAGATCTGTGCTGAACTATTTGATCGCCCATCCACATACAGAGATATGAAAGACGCAGGTTTGATTTCGTTTATGCCTACTTCCTTCATTCGTGGTCTGACTTGGAACAATGCCGTTGTTATTGTTGAGGAAGGACAGAATATGAACTTTCATGAAATTGACTCTGTCATGACTCGTGTGGGACACAATTCACGTGTTATCTATACAGGTGACATCCCACAGGCAGATTTGCCTCACAGCGGTCGTGATAAGAGCGGCATGAAAGTACTGATTGATGTGATGAAGGATCTACCAAACTTCGAAAGTATCCAGTTTACAAAGCATGATATTGTACGAGGTGATTTTTGTAAGAGGTGGATCATTGCTACAGAACATCTAGCAGATCTAAAATAAACAACAACCCTGGAGACCAAAAGGCCGCTTTAAGCGGCCTTTTATTATAGTTTGTCGTCGGTTAATATCTTGATAAGAATATCCATCATCTTATCGAGTTTCTTTTCAAACATCTCATGATCCTGATCATCACGTGCTTGATGGTCGCTCATTGCGGCACGAACTGCTTCCAATTTAGACACAGTCAACCGCACATCACCTTCAATGACGATAACCCGATCCTTGACCTCTGAAATACGCTCATGAGCCAATTGCACCTGCCCTTCCAAATAAGGTACTCCGGCCTCAGCTGGTTTCTCTTGTCGTTCTTGTTTTGCTGTCTGCGTTGGACGTACTTTAAGTAAGTACCCAAAAAGACCCAAAACAATGGTTACAACAGACCCAACTATAGCAATTGCCTCAGGAATAGTTATTACAAAACTTTCCAAAACAGTTTCTCCCTCTACTGCGTGTACTGTTATCTTTGGCGGCTTGCGATTTTTAGATCTACAATCGTACCAATTTCTTTTAACAACTCTTGCTTTCTTGTCTTTCGGTAGGCCACCAATTCGGCCATTTCGTCCGTCAGAGACGATTCAACTTCTCGAACTATTGCTGCACAATATTCCTTTCCATTAAAATCGACGGTTGAAATTGAAATTGAAATTGGAAACTTGCTTCCATCGTGACGTGTTCCAATTGCTTTTACTTTTGTCTCTTTACGGGGTTGATGAGGCATGATTGTAGCGACATCCTTGCCTAGTATTTCATCAGCCTTCCAGCCAAATAGTCGCTCCGCACCGGCATTGAATAGAACGATGGCCTTATGGTCACATTCTACGCAAACGATCGCTTCCTCAGTTTGACTTACTAGTTTTGCTAAAAGCTCAGTCACGTCACCTTTAACGTTGGTTTTACACACCTTTGTGGCCATAATATGATTTAACCTCTATAACAGATGTTTAAGTTGCAATTAGGAGAATACACCAGATATCCTCCATACCTCAGCGTATTTACAAAATTTCGGAAAAGTCCTTCAATATTTGGTCAATATTGCATGGAGTGGCTCGTATTTACGCTTGACACGCCGTTCCTCTTTGGGTATAGTGTAGAAAAGCAAATTTAAGGAGATTCCCGTGCGCGCATACTACTTCGGCAATATGTATTTGTCGTCTATCCAACAGGGCATTCAGGCTGCCCATGCCACTCACGAACTATTCACCAAATACATGCCTGGTTTCAACGACGATCCCAGTGGCGAATTCGAAGTACTAGATGAATGGGCACGTGAGCACAAAACAATGGTTTTGCTCAATGGCGGCTATATGGAAACCATTCAAGAGTTAATGGAATTCTTCGACACGGACGAAAATCCGTATCCGTGGGCACCATTCTACGAGGGCGACGATTCACTCGGCGGTATATTAACGACGCTCAGTATCGTCTTGCCTGAGGAAATCTACCTGATCGCCAAAGGCATCCGCAGTGAACGTCCTCGTCGTGATGGCACTCGGACAATCCGGCAGATGTTGGAAGAAGAAGGGAACATTGTTGTCGGCCCAGACAACAACTTGGGGTTCAATGTTCAGGAGCAAACAATGTTTGCTATCTCCAAATGGGAGTACGATCTGATGAATCGTCTCAATCAATTCGGACTTGCGAGGTAATTATGACTCAGATGCAGAAATACATTGGTGTAGCAGTGGCCGTTGTTGTGATAATGGCCCTGTGGTCTTTGGCCGATATCTATCTTTTCGAGGATGGGTCAATTCTAACATCAAGCACGCGCTCAAGCGATGTCGTCACTCGGCTTGAAGCCCAAGGCGAAGACTTGCGTGTATACGAATTCACACCGGAAACATCGCCACACAAACAGTGCGTGTTTGTTGCCGGCAACGAAGGCAAAGGTGGTCTATTCTGTTTCAACAAAGAGACGCCAGTCGATCCAACACTAACGAGGTAACCATGAGCAGACAGTCATTACATGCAAGTGAGGTACACTCTGCAAAGAACATGGTGGAACTTGCTCTACGTAATATTTCACCAAACACTGAGGAGACGACCTACATCCAGAACCAAGATGTTCAAGCAACCATTGCCCTGTTACGAGAAGCTGCCGTACAATTGGAAGAGAAGATGACTTCCGACGAGGGTAGCGACAACTGGTTTTGGACAGCCATCCACCAAAAGAATTGAAATGGACAAAACAGCACTCGGCAACAGAATGAAGACCTACGAGGCGACAACGCAGTCTAAACTGCTGCGTCGTACACCCGTTATCATTCGTGTGGACGGTAAAGCGTTCCATACATGGACCAAAAAGATCAACGACGCCATTGACCCGTCCTTGGTTGCAACCCCCTTTAGTGTGAAGCTGCACGAGACTATGACAGTCACCGCTCGTGGTATGTGTGCCCACATGCAGAACGCTGAACTTGCATACACACAGTCCGATGAGATCTCGATCCTTCTTCGTGATTGGGACAAGCATGAGACGGAGCAGTGGTTTGATGCCAAGGTACAGAAAATTGTTTCCGTTGCTGCCGCCATGGCCACGGGTTTCTTCAACTATCATCTCTACCACAAATTTCAGGAGATGGAGCCAAGTTGGTTTGGGGATATTCCACTATTCGATGCCCGTGTGTTCAACTTGCCGAAAGAGGAGGTGGCAAACTACTTCATCTGGCGGCAACAGGATGCGTCTCGCAACAGTGTGCAGATGCTCGGTCGGCACTTTTTCTCAGCCAAACAAATGCACGGCAAGAGTAACAGCGATGTGCAGGATATGTTGATGGCTATGGACACTCCGGTTAACTGGAATGATCTGCCAACGTGGATGAAGCGTGGTAGCTGTATCATTCCAAACCCGAACTCGTTCGATTCATCTGCCGCTTATGTTAAGGATGAGGACATCCCCATCTTTACACAGGACCGCAACTATATAGAGCGGTACCTCATGCCAGAGGAAGATTTACTCGCTGAACAAGGCCAAAGTCTTGTTAAGAAGGGTGGCCCTATAGACGTTGACCAGTATAAGAAGAAGTAAAATGAAAGACGAGAGAACATGCAGAGAGGTCGTCATTTACAGAATTGAGTCGTATGTTGATGGAATTTCATTCTACGATCCAACCGACAAACGTGCATACGATTACGATAACATGACAAACGCCGACCTCGTCCGAGCGTTTGAACTTTTAGTATTCGACTATGTTCGTATTCGAAACAGGGCACGAGCCGATCAGGACCAAGCAGACAGGTACAGACGATGAAAGCACAACTTTATGAAGAGATCCTTTCCCTTTTCGCACTAACCCGAGAGCTCGAAGAGGGCCACCCTCTTGTGCTGAACGTGAAACTGGCCGAAGAGTTCGGTGAGTTCAGTGAGTCAGTGCTTCACCATCTTGGGTATTTGCAACACAAAGAAGTAAAGGAAGATCCGATCCACGAGGCGGCCGATATGATCAACGTTATTATCGGTTGTTTGACGCAACTGTATCCCGACAAGTCGCCATACGATTTGGTTGAGGACTTGCACGTTGCAATTTCTGAGAAGGGCGACAAATATGAGCGAATCCTCAGAAACCAACAGTAAGAAATACGTCTACGACAACGTGGAAGTTGTTATGACTGGTCGCACTGCGAAAAAAGAACGCAGAACGACTACACGGCGTACAGCTGCCGCTCCAAGCGTACTGTATGAAATTACTCCCGCTAACCTAGAAAGTGGTAGCTGGAAGAAGTGGGTTAAAATGTCTGACCTTTATGAGATTGTAGGTGACTAATGGCTATCATCGTTTCCAAACAAATATACATTGGCTTTCAGAAAAGACACGAAGGCGAATCGTGGAACACTCCTAAAAAGGACTGCAAGGAAGTGTTACTTGGGTTTGCTACGTACTATGAAGAAAACGCAAAGTTCGAAAAGCGTAAAGAAACGATCGACTCCTGGGCCAGTGGTCGCTATTGGCAAAAGATTGATGCACTGCCTTCCAAGATTATCGACAACGATCTGTTAGGAGGATTCCAGATCGCTCGTGAGGTTCGGCGGGATGCTAGTTGGGGCGGTGGTAATGTTGTTTGGCGTATCGAAGACCCTCGTGGCTTTGAACTTGAGATCAGCTCTGCCAACATGGCCGCTATTATGGACTGCTCCACAATTGTCAATGGCGAAATCCAAGGCAAGTGCAAGTGGGGATGGAACACAACTGGTGGCAGCAAAGTCGTTCTGCTTCCCGAACACTCCGAACCGTATCAGCAGGCAATAGAGGACACCAAACGGCACAACAGCAATGTGTCCATAAAGGAAGTTAGCCTTGGTGATCAGGTCGAGCTCAAAAACGGTACCGTTGGTACGTACCTTGGCTATCATCACTTTCTAAGGACCGATTGGAGTTCCGGTGATTATGATCGATACGATTATCAGCGGAACCTTCGTGTCCTTACAAAGAGCAAAAAGAAGAACCACTTCTTTCGCATGCCTGGCAACCATCGTATCCTGATGGTACCGTCACCAAAGTTGGCTAAGATTGTTGCAAGGGCTAAAAAAGAAATCACTCTCGAAGAGGGAGCTGCACGTATCAACAAGGCACTGCGTAGCCGATATAGAGTGGACACACTGACACGAGACGGTGAGCCCGTCATCTTTGTTTCACCGAAACCGATTAAGGATGACGACTATCGCACCGTTCTACAGCCAGTTACGTATACTGTGCTCCAAGAGTTGATTGACGACAACGTTACGTACAATTCTCCAACCATACCAGAGCACGAGAATATCATACTGACCTTCACCAATGAAAGCACGTGGATGATCGAGCATGCCCGCCCTCAAGGCATACTCGATCTCCAGGAAGTGTACCGTGTTAAACTTCTCAATGGACAACGAGAAACCAAACTGAAAGAACAGTTGCCAACCCAGAGCCAACGTTTCTCTTACGGTGCTCGCTCTTGGCAAGTTCGCAGCGAGCAAAAGATCAATATTAAGGACCTTGAACATCGGGCAGTTGCCCACCAGGTATTGATCGAATATAACAACGAAAGATATCCAACTCGATACTAGAGGTAATAATGAATAACGAGAAATCCCACGACTGGCAGTATCTGAATCTTGTAAATGACGTCGTCAACAATGGCGTCCGCAAAGAGAATCGCACAGGCATGGACACCTTCGCTGTGTTCTCTCGACAGATGCGGTTCGATCTGAGTGATGGTACGATCCCATTGCTTACCACCAAAAAGATGCACACCCGTAGCATCATCCACGAGCTGCTGTGGTACATCATGGGCGATTCAAACATCAAGTACCTACAAGACAACGGTGTACGAATCTGGAACGAGTGGGCCGACGAGAACGGTGATCTTGGTCCCGTGTACGGTGCCCAGTGGCGAGACTGGGGTGGAAAGGACGAATACCAGCTTGATCCAGAAACTTACGAAAGCAAGCTCGTTGGACACAAAAAGGGAATCGACCAGCTCGCTATGCTGATCGACAAGCTTCGCAACAACCCAATGGATCGTCGCTTGATCATCAGTGCGTGGAATGTTGCTGAACTGCCTAACATGGCACTTCCTCCTTGTCACTATGCGTTCCAGTTTTACACTCGTCCGCTGACTCGCACAGAGCGTATCGGATACGATGGCAACCTTCACCTCGATGCGACGCACGAAATCTTCGATAATCGTGGCGTGCCGAAATATGAACTATCCCTGATGCTCAACCAGCGTTCTTGTGACGTCGGACTTGGTGTTCCATTCAACATTGTGCAGTACAGTATTTTCTTGCACATGATTGCTCAAGTCGTAAATATGGTTCCAGGGGAATTCATTTGGAATGGTGGTGATGTGCACATTTACGAAAACCACTTCGGTCCACTTGTTCAACAGTTGACTCGTGACCCATATCCATCACCATATCTCAAGTTGAACCCCGACGTCAAGGAGATCACGGATTTCACTTTCGAAGATTTCGAAATCGTTAAATACGAGTGTCATCCTTTACTGAAAATGGAGGTGTCGGTGTGAAGAAAATCAAAGTAGTTCAAAAGAGTGTCAATAGCAAAGCACTTTTCAACGAGATCAACGATGCAATTTACGATGCCATAGGATCGTTCGGCGTCAAATGGACCAGCGAGAGCCACCGTGAGTCTTTCGTCGAAGTTATCGAAGACTACCTTCTCGAAATTGAGGAGAGTGGTAAAATCGAACAGCCAAAAGTTATTTGTGACAAGAGAAACAACAGATCGTTTTCCAACCTCGCAAAAGAGTATCTGTTCGAAGTATATTACAAACAGCCAGGATGTTTGAATACAACCGTGATCGAGTATCACATTCTTAATCGAAAAACAAGGGACTGATGAGAAGAGAAAACAAAAAATTAAAGCCAAGCAACGATGTATGTCATTGTGAGTGCCACACAGACCCTGAGGTAAAACATCCCATTCCGTGTTGCTTTGAGTGTCCGAAGTGTCACGAGAATATTGTCTCGCACGTTTACAATGCTCACGTTGAGTGTTGCAGCCGCTCTGATATTCTACGTAAACGTCGTGCAGAGCAGGCACAAAAGAAAGTTGATGACATTCCACAACCAAACGTAGAACCGAAAAAGAAACGTAAAGAACGACTTGTCGATCGTCCAACGTTGCCAGGCTCCACACGATCAAGGTATAGGAAAAGATGATATTTGTTAATGGTCGGCCACAAGAACCTCGTCTCATGGGCGTCGGTCCTATCCAGAAGCCCCTCAACATCATTGTTGGTGTTGACAAAGCTGGTGGGTTCGGCAAAGACGGAAAAATTCCGTGGCACTTTCCTGAGGACCTCAAACACTTTAAAGAAGTCACAAAGGACAGCATTTGTATCATGGGTCGTAAGACGTATGAGGATATGCTCGAGATGGTGAAGGCCCGACAAAAGAAAAAGAGGAAGGTTAGCAAGATTCTCCCTAGTCGCCACTGCATTGTTCTGACACGGCAGGAGAACTACAAAGCAGAAGGGGCCGATGTTGCTTCATCTTTGATCCAGGCCATCGCCGATCTTCCAGAAGATGACAAGCGGCCGATATTCGTGATCGGTGGTGAGAAACTATTTGTTGAGTCGCTGCCCTTTGTACACACGGTATACATGACAATAGTGAATGACTATTACGACTGTGATAGATTCTTCCCGCTCGAATACCTAACCAAGAAATTCCGAATCGCCGAAGGTAAAACCAACGATGACGAAAAACTGATGTTTATGAAGTATCAGAGGACCACAAAATGAGGTTACAAGAACTAATGGAAAAGAAGGAAGCAGGGACATACGCTGGATACAAGTACGACAAAGATGGCGTAGCACTGCTCAGCAAATATGCCAAAGACAACAACCTTCCTAATCCACTTGACCCTGAAAAGGTTCATACAACGCTTCTGTACAGTAGAAAGCCTTGCCCCGATTATGAGGCATTGGGTCAGCTGGACAAGCCTATCAAATGCAAGGTTGGCAAAATGGAAGTCTGGCCAACACAGTCCAAAAAGAACGCCCTGGTGGTTAAGCTCGATGCCCCTGAAATGAACAAGCGTCACAAAGAACTCATGGATGAACACGAGGCTACATATGATTTTGACGAGTACAAACCGCATATCACATTGTCTTACGACATTGGCGATTTGGACATCGCAGAACTCCCTGACATCCGAGATACCATCAAAGAAATCGATGCAGTCGAGGAATATCAGGAGGAACTGCAAGACGAGTGGAACAAATAAGGGGAATATCATGCGTAAATCGATTCTCGCAGCATTTTTGACTATGGGCCTTATGACCTCCGCCCACGCCTACACGATGTTCTATCTGAGCGATTCAATTCGCTGGACACAGGCACACTCCCACGTCGGTGATTTCCCAAAGGAACAGATAGATGAGTGTAACCATGTTGTTGCAACAGGAGCAACAGCCTTTGACCTTCGTGATAAGGGCAAAACCCGTAGCGAAGCACTGGCTGAGCTGAATGCCTCAGTAGAAACAGCCAGAAGCCAGGGTCATCACCTGCTCCAAGCGACGTATCTCGAACTTTCCCGTATGTTTTACACGGTTTATCGTCACCCCAAGATGGATCTCGACCATTTTTACGTGCAATTTTTCTCCGAATGTATGTCTCAGGGTAGCTTCGTCTATACATCTCCCTAATTAGTTTTTGTTGTCTTATCAAGCGTCTCTCAGTATAATCTGAGGTGTGGCATTTAGACAATAAATACCACTGCTATCGATGATAGAAATTGGAAGCGTTGCGGACATGGGTTCGACTCCCATCTTCTCCACTAAAACAAGTAGTTATTGGGGATGACACGGCATTCGACGGGGCGAATAAGAGGACAGGAGATAGCCGAGAGGTGACTGGCGTAACCAGCACAAAACTTTAGTTGCAAACGATGACAACTACTATGAGGACCTTCGCCTAGCAGCGTAAGCCTCATCGGGGTTTTATAGAGGAGCCTTTTCCTTGTTACCAAATAAAGGCTCCCATTTATAACAATAATAAGGGAGAACGTGAGATGTCCGTATTAAGTCTTGCCGTAGGTGTAGTTGTTGGTGCCTACGTTGGTTGGAACTTCCCACAGCCTGAGCTTGCAAAGAGACTACAGGTTAAGGCCATAGAACTATTTCTAGTTGCTAAGGCAAAAGTCGCAGAACTGCTCCACAAAGAAAAATAAAACATGAGCAAAACGAAGAAGGTTGCGACAGAGGAAGAAGAGTACGAATACGAATCTGGTGGTGATGATTCAGAGAAAGAACCTGCGGTTCAATTCTACGAGGCTCCTCTTGCAGGGAAACAATACCACTTCTATATAAGCGATTCAATTGGTGCTCCAAAAGATTACGTCGAGATGATTCAGCGTATCAAGGCCGCTGGTCCTCATGATGTCATCTACATCTACTTAAACACTCCTGGTGGTTACATTAGCACAGGCATTCAGATCATCAGTGCGATGAAGATGAGCCAAGGCCATGTTGTCACAGTGCTGGAAGGTGAGGTATGCTCTTTAGGTACACTACTATTCCTTCACGGTGATGAAATGGTAGTTAATGACCACTGTCTGTTTATGATCCACAACCATAGTGGTGGTGCTTATGGCAAAGGCCATGAGTATCTTGCTTCGGCAACCGCAACAGCTCGGTGGTATGCAGAACTGGCTAGAGATACGTATTTGGGTTTCATGACGGAAGAAGAGATCAATCGTATGTTGGCTGGTGAAGATTTCTGGATGACTTCGTCAGAGGTTCGTGAACGACTACAGTTGTTTGTGAAACATCTCGAAGCAGAGCAGAAAGCCAAAGAGGCTGAAAAGGAAGCAGCTAAACAACCACAGCCAAGGAAAAAGCGAGCATCTAAAAAGAAAGCTGCCAAGTGAAAGTAATCAATTTGTTCGGTGGGCCTGGATCAGGTAAAAGCACTACTGCCGCAGGCCTTTTCTACTTCATGAAAATGCGTCACCAGAGTGTCGATTTGGTGACAGAATACGCAAAGGAACTTGTTTGGGAAGGTCGTCTTCAAGAGATGCTCGACAAACAAGAAGACATCTTTGTAGAACAACAGAAGCGAATCCGTCGGTTGCGTAACAATGTTGACTACGCAATCGTAGATAGTCCAATCTTGTTCTCCTACATCTATCCAAAGATGAACGAACAGCAAAGGGGTGTCAGTCCTTGGCCTGCTCTTGATGCTTTCCTTGATTTTGTTGTAGCTGTCAATGACACCTACGACAACATCAACATCTTCCTTGAACGTCCTACTCACTTTGAAACAAATGGGCGTGATCACAACTTGGAAGAGTCACAAGCGATCGATGAGGCTATTAAGAATAGCCTGAGAGAGTTGGGTCAGGAGTTCATCACAGTACCCACAAACGAACACACAATGACCCTACTGCTTGACCTATTTAAAGACAGTTTCGAACCCTTTTAAAATTGGGAATTTGACTTTTAGTCTTAAATTCAGTATAGTAGCTGCATGGCGAAATTGAATAAGTTTCAAGAACGTACTCTTGAACATGCTTTGATGTATGCAACCGAAAGAGGTTGGCATGTCTTACCTGTTAGCAAGAACAAACGTCCTCTGATCCAACAATGGTCGAAGAACGCATCTGTCGATGAACGACAGATCGTTAAGTGGTGGATGGAATTTCCGTCTGCTAACGTCGGCATCCTCACCGGACCAGAAAGTGGTTTCTGGGTCTGCGACATTGACATGCGTGATGCGACTGAGGAAAAGGATGAAGTTAATGGGTTGGAGAGTCTCTCTAACTTTTTCGGTGAAGATTTCGTCTTCAATATTAAAAAGTATCTCGCTGGCAAAACGCCGACTGGCGGTATCCATTTGCTATTCCAATGGGATGACGATTACCAAGTAAAGACCACCTCCAATATTCTACCTGGTATCGACACGCGTGGTGCGGGTGGACAGATCATCGTTGCACCCTCCTCTCGTAATATCAACGGTGAGTGGTTAGAGTATCGTTGGAACGATATTGACCTACCCATATCTCCAATGCAGCCTTGGACATACAAGCTTGTCGAGATGGTTGGACAAAAGGACGACGGACGGTTAAACTTAGAGTCCGTTATCAGCGGCATGACGGAAGGTCAGCGTGACGAGCAACTGAATAAATTCGCTTGGTTCCTAAAAGGTCGGGGCATCAGTTATGAACTGGCTGTTGGCTTTATGATGACTGCTGCCGAACGATGTACACCTGCCTTCGACCCAATCATTGCAAAAGAAAAAGTTGATCGGGCATATACAACTGTGGAAAGTGATGCTCCGAAAAGTAGCTTCCGAGAGACGCTGCTGAAACACTTAGATGGAAAGAAATAATGGCACGAAAAAAAGAATATACAGGAAAAGACATTCAGGTTCTGAGCGATCAGGAGCACGTGCGACTTCGTACTCAGATATACTTGGGGAACATGCACCCCACCCCTTATCAGATTCCCATTTTCGAGGATGGACAGTTTCGAGTTGAAGAAGTAACCTTCATCCCTGCCGTCTACAAAGCAATCGGTGAGATCCTTGACAACAGTGTTGATGAGTTTGCTCACATTGATATCAAAAATAAGCAGCTCACAATTGAAGCCAATCCGCTGCTTGGTGAGTATCTCATTGCCGATAACGGCCGTGGCATTCCAATTGATAAACACGAGACAGGCAAGTACACACCAGAAGTAGCACTTGCCTCGTTGCGTTCAGGACGTAACTTTTCTGACGATAAAGAGGCTGGTGTCATTGGACAGAACGGTGTCGGTTCAGCTTGTACAAACTTCTGTTCGGTTGACTTCCATGTTAAAATCAACCGCAGTGGCAAGTGTTATCAGCAGTCGTTCAGTAACGGTGCTTCGAAGATCAGCAAGCCATCTATCCGCAAGGGACCAGCAAAGACTGGTACCGAAATCACATTCACCCTCGACCCTGAAGTATTCAGTGACATTACTCTGCCTGACAACTTGATGCGGAATCGTGCTGTTGAAATTGCCATGACCAATCCTGGCGTAGGCGTTTCATACAACAAACAGAGGTACAAGTACAATAAAGGCATGGAAGAAATGGTCAAGAAGATCATCAAGAACAACGTACTTGGTGAAGGCTCGTACTACAAGTTTCAAGCAGGCGATATGGAGTTCTATGTTGTATTTGGTGTAAACTCTTCTGTGGATGAACAGGTATTCACTTGGGTGAACAGTTCGCTTCTGTTTGATGGCGGCTTGTGTAACACTCAGTTCATGAATGCCTTTATTGATAAGGCTATCAAACACCTACAGCCTCAGGCCAAAAAGGAGAAGGCCGAGGTAACCAAGAATGACGTACGTGAAGGGCTGCTTGTATTTGGCAACCTTCGTATTGCTAATCCCGAATATGATGCACAGAGCAAAACTCGCCTAACTGGCCCAAACCTTCGCACTGATATGCAAAAGATGGTCGAAGACGCTTGGCGTTCTTTCTCCCGACAGCAAAAGGGATGGCTTGAACAAGTGCTCGAACGTGCAATGATTCGTCACCACTCAAAAGCGAACGCCAAAGCAATCAAAGAACACTCAAAGGGTCTCAAGAAGAAAGTAGCGGGCCTCACTGATGCAACACACAAGAATCGTGCTCTGACACAATTGCTCATTACTGAAGGTCTATCCGCTGCCAGCATGATCACTGAGGCACGAGATCCAAAGACAACTGCTTCGTTTCCTCTCACTGGTAAGATCAACAACGTGTATGGTTGCACTCCTGCACAGTTGCTAAAGATGGGCAAAATTACGAACTTACTCGCTGCAATTGGTCTCATTCCTGGCAGGAAGGCATTGCGTAGTGAACTACGTTTTGGCAAGATCGTTATCGCAACTGACGCTGACGTTGACGGTGGTGATATCTTTACACTGCTTGTCAACCTATTCTATCAATGGCCTGAGCTGTTCGACAAAAATTACGATCCAATCGTGTACCGATTGGTTGCTCCAAACGTGTGCCTTGTCAAAGGCAAACAACGAATTCATTTTGCCACTCGTAAAGAATATGAAAAACAAAAGGGCAAGTATCGTGGTTACGAAGTCCGTTACTACAAAGGACTTGGTAGCATGGTGAAGGAAGACTGGGAGATGATTCTGTCCGGTAAGACTGATACTCTCGTTCCAGTTATAGATGATGGTAACATGGCAGCAACGCTAAAACTTCTATTCGGACCGGACAGTGATGTTCGGAAAAGGTGGTTACAAGATGATTAACGATGATATTATGAGACACTTCGAATTACTGAACAACATTCAGGCAAAGACCCGGCTGTTGTCTGGGATGATCGCAGCGGCAAAGGAAGACGAAGATGTCCTTTTGACACCAAAGCAGGTTACGGAGTTGATCATTTTGATTGGCGAGCTAACTCTTGCCAATACCGGTAACACTCAAATGTTAATGGAGCGTCCAAGGCCATTCTAATGTCCGAGATTGATTGCCTACATCAGTTGTACATCGAGGACCTCACCAAGATCGTGAACTACGGTGGAGGTCCTCGTCCTCGTGTTCGACATCCTCAGAAATGGGAGGCACTTGATCGTGTCATTTACCTGAAAGAGGATCAGGTTTCGTTAGCAGGTAGAGAGGTGTGGGTCTGGAGCGACCTGCACTTCTACCACAAGAATATCATTGACTTTAGCGATCGCCCCTTTCTAAATGTAGAGGAGATGAACGAAACGCTGATTCTTAGCCACAACGAGTACGTTGAGCCCGATGACATTAGCATTTGGGTGGGCGATGTTGGATTTGCAAGTGAAACCAAGATCAACGAACTACTAGATCGATGCAATGGTTACAAGATTCTCATTCTTGGCAACCACGATTTCCATCGGAAAAAGAGACCTCTGAAGCTGAACTTTGATGAGATTCATCTCGTGTACCCGATTGAGACACCCGAAGTTGGATTGTTGTTGACCCATTATCCAATGGACAACATCCCATATCCTTGGGTGAACATCCACGGACACTTGCACGCATATCCCAACGCTGTCTCTGGACATCCGCTGCATATTAACGTATGCTGCGAATTACACAACTACAGACCCGTTAACCTTCAACGACTTATTCAAGATGCAAAGATGAGATTATATCATTATGAGTGAATCCGAACGTGACCTCTTCAAGAGGCTATCCAAGATGGAGCCCGAGGAAAACCCAGCTACCAACAAGACCAAGTGGCACTACATTGTCGAGTTTATTGTCGATCTACGATACCCGGAAGATCCAGACATTTTGGATTCTAGCTATCTCACCATGATTGGTGATATGAATTCGGCCTTCTATTTTTCTGAGTGTGTTGATAATGTATCACCGTCAGACATTCTACCAACCGAAGTTACTGGGCACCTGAACCTGCAAGACACCTCCGAAATGGATGTAAGCCAGCCAGGTGTGTATCGATTAACTTTTGGGGCTAAGACGTTCGGTGAAAAGTACTGGACGGACTGTGGTTACGAATATGACGCATGGGAGACTTATGAACTGCTTGCTCACTACAAATTTACTGAGCGAGAAGCAACAATTCTCTTTATGGAGTTAAGAGAAAACGATCCAGAGGATGAACGCTTCCAAGAGGCAAAAGACAATGAGTGAGATGGAAACACATAAAGGCACACTAGTGCCGATGTCGCTGAAAGGTGCAACGCTCGAAGAACGAGCACAGGACGCTTGTCGGTTGCTTGGGTATAAACTGGACGACTATGATTCGTGGGTTGAGGTTTTGCAGGACAGAGGCTACCGTTCTGCGTATATTCGTGGTGACACTATCTACGAAATACAAGATCAAGAGGTTGACCCATATGGATTCGTTGAGGCCACTAAACATCCCGACGGACGCATTGAGTATTTCATGTCGTGGTACAACGGTGGGGCAAGCATGAGCGAAGTACTTGATGATGCGGTAGCCAAGGCCGAAAAGGATGCAGACGTTTAAGTGCCAGCAATGTGGGAAGACTTTTGGACCAGGAAGTGCATTTTTTGACATGCGGAACATGGTGCCTAAATATTATAAAAAGGACCAACAAACGCAAAAGATCGAACACGTTTACTGTAGCCCACAGTGCAGTTTGATCTGGCACGAGAATAACAAAGGAAAGTAAAATGCTATTAGACAAACCAAAAAAAGGACCCGAGCCACTCAAAGAAAATAAGCCAAGGACGAGAAAGGCACCTAAAAATCGTGAGCGTACAGATCAGCTGTGCCCCATGTGCGTTGGTGGCAAACTTATTTCAAAACGACGTAAGGTGGAAGTACCGTACCGCACATTTGAACCGAAATTTGGCTCTTTCACCGTCCTTAGCGAATACAGTTTGTGTGGATCGTGTCGACATGAAGTCACGCTGGCGGAGCAAATGGACCGAAATGCTGCACAGATTCAACGAAAACGAGATCGATGGGAAGAAAAGCGGAAGCAAAGAGAAGATGAGCAACAGTAGTTATGTAAATGAGCAGCGCAGAGAGTATTCACTCTACGTATTGCAAATGCGAGCCATTCCAGCAATCGCCGATGGATTGAAGGCTGCACAGCGTCGTGTATTGTGGATTGCACGAGACGGCAAGAAATATAAAAGTGCTACCCTCGCTGGTGCAACAATGCCGATTCATCCACACGCTCAGCCCGAGGGTGCAATCAATACTCTGGCTGCTCCTTATGGGAACAACATTCCATTGCTTCATGGCGATGGAGCGTTTGGCACGCTGCTTAATCCAACTGCTTATGGTGCTTCTCGTTACACCTCCGTTAAGGTATCAGATTTTACAAAAGACGTTGTCTTTGCCGATATTGAATTGGTTCCGATGCAAGATAACTATGACGGAACGCTTGAGGAACCAGTTCACTTTTTGCCACTTATTCCAGTTGCTTTGTTGAACCCAAGTGAGGGTATCGCCGTCGGCTTTGCTTCCAATATTCTTCCACGTGCATTGGAAGACATTATCGAAGACCAGATCAAGCACCTTCAAGGCAAGAAATTTCAAGAGAAGTTTCCTGCTTTCTATCCAACGAGTAGTATTGTTGAGCACGTTGATGGGAACAAGTGGGAGTTCTTTGGTGAGGCTGAGCAAGTCAATGCGACGACACTTCGTATCACACAGCTTCCTTATGGTGCAAGCCACGAGAAGTTTGTCGATCACCTAATGAAGCTCGAAGAAAAGGGCTCTATCGTTGACTTCGAGGACAACTCTAAAGACAAGTACGACATCGTTGTCAAATTCAAACGAGGTGCGCTGACCTCCAATCTAGATAAAGTGTTCAGCATGTTAAAATTGTCTGCCACTGCAAACGAAAACATGAACCTGTTGGACTTTGATGGTGAGCGTGTTATTGCGTCCGACTATGTACAAGTCGTACAGGACTTCACTGATTGGCGGTTGTCATGGTATAAGAAGCGGTATGAACGACTTGCCAAACTACTCGAAATCGACATTCAGAAGTACTTGGACGTACTTTTGGCAATCCAGAAAAACGTTGCTGGGTTGGCCAAAAAGACCCAGTCACGTGCTGAGCTGAAATCGTTGCTCGAAGAGTTTGGAATTGTCCACATCGATTACATAGCTGACCTCCCTGTTTATCGGTTCACAGAACAGGAGAAGATGAAGACGGAGGCCAAGCTCGCTGACGCTAAAGACTTGATGAAGCACTATAAAATGTTGTTGTCAAAGTCTGCCGAACGTAGTAAGATATACGTTACTGAACTTCGAGAAATTTTGAGGAAATACAACAAAGGGTACTATGCCTGAATCAACTTCGATCCACGCCGAAAAATTTGGTGAGATCGGTCACTACATGTTCCAGCTTTCCTTGCTCGACACGAAAACGTTGAGAGGCAAGTATCGGATTCTGAATGAAGACCTTCCCCACACCTTGGTCATGAATGCGAAACGTGATCGTATTATCGAACACATTACGCAACACAAATTTGGTGTCGATGCCCTGCACGACTACCACATGGCCTGCATCGAATGGGACACGACTGAAAAACTTTTGAGTAAAGGCAAATGAGAAACTTTGGTGACGACCCGGAATTAAAAAAGCTGTTACAGAGCCAACAAGACTTCATCATTGGCGAGCTGAACAATGCCGTTGAGGACTTGGACGAAGGCCAGAAAGTTATTCTGGATTCGCTCAACTATATCCTTGAGCAATCCACGACTCACAAACAGGATGTCGAACGTGACCTGAAAGAGACACGTGAAGACACTGATCAGCTGTACACTGCTCTTCAGCAGTTTGCAGCGAACACAGACGAGAACATGAACAACACGATCAACCGTTTTCGTCGCAACATAGACACTCTTAAATATGCCTTATTTGGTTCGGTTGCCCTAAACCTTATCATACTTGGAGTGCTCTTAATAAAGGTATAGCAATATGAGTAGACAGCATTACGTACAGGCACACGAGGCCAATTCAATCGATCACGACATTCAGCACCTCTCCGCAAGGGAGTTGCAGGATCTTTACGGCATTGAGTTTTTCGAAGACCCCGACTCCAAGTCGGGTCGAGTGTATGATCCTGTAGCGATGAAAGAGTATGCTACGCTGGCCGAATGGGCCGCGGCTCAGGTGGAAGAAGAGGGATGGAGCGGCATGGCTCACCCTCACTCAAGCGGCCGTATATTCGACGACGAGTATTAATCCTTTTGGTCTTTTGGTTTAGGGTCCTTGTGTGCGGATGCAACTGTCAATCCGCAGCAAGGGCATAACCATTTCTTTGTGTTCGAAACAAATTTCATCGTCTTGTAACACTGGTCACAGATCATTCGATTCCTAGTTCCTTTAGTTGCTTGATTGTGTCAGCAGCACTGGTATGCAAAATGCCGATACCACCTGCTTCTCTCCACGGTCCAATAGCCTTCTTCCGATCATCAATAAGGATATGATTTGGAGCGGCGTATTGAGCCTTCTCTCGTGATTTCTGCGTGACTAAAACAGGGACGTTCGAGCCAATTTTCTCCGCAATCCATTTGCGTTTTTGCGGTTCGGCGCCGTATTCGGGGTTACCCTGAGCGGTTAAGATTTGGGGGTTGAACTTTTTGACATAGTTCCAGAGTTGCATGGCGTCGGGCATTAGCGGCAATTCGTACCAAAGTTTGCCACCCCTTTTGGAGTAATTTGTGACCCATCTCCACATCTTGCTGCGATACTTCGGATCTGTATCGTACTGTCGTTGGTCTAGCTTCTTTCCCATCTTCTCACTGACTCCTTTGTCGAAATCAGCGAGCACGCCATCCATGTCTACGAAAATTTTGTATTGTTGATCGTTATCTTGCTCCGGCCGTAACTCGTTCAGTCTCACGGTCTGTCCTCTTATCCAAAAATTGTTTTAGGGTTATACGTTTATCTTTTGATTTCTTTATGTCTGCACGAGTATCCTTACCCTTGAACTCATCGTCAACCTTTGAAAGATCGTACTCCAACTCAGACGGACCGGTTCCGGTGTGTTGGTTTGCTCCCGCTAATCCAGCAGGGCCAACACCAGAAGTACCCTCAGATCGTATACCAGTGTGCATGTTCTTGTAGTGAATGGCACCAACTTTCAACTTACCTTGCTTGTTGTATAGTTTATGGTTGCCTTCATCATCGATCGTCTCGATCGAACTGTTGCCCACTTTACGAACCATTACTTTCTTCGTTTTCTTGCCTGGACTGCTTGCTGTGACGGAATCACCTGGTTTCAGTGACTCTTTCAGGTTCTTGCGTTGCCACACTGTGATGCCATCAATAGTGGTCTCTTTCCCGTGATAAGGCAGAGCTGTGCCGCCTTTTTTACCAAGGGAATTGTAGAGACTTAGTTCGGCATTGATTATGTCAGAAAGCTTCATTTAATCCCCCGCCGTGGCTGCACGAGTTTGCAGATCCTTTAGCACGTCTTCAGGGGAATACTCCATGTTTCGTGCAGTAGCAACCACAGTATTCCTAACTGTGTCGACGATCTTCCATGAACCGTCCTTTGGAGCAGCGTCAATAGCCTGTGATTGTGCGGCAAACGTCTTTTTTAGTTTACCATCAATCATTAAAGCATAAGGCTTCTCGTAATTTATGATTTCCTGAAGGTGCATACAAGTATTTACTACTTGTTTTCAAAAAATTGCACAATATCACGAGCAATCTTGCGTCGTTCCAGTAGCTCCTGACGAGCCTTCTCCCAAACATGGTTGGGAATCTTCCAGATCTGAACACCAAGAGCAATAAGGGTAACAGAAAAGAACCCTCCTGTTATTAGTGCCAGTGCTTTACAAAGGTCATCCATTACGTATACTATACAATGAAGTCGAACCTCTGGTCAACACCGCATTCAAAAATAAATGGTATGACCAGAGGTTGACGGGAGGGACCTTATTATCTGTAGAAAAGTTTTGCCTTTCGTGTTTTACTTTTTGCACTTACAATTATCCATATGAAATCGCTTGAGGACATTGTGGGCACAAACTATACCGCAGTGGGGGCAACAACGTTTGGGCTTTGCTTTGCCTTTTAGCGTTTGACTAATTTTTTCTCTAACACTTTCGGGAATACTTCTACCCTTCAATGAGTTCGAAATGTGTTGATTATGCTCTTGACTTCTATTTCGTGCCGCCCGTTGAATATTTCTACGAGCTTCTTTAGTTCTTTTTATTCCAACGGTCGCTTGTTGAATACGCTTTCTTTGCTCTTTTGTCCTTTTCTGTCCTGTATTCTTTTCTACTCGTTTTTGAATATGTTCCTCAGATTGTTTTCTACCTCGATTTGCATTTCCAATTTTCCTACGTACCTCAGGAAGTGCCGATGGCGAACGACCGCCGAAAGCTATATTTGTAAGAATACCACCATCCCGTTCACGACCAAGCAAAAAGATAATTTCTTCTTCCAGTTCATATGCTTCATGCTCGGTTAGATTTTCACGGAATATTTCACAATTGACCAACAACCCCTCCTGTAATATAGACTGAATTGTATCAAACTTTGAATCATTTGTGTGACTGCTTTCCGTTTCATACAGATGTTTTTGGTACCTGTTGCCCTTTCCCTTCCCAACATAAAACGGTTGAAATTTTGTTTTCACCGAATCGTGTCGAAAAGGGACACGAGGGTCACATAGCAGATATACATAGTAATTTCTTTCCATACCACTATTTATAAGGTGTTTCTAACAACTTACATTTAGCAGCGAGACGTTCCACAATTTGCACACTTGAAACAACCTTCAGAATATATAACCTGCCCACCACACTCCTGACATTTTTCATCTTCAACCGTCTCTCCGTCTTTGATGTAGGTGGACAAGAACTTACGTATTTGGAATGCGAATGTACCAACATACGCACTCTCACACTTGTCAAGTGTAGCGACGATGTTCTTGATCAGGACACCGTGGCGTAGCAAGAAGCTGATTAAACGGGCAACTTTGCTTGAGTTTGTGTCGTGAACCATCTTGGACTCTACATCATCACGGTGACGCTTTGGAATCCTCTTCTTGCGTGCGAGGGCCATCAAAAGATCAACAGCCTCATCGGATACGATGCTCTTCTCTGGAGAGTTTGTCTTAACGAACAAAGCAAAAGGACGATCTGGATTATCTTCATGGTACACAACTGTTAGATACCACTTGCGGCCCTCTGCACGAAGTGTCTTCATAACAGCAGGTGCAGAGTCAGGCAGCTTGACATCTTCCTTGATAATCTCTTCATCAGATGCGTCTGCGTCTTTCTCATCCTTAGCGGAAAGCACGGTTGTCATTGTACCAGAGCGATATGTAGTAACACCCTTCACGAAGCCACTTGCGAACGTGTCCAGATAAATGTCCTTGAACTTCTCAAACGAGTAATCGTGTGGAACGTTGACCGTCTTTGACATAGCACTATCAACCCAACGAGCAAAACCTTTCACATCGTTGACGTGATCCTGCACTGTCATGTTCAGAGTTGTGACCGCCCATTCGGCGTTTGGATCCCACTCACCACGAGCAGTCAACCAACGCACTCCGTAATCCTGACAAAGAACTTCTTTTGTCAGACCACGATTCTTGTCGATCTTGTATGTGATACCGTTGTGCTTACCCTTGAGGATTTCTTCATCGCCTTCTTTGGTAAACTTGAACATGGAAGTCTCCTTCCATTCGCCCTCGTACCACTTTGGACAGACGTCAGCGATCTCTTCGGGCATTGTGTTGACAATAACCGTACGAACATACTCGGGCATGAAGATTGGCTCAAGGCCACCAGAAACAACATTAGCAAGAATCGAGGTATTGCCTGTTGGCTGAATCGAAAGCAGCGAGCTGTTGCGAATGCCTGTTGTACGAAGCTTGTCCATATACTCAGCAGGGAGTTCAAGGCTATTGACAAATACACCTTCTGCATGTTTCTCAGGTTCGCAGTATTCAAACATTCCCTTCTCTTCGGCAAGGTCAATGGAAGACATATATGCTTCACGTGCAATCGTTCGCATAACCTGCTCACGAAGTTCAGTTGCACGCTCAGAACCAAAGCGGACCTTTAGCATGAATAGAGCAGAGCCCCAACCCAAAATGCCAATACCAACACGACGCTTTTTACGCATCGAGTCCACATACTCAGGAAGCGGGGCGTCGGAAAGATCGTTGATGTTGTCTAGGAAGCGGTTCATCGAGCGGACAGTCTTTCGAATAGCTCGCAGGTTGAATCCTGTACGGTCCTTGTTGATGAACTGTGTCAGATTAACGGAACCAAGATTACAAACCCCACCAGCGGCAAGTGTCTGCTCACCACAAGGATTAGTAGCGACGATTGTCTCGGCGTAGTTTAGAGGACCAAAATGGTTTGCACGGTCGAGGAAGAGAACGCCTGGCTCGGCACGGTTGTATGTGGATTCCATAATGAGATTCCAAAGCCACAACGCAGAAACTGTATTGTAGACTTCAACATCGAATCCTTTGGCTTCCCACTGTGCAAGGTTACCTGTCCACTGTGTGCGGTACTTCTCGTGACGTGTATCAGGGAAACGCAACAACCACTGGTCTTCGGCTTCGATTTCAACCTCCGACATACCAGCCTTTTTCATTTCAAGAACTCGAAGGACCTTGTTCATGAATTCATCTGTGCAGTTAACAGAAACGTTGAACTTCGTGAGGCGTCCAGGCTGCTGTTTCGCAGTGATGAACTCGACAATGTCAGGATGCCAAACATCAAGCACGCCCATCATTGCCCCTTTACGAATCTTGCCTTTGGCCTTCTTGTTCTTCGACTTCTTGCCAGAACCGGAAGTGATGATCTCGGAGGACTTGTCAAACATTTCCATGTACTTGACAGCTCCCGGCGTCTCAACGCCGATGCCATGAATGAATGCACCACGAGGCCGGATGTACGAAAAGTTCTCACCCCAACCACCTTCAGATTTCAACGTGAAGGACTGATTGCGGACGTTCTTAATGATGTTCTCAAGAGAGTCAATGTCACGAGTACCACGAGGGGCAACAAAACAATTCATTAGGGTAGTGCCTTTCCATTCAGTACCAGCGTTCGAATAGATGCGACCACCAGATGTGGTCTTGAAGCCACTTAGCATGTCATAGAAATTGTCTGCCCATTCCTCTCTCAATGCCTTGTTCTTTTCGACACTTGCTGCAGCTGTTGCAACCCTTCTTAATGTATCATCGATCGTTTTGTCGTTGTGGTCTTTATACGTAGTGCTCCATACTTCTTCCGAAAAGGAATCCTCAAAGATAGTGTCGTTAGACATCGATAATGCTCCTTATTATTTTTATTATTAATTGTTAGGTTGGTAGCGGTCGGGAAAGAGTTCAGCTGGGAGCTGATGCGTTTCCAGACGGCGTGCGTTTAGGTAGTCTATACCGTCTTTGTTGCGATACAGATCTACGTAATATACCTTTGAAATACCAGCATCGATGATCCTGGATGCACAGCTTTCACATGGAGCTGTTGTGACAAACATGATCGCTCCCTCTGCGGATTCGGAACTCTTTGTGAGTTTGCGAAGAGCGTTGTCTTCGGCGTGGATTACATTTGGTTTTGTCACATTCTCTTCCGTTTCGCAACAGTTGTCCTCTCCCGACGGCGTGCCATTGTACCCAATCGCAATTGGGGTGCCGTTCTTAACAATGACACATCCAACCTTCCTGCGAACGCAAGAAGATAGCTCGGCATATACGAATGCCGCACGCATGTGGGCTGTGATGAATTTTTCTTTCATTAGGTAAGGTCTATTTAGTTATTATTATGTTTGTTTGGCAGTATATTTCAAACCCCACTGACCGTCAAGGGTTATGGTGTGTTGCCCTGCTTGGTTTTTTATTGTACGCTGCTCAACAACGAATAACAACAAAATCAAAAGGTACAATTATGACCGAGGCACTCATTTATTTAGCTGGGCCCATAACCGGAAAAACATATACTGGTTGTACGGACTGGCGTGAACATTTTGTCCAAAATGCCCCTGCCGGTTTGGTAGGTCTTTCTCCAATGCGTTCCAAACAATACCTTCGCCAAGAGACATCTGTAGCAGACCAATACACAGAAAGCCTGCTTTCGTGTCAGCGTGGCATATTTGCCAGAGACTCGTGGGACACACACCGCTGCGACGCCCTGCTTGTTAATCTTTTGGGTGCGGATCGTGTCAGCATTGGTACCGTTATGGAAATTGCTTGGGCACAGGCAGCACGGAAACCTATCGTATTGGTGATGGAGAAGGAAGGTAACATCCATGAGCACGCCATGCTGCGTGAGGCTTGTCCCTTCCGTGTAGAAACACTAGAGGAGGCGTATGCCACACTGTCCGCACTTTTTGATGTCAGTGTACCACACTAAATAGGTCATGATTACTGAATCTGAAAAAGAGGCCATTGGCCAATACCTCGAGTTCCTACTCGTCAAGCAATTGATCGAGCCCATAATCGTCAAACATGTGAAGGACGAAGATGTCGTCTCGGCGTGCTTCGATAAAGCATTTGAGATTGTAGATGAATTAACCACCGAAATTGCTAACCATCGTTTGTACGAAGCATCGGTTGACTCATCTAAGCAAGGCAAGTAATATACTTGTAGGTGCATCCTATTATTAGGGTGTTGTGTTAAACCTCTGGTCAGGAGAATCATATGGCCAAAAGAGAAGAGAAGAAGGAAATCAATCTCGAGCAGGTGATTGCTTATCTTACTAACTCGTTTAGCAAGGCAAGTCGTCATCTTGGGTACAAAAATCAGAAGGGCACCGACCTTTATGATTTTCAGGTAGAGTTCATGTACCTGATCGACGACATTCGTCGTGGTCCCAAATACTTCGCACCAAAGTTGATTACAACTGCGAATGAGCTCATCGAGAAGGTAGCGAACTTCAAACCTGAAGAGAAGTAAGCTACTCGGAGGAATCGAAAAGGGGGCGATCGCCCCCTTTGATGTTCCTTATAGTTCAGCGGATGCTGACCAAGAGCCAATAGTCAGCATACTGTCATTGACTGTGTAAGACCCAGGCATTTGTACCGAAATCACCTTTGTGTTGCCTGTTGCTGTTGATACGGCAGAGGTTGTATCATTGTAACCAGAGTTATAATACTGCCAATGACCATCCTGCCCAGGAGACCCCGAATATCCGTTCAAGGGATGGTAGTAAGTCATTGTTGGATTTGTACGCATCTCAACTGGTAGGACTATTAGGCACCGACCTGCTACAGTTGTGTAAGCGACAGTGGCATTTTGTACTGTATTCTGTCCGCCATTTGAAGGCACAGTGCCGTATGCGTCGCTTGTTTGAAAATAACGACGACACAACGCCAACTCCTCTGCAAAAGGACGATGTGCCCAAGGTGTGGCATACCCCCCAACTTCCAGCTTGACACCTGTGATGCGGAAAAAGTTACTAGTGCTATCCAGATTGTTTACTTGACCGGTAGATCCAATGTAGTTGCCACTCAACCACAAACCAGGAGTTCCAGCATATGTGCTACTAGTGCCAGGAGTAAAAATAAGACTCAATCCAAGAGTTGTTCCAGTTGTCCAAGCGCCAGATGTATCTCCAGGAATTGTTATCTCCGTATATTCCCAAGTATCTGCTACCGACTGTGTGTACTCTGCAACATACGACCGTGACCCACCATTATTGCGGACTGCTATTGATTGTGTACCTGTCTTCGTATGGGCGTGCCAGAACGATATCGTAAACTCTTTAGCGAGGGAGGAACCCATAGCGAGGATTTCAGCGTCGTTTCCTTCTACATTATACAATATGTGGCTGTATTGTGCTGCTGACAATGATCCATCCGCTGTTGTAACATCCAATTCAAGGTATTTGGTAAAGGGACAAAGATTCTGTGGTGAACCACCAGGAGTATTTGTCCCCTGGCTAATAGTTACAACTGCATCACTATTTGCTCCATAGGTCCAGCGGTCAAGGTGATACGTACTTGTTATTGCTGGAAAGGATGTGCCTCGTTGAGCAACACGCATATCGCCATTGATAATGATATTTGGATTTGAGGTTTCTTTATATGCTCTTTCTGCAGCTTCTTGGTTTTTACTCATTGTTGTTCCTTATTAGTAATCAGCATTTGCTGTCCAATGTAAGCGGTATCTGTCTGTGGCTGTAAATGCTGCAGTTGCAGCAACATTCTGGATTCCTCTTTCGGTTGCAGCAAAAGTGCTAAAAGTAAGGCTTGCCGAATCAACCCCCGTAATCTCATTGCTTGTTCCTGTTGTTCCATATACAGCAAACGTTGGTGTTGTTCTCATCATCACCAAAAATGGTTCACTAATGTATTGGACCAAGGCAGCACGGTCCGCAGCCAAGTTCCAAGCACCATTGGCGGTGACACTACCAGGAGCCGTTCCCTGTTCGTACGATTTCTGGTAGTACCTTTGACACAAAGTGAGTTCTTCACTAAATGGTCTTGGCTCAAAATCTGTTGCAATGGAACCTTCTTCAAGTTTCACTTTATCAAATCTCAAATAGTTGCTTGTACTATCCAGAGCATTTACTTGATTAGTCGAAGCGAGGTAGTTGCCTACCTCCCAGGAGTTGGTTGGTTGAGGACTACCAGGAAGTTGATAGTTGCTACCAGCAGCGTAAGTGAATACAATATAGATACCAGCAGAGGTTGTTACCTCCCACGTACCATCCGTGCAACCAGGAATAGTAATAGTGGATGTTTCCCAAGTGTCAGCAACACCCTGGGTGTATTCTGCAATGTAGGATCTATTTGCAGCAGCGTTACCAATCTTTACACAGTATGTTCCTGTCTTTGTGTGAGCATGCTTGAAAGAAAGAGTTACATCTTTTGCGTCTGCTGTACCCCAACCCAAGAACTCTACATCATATCCCTCAATGCCGTACAACATCTGGCAGTACTGTCCTGCCCCAATGGATGTGTCAGCGGTTGTTACATCCACTTCAAGGTATGTGGAAGTTTTCTGGACAGTGATAGCACCGTCGTGGTTTCCACCTTGCTTCCATCGGTCTGCCGTATAAACACCAACAGCGGCTGCGAACGATGTACCTCGTTGCCACACACGAAAGTCACCATTGATAATAAGGTTTGGTTTTGCTCTTGCAATAGGAGCAAATGTTGCATCCGCCTCTGTCCTCGTGTAAGTATTGGCAACATCAAAAGTACCAAAGCCAACAATGTTGATAGTATCATTCAGGCTTGCAGCTGCACCAAGTACAATGCTCGTGCCATCTGTTGCTGTGTAGTCATCTGGATCGAGCAAGATACCATTCCGGAATACCATCAAGTAGCCTGGTGTATACACAAGTGTGATACCTTTATCATCGGTGCCACTGAACGTTGTCTGTCCTGCTGTTGCGGTATACTGATAAGGAAGCAATGCATTCTTGATTGGTGTTTTGAATTTCCACGTTGGAGGAGAACCATCTGCATAGTAGAGAATATCATCAACCTGTGGAGGAGGTGAACCAGTTAGATCAACATCTGCAAGATTACTCAGCAGGCCGCCTGTTAGCAAAGATGTACCATTAAATGTAATATCACCACTTTGAATGTAAAGAGTATCAGCATTGTAGTCTACTTTGAGTGGTGTAAAGGCTGTTGTTACAAAACTGTCCAACATACCACGAAGGTTGAACACACCACTTTGGACATATGCTGTAAAGTTTTGATCTACAGTTGCTGTATCAAACCAATTGAGTGATGGGTTGTTATGATATAGTGTCTGTCCAACTTTGAATAAGTTTGCACGGGACTCAAGTGCAACGTTATCACCACCATACTGGAGGTTCGCACCAAGTGCAAGCAGTTGGGATCCATGGTTTGCATAAAATACAGGTGTGTATACACTCGTTGGAGAACCAGCTGGTGGTCGTGCAGAAATAGTGAAACCATTTGAGGAGTTGAAGCTAATCTTGACAGCTGCTAACGTTGAATTAAAAAGACTACCGACGCCATCGTCGTTGTATGCTATTGAGTAGCTGTTAGAGGTCTCCTGCTCAATAACAATACCACCAGAAGAATCAACGCCGTCCCAGAATCTTTGATCCGTGACAGCGTAGGATGTGGAAAACGTATTAGCTGCTGTAAATGTATTTGTGGAGCCAGCCATTGCAACAAGAATATCATTGAAGTAAAAATCATTGCCCGTTCCAAGCTTCAACTCATTAGAGTTTGGATAACCCGCAAAAATTTTATTCCAACCCTGTGGGCTGCCAGTGTCGTCCCAAGTGGCAATGTAAGCATATCCGGACACGTCACCTGGAACGCTACCAAAGAATCCACGATGCGTTCCATCGTACCGCTTTGTAATCATACCTTGAAATGCGGAATCCGAGGGTGCTGTTGTTGCTCGAATTTCAAGAATGGAAAGAACGGGATCGTTAATCAGAACTGGTTGCAGAAATGAGTTAATACCTGCCCACGAGTTGTCGGCGGCCAACGGTCCGTATAAAGTAGACAGTTCGGTTGATGGAATTAGACTATCCCAAGATCCCCCACCATATACTTGCAAACGACTCGAATCAGTCCGAAAGAATAACTCACCCGTGTCTGGTTGGGTAGGGTCACTTGTTCCCGAAGGAACAACAGGGTTGATGATAATTGATCCTTCGGGGTTAACAATTCCATAATGCTTCATTGAGTGCAGTCTCCTTGGTGTCTTCGTATTTATGAAAAGGATAAATACCCTTTGAGGGTCAAACAAATGAATTTAGACGAAGTATTACACGGCAAATCCAAAAAGGTACACCCGGTCGTTGCGGAGTGTTCAGCCTATCTGAAAATGGCCGAAGGACTTCCACTGCTTAAAAACCTTCCATCACGCTACGAAGATTTCCAAAAAGTGAAGTTGCGCCGCCGCAAACAAAAGGGCAAAGACCAGTTTGCAAAGACGTTTAACGAAGCGTTTGACGATATTCCAAACTTACGGCAACGGGCAATGTTTGCCAATGGACCCACTTCGTTCATAGCTGAAACAAATGACAAAGAACCATTTTATATATTTCCAATCAATGGGTTTGAGTTTATGTATAGCCTGGAAGTGACCAATTCTAGCACCGATTATATGGAAGCATTTGATGCGATCTTATCCCAATTTCACGGCAACAACCAGCTGATGGAACAGGTCCTCAAATATACATACACACGTGAAAATCTCCACGAAGGAATCGAGCACGGTTCGGAGATTATTCTCTACAACATCCCATATTGCTATGCCATTCGTAGGGACAGCACATCCAGTTACGAAACACTATTACAGGATTTAAAGGATTATGAGTAAAGTAGTTTTTGTAGAAACCACCGAAGAAGCCAAAATCAAAACACGCCAAGAACGCAGAGAAAATGCCCGGCGGGAAAGGGATGGTCTTCCTACTAAACCACTGACCATATTTAAACTTTTGGAACATCCTCCACGACCAAGGCAGCGTCGCCAACTCCGAACAAAACCACCCAAAGAGCTCACCCCAAAAGAGCAAGAAGTGTTTGACCGTGCTCTGAAAAAGTCGGTTACTGTGGTCCACGAGGGCGAGCTAGTTGATTCATCCAAAGAAGTAAAGGATAATTCTCAGCACGCTGATCGTATTGCGAAACAGCGTCAAAAAGCTCAACAAAGAAGAAAACAACTAAAATCAAAAGAATAAGAATATGACTCAATCTTCCAAGGAACGATTCAACGGACATGGTCTATTGAAGGGCTTGGCTACCGTAATGATGCTGACGGCTGCCTGTATTATTAGTGTGTCGCCATTTATGGCTGCCCACAGTGCAATCCCATATTGTTTGTTTCTAGGAACACACCTCATCTGGTCTGGTTACGCCTTCTATCAAAAGGAATATTCATTGCTTTGGATGCAGATTGGCTTGTTCCCTTTTGATTTTTATGCAATAGGCATCCGCATATAAATATACAAACAGGAGATAATTATGTCACAAGAAATCCGTTCCATGAAGCTACTTTCCGGTGAAGAAATCATTGGTCGTATCGAGAGCGACGATGAGTTTACCCTCACACTATCCAAGGTCCGAGCCATCCAGATGGTCCAGACTGGTCCACAACAGATGGGCATGGCAATGGCCCCATTCCTAGCAACAAACATTGATGGTGACATCACCATTCGTAAGGCTGCACTTGCTGTTGATCCAATGGAACCTTCCACAGACGCTGAAAAGCCATATCTGGAGCAGACCACAAGTATTGCTCTAGCCAAATAAGGATATTTAATGGCTGTCATTGACTACAAATGCACCGTATGTAAAAGGGAAATTGAAATTCCTGAAAACAAGTATGGCCTTGAGGTAGTGCAACGTTGCACCATCACAGAAGGCTGTCGTGGTGAATTGTATCGCATTGGCCGGAAACAGGACTACCTTCGTGGAGATTTACCAGCACGGGTTCCCGGGCTGACTGACTACTCAGCCCGGCGTGCTCTCTACAACCACACACAATCTGTGGCTGCTACAGATTGGTTTGTCAATCACAACATGGGCGTTGTGCCTTCGGTTCAGGTGCTCATTAATAGCACAGCTGCAACATCTGTTGATACGGACAACACCGTCTCATGTGCACTGCGTGGCACAACGGAAGCTCAGACTCAGATTGAAACTACAAATTTCACCATTGAGATTGTTGATGCAAACAACCTGATCATTCATTTCCCAGACCCACAGTCCGGTCTAGCACAGATGATTGCCCGATCAACATCGACCGGTGTTGTTGAAACAACAACTACAACAGCTGCCGAGCAGTTCCAGCTAACTGCGACAGGGACGCTTCTTACAGTTGCAACTCTCAACGATGTTATCCCTGAACCTAACAGCATATCGCTGGACATTACCTATAAGTCTCCGGATGGATTAACCAGCCTTGTCCAGACATACAACATTGGAACACTACCGAGCGTTGATTCGCCTTGGGATGATTATGGAACCATTCTCATTCAGGGTAAGCGATACAAGGTTCGAACGTTCGATGCACTCATACCTGAAATGACCGATGGAACCCTACCTGATGGTTCATCGTTCTACTTTAGTTCCCTTGACACCGACAGCACAGGCACTCCACCAGGACCAAGGGGTCTTGGAGCTCGAGAAGTGTATGTGCTTCTTGGACTAGACCCATACACGAACATTGATAAGGTTAAAAACCAAGTCATTGATGCAAGTAAGATTACTGCTGCCAACGCAGAATTGTCCCTATTTGTTTCGGGTCGTGAGCTGTTTGCGTTCGATACCGTTATTGATTCAACGTATCCTCCTATACGTGAAATCAGTTGATTTACATCTCCTAGCACAGTATAGTTGTTCCACACAATAATAAGATAAGGAACGCTATGAATCTGAAAAAGCAAATCTTGCTTATTGAGTACATGCTATCGTCGGTCGACGTCTTCGCAAAGTGTACTACAATTATTCAACCTGAATACTTTGACCCAGAGGCTCGTGACTCTGTCAAGTTTATTCAGGAGTACTACAATGACTACAATAGTCTACCTACACCTCAACAGATCGCCGCTGAAACAGGCCAGGCGTTTGCTCTCCACGACAATATAACCCGAGACAAAGTTGATTACTGTTCCAACGAGGTTGAAAGGTTTTGTCGTGACAAAGCCCTAAGAAAGGCTATAATGAACGCCGCCGAAATTTATGAGAGCGGCAATGAGAAAGAGTTTCCTGGCATTCAAACCCTTGTTACGAATGCCCTCTTGATCTCCCTCCAGAAAGATTTGGGTACGAGTTTATTTGACGATGTCAATAAGACTCTTGAACGTCTTTTAACCGCAGAAATTTACGAGCCAACTGGCTGGAAAGAATTTGATGACGTTCTTGGTGGTGGTCTTGCTCGTAAGCAGTTGCTCCTACTATCTGCTAACTCAGGTGGCGGTAAGTCGATCGTTATGGCAAACCTAGCTCTCAACTATGTCGAGCGTGGACTAAACGCTCTCTATATTAGTCTAGAGTTGTCTGAGGAAATGATTTACCAACGCTACATTGCAATGGTCGCAGGCGTTGGTACGAGAGACTGGCAGAGGCAAAAGGACGAAGTTGCACACCGCATTAACTGTGCGGGTGATAAGTCTGGCTCGTTGTTCATCAAGCGTATGTCACAGGGTGCAACAAGCAACCAGATTCGAGCATACCTAAAAGAGTTCGAGTTGAAGAATGGATTCATCCCGGACGTTATTGCGATCGACTACATCGATCTGATGGGTTCAAATGAGAAGATCTCAGCCGACAATATCCACGAGAAAGATAAGCGAGCATCAGAAGAGCTTCGTGAAATAGCAAACGACTACAACGCTGTTGGTATTACAGCATCCCAGCAGAATCGTGGTGCTGTTACTGCAACGGAAGTCAATCACAGTCACATTGCTGGTGGTATCAGTAAGATCAATACCACTGACGTTTACGTTAGCATCCTAATGACAGACGCAATGAGAGCAAAGGGTGAGATGGCTTTGAAGTTTCTCAAAACACGTTCCAGCGATGGTGTTGGTCAAACAATCTACCTCGACTATAACAAAGTCACACTACGAATCACAGACCCAAATAATCTTAACTTACCACCAAAGGGCGGAAAACCAAAGGAAACACCAGAAGATTCTGACATAGATAACAGTGGTAACAATTTGTTAGGATTGATGTCATCGATCAACGGTTGACAAAGAAACAAAACCATTGTATAGTAGTTAAACGCAACAGGAGATAATAATGAAACTACACGCAGAAGAAACCAAAGTTGTAACCATCGAAGGCAAGACGCTTGTGGTCGAGTCCCTTCCCGCCGAAGCTCAGCAGCTGGTCGCCTTCTACGACGACTGGAAGCAGAAGGAGCTTGAGTTCCGTTCCGACATGATGATGGCCCAGACAGCCATGAAGGGTCTCGCTAACCAGATTGCTGCAGTCGTTATGCAGGCCGAAGAGGAAAAGGCTGGAGCAGGGGTCGATGCCGCAAACGAGGCCGAGGGCGATGCCTAAGTTGAAAGAAAATCAGCTTGAAAGCATCTCGTACCACAAAACCGAGGTACTAGGTAAACAGGTCATTCACGGGGAAGTTACCCACCGTGTAGTTATCCCTACGTATGTTCCTAGCCCAAAGAACCTGAATGTGAAAGCGATTGACGTCACGGATCTCTCTGAGGAACAACGAGAAGAAATGCTGACCGCTTGGAATGAATATCAGGAATATCTAGAACAGCAGCGTCGAACCCTCTTTGCTTTTGATGATTTTATCGAGCACACTGGTCGAGAACTTCCTGATATCAAATGGAGAACTTTCAAACCTAGCCAAATATCGTAATGCAATCATAGATTTCGCATTCTGTTCTGAAACCCGCATCTGCGGGTTTCTTTTTGTGAGTAAGAACGTCTAAAACCATAAATATAAACGAATTGGTTTATATAAGGAACTCACTATGCTAAAAGAACTCATCAAAGAAACGGCTGCTGGTGGTGCTGCAGGCGTCACATCTGCTGGTGCTATCGCAGGATTTCGTGAACCTCTCGGCTCAAAAACAAAGAAAAAGAGCAAGAAAAGAAAGGTGCACCGACGTGCAGTAGGGTTGCCTTATTCCTTCCATCTTGTCGGTGAAGGGTTTCAGTTCAGCAGTTTCCTTAATGAGGCCGAAGAGAGTGACTTCGACCGTGATGATGTTATCGCCAAACTAAAGACTGCTGCAAAGGCTGCCGAAGAAAAGGGTGATGATAGTGCAGGGTTTGTCCTAGAAGATGAAAAAGGGTCAATGGTAAAGGTTTGGGTTCCTGAAGACCAGGCAGACAGTTTCGCACAGGCACTTCAGTCTGCACTTGCCGGTGCGGACGAGGACGAGGACGACGAAAACGATTCAATCGAAATTGCTGAGGTTCTTTGGAAGCTAAGAAAGCAGTTTGATATCATCAACGTTGAGTGGGGAGATATTCCCGAAGACGAGGAAGAGGAGATCAACGTTGAGGGCGGTGCTGGCGAAGGTGTTGACATGAATGCTGGAGCTGAGGCACCTGCTGAAGGTGAAGCCCCTGTACCGGGCGAAGGTGAGGATATGACAGCCGACACAGGTGAGGTTGCTGACCTTGGTGCTGAGCCTCCCGGTGAAGAAGCTGCTGCATCTGCTCTAACACAGGTCATCGATATGATGAAAGCTGACGCAGAGGCCCGCAAGGCCGAAGCAGAAGCCCGTGCTGCTGAGGCAACGGCTCGTCAAGCTGCTGAGAAAGTGAAGCAGGAGGAAGAAATTCTTGACATGGAAGATTACTACAATGACAAGAAGGAAGCCGAGAAAGAATCTAAGCAGATCGCAAAACTAGCAAAATATAAGCACGATCTTGCATCCGATGAAGGCAAAGGTCTTGGAAGTGCCCCTGCTGAAGACGTTGACATCAACGTTGAGGCTAAGCCCGAAGACATTGATATCAACGCTGAGCCTGAAATGGAAGAGGTCAGTGGCAAGGGAATTGGCAACACATCCATCTCCAAGATGGAACTTGCTGACATGCTTCTGAAGGCATTGCGTCGTTAAAATGGATAGGACATTCAAAGAATATCTGTCCGAGCTTGAGCAGACCATCTCCTTTGACCCTGCCACGATGTCGCCGGCCGACGTTGTTGCTCAGGCAAAGAAAGCACAAAAAGTTGCAACTGCATCACCGCAACGTGCTATTCGTGCTCAGCAGCAGGACCTACAGAATAAAGAAAAGGCAATCCAAGCCAACAAGGCTAATGATCCATTAGCTACGGAACGCCTGCAGATCAAAAAGATGGAAGAGCGAATCGCTAGAATGAAAATGGACCTTGCTCGCAAAGAACAAGCGTTGACTGCCCAGACAAAAGCACAGGGACAACAGCAGGGAGCCGCTACACCAGGAACAACAGGAGTACCAGCATGAAACTTTTCGAAATCATTTGTGAAGAATGTTGCGAGGAAGTATACCTAGACGAAGAGGGTAACATTCTTTCTGAAGCCGCTATTCGTCAGTTCAAACGGGTGGGTGGACAAATAAAGCGTCAATTCCGTTGCACTTCTGGTCCAAAAAAAGGTAAAATAGTCGCTACACCACAAGCGTGTGCGAAAAGAAAGGACCCTAAGAAACGTCGTCATGGTAAGAAAGTCAACCGTGCTCGCAAGGGAGTACGTGTCATGAAGACCAGAATCTCTAAGCACCAACAACAGTCGAAACTAGTCACAAGGATGAACAGACGTTTGGCAGGAAAATAAGAAGCTAAATACTTCATGTTTATTCACACAAACGTTCCACCTATTCAGGAACTTACAGACAAAATCACAAACGGACAACGTTGGTACACAACACCTTCGGGGGTGAAATACCCATCCGTCACCACCGTTCTTGGTGCCAAAGAAAAACCTTGGTTAGAAGATTGGCGTAACAGTCTTGGTCCTCAAAAGGCTGATAAGGAGATGAAGCGATGTGCCGAACGTGGCACAGCTGTTCACAAACTGGCTGAGGATTACCTTAATAACGTCGAGAACCCCGCTAAGGGACACGACCCATTAAACGTGAAGCTGTTCAACCAGTTGAAGCTTCGTTTGAATAAGGTTAGCAACATTCGTGCCCAAGAGGTTCCGCTTTACAGCGACATGCTCAAAATAGCAGGGCGTGTTGATCTAGTTGCCGAATACGACGGTGTGCTATCTATCATCGATTTCAAGACCTCAAATAACAACAAAACTGAAGACATGATTGAAGATTATTTCCTCCAATGTACAGCGTATGCTCTGATGTATGATGAACTGTTCGGTGAGTTTATTGAGGACATTGTCGTGCTTATAGCGGTGGAAAAAGGCATGATGCCGTTGTTATTCAAGCGAAAAATTGACGATTACGTCAAGCCTTTAGTGGATCGCATAAATATGTTTTACAAGAAACAGAAAGGGAAGTCATGAACGAATTTGAATCTTTAGAACAGCTAAACGAGGCCTTTCGACTAGGTCGATTCACGCTACCTCGCGACATTATGGTTATGGGCATTCCATACCATTACTCTACTGCTGTTGGCCATACTGTTCCTGAGATGAAAAACGAAAACAAAAAACTGTTTGTTGTTTACGCCGTTGAGCCACACGTTAAGGCCAGCCCCGACTGGAAAAACACAGTTGAGGAGCGGCGGTTGCAGGAGTGGATCATTCTTATTTGGGCACTAGATCGCACCCTTTCTGTTCGACCTGCCCGTGCCGTTACAAACAGTGCCGCAAGAGCAAGAGCCGACCTAGAAACCGGTGAGCACAGTCTTCGTGAAAACCAAGCTGTCGTTGCTGATAGTGTTACGATTCGTTTCCCACAGTTCAATAAACAGCTGACCGGTAAAGTTGATACAGGTGCAAACTTATCCTCTCTACACTGCGAAGAATGGAAAGTTGATTCCGGGCGCAACATGGTTGAGTTCCGTTCTAGCCTACTATCCAATAACACGATTCGTACCGAGCTCATCGATCAGGCTGCTATTAAGACGTCGGAAGGTTCGGAGTACCGTCCTGTCATTGCTTTGAATATTTCCATTGCCGGTAAAGATATTCAGAATGCCAAATTCAATCTAAATGATCGCTCACAGATGCAGGATAAAATCCTTATCGGACAGAATATCCTTGAGCGAGGAAACTTCCTTGTTGATCCTACCAAGCAACATAACCGTTTCGAGGATGTAGATTGGGATGCACTCCAGGACCTATACAAAGACATTACTGTACTTGAAGAGACAACTCTGACTAACGAAAAGGTACACCAAATGATCCTTGGCCTTGTTAAGGAATTTGGTTTAGCTGACGAAATCATAAAGCAGGTGAAATAATGGTTAAGTCACCGTTCTATGTGGTACAGGATTTCCTGTCACCACTTCTGTGCGAACAAATTGTTGATGATCTCAACTTCAATTACCCCGACCGAAACGTAGAGGACGTACCTATTAAGTCGATGCGATCACATGATCGCTCCGAAGAGGTAATATTTGAACACCTACGTCCACTGATTCCAAAACTCGAAGAGCACTATGGGTTTGAGTATCGTGGCACCACCACAATGATGTTCGAATGGTATCCGCAAGGCTGCCAAGGTGAAAAGCCTCACTGCGAGAACAGCAGCTATATGGGCAAGAAGTGGGTTCGCACAAAAGATCGGGACCTTACGGGTATCATATTTTTGTGTGACTATCAAGACTGTGTTCCATTCGATGGCGACTTCGAAGTATATGGTGGCAAAGTTGAATTCCCACAGCACCAATTTGGCTTCAATCCTAATCGTAGCACATTGGTTTTGTTCCCTAGTGAACCTCACTTTATTAATGGCACAACACCTATTCTAGCAGGGGATTCCTACCAAGTGCGTTTTCATATTGCTGCATCTGAGCCCTATCTGTATGATCCCGCTGATTTTCCAGGTGACTACACAACTTGGTTTGAGGAGATCGCCTAGTTGACTTAACCCCTATTCTATAGTAATATGGGGAAATGAGGACACTATCAGTTTTCGTGGCGATCACAATGTTCGTGATCGACTTTTACATTGCTTTCCAACTCGGTGTGAACGTGGGCATGGCCCAGACCCACACCGTTCTTATCCTGCCTCCACAGGAAAGCCTGCCTATACCGAAAGCCCCACCCGCTCAGAAAAAGGACTTGAAAATACCAATGTCTTACACGTTCTCATCGGAGGACGAAAAGTGTCTCGCACTCAACATATACTGGGAGGCCCGCGACCAAGACCTAGAGGGGAAATTGGCCATCGGATTAGTGACCATGCATAGGGTCCGGTCTAAATATTATCCGAACACGGTCTGTGAGGTTGTGTGGCAGAAAAACAAAGACAAACGTACAGGCAAGTACGTGGCCCAATTTTCATGGACACTAGATGGTCGCTCCGACAAACCCAAAAACCCTCAAGCATGGCAACGTGCCCAACTCATAGCGAGTGCGTTTGCTGATGGTGCGTACATCCATGACCTCACTAATGGTGCTTACCTCTATCATGCCAAGTATGTTGACCCATACTGGAGCAACCATTACAAGCAAGTAGCACAAATAGGTTCCCACCTATTTTACAGGTAAAGTTGTCTAATACGGCTCCCCGTCGTATAGTAACAACACAAAATTATAACTATAAGGAGAATAACTATGTCCCTACCTAGCAGTCCGAACGATCGTCAGAAGCTCAAGATGGCCATTGGCGAAATCACCAACTGTTTCCTTCGCATCGATGCCGAGCGTGACGCTATCAAGGAAATTCTTGCCGAAGCAGCAAACAAGTATGGCGTCGACAAGAAGATGATTCGCAAGATCGCCAGCACCATGTACAAACACAACTACGCAGATGTTCAGGCAGAGAATGAAGAGTTTTCGATCCTGTACGAAACCCTTGTTGAAGGCCGCAAAGAAGACGAGGATGCTGCGTAAATGAGCTACATATCTGCTGTCCGAAAGGGCGACGATATCATTGTTTGGGAACGTACGGAGGACGGTGAAAGAACTCTTAACAATCACCGTGCTCCGTACTATTTCTTCACGAAAGATCCCAAAGGTAAGCACGTAAGCATTTACGGTGACAAACTCACTCGTCACGATTTTGCAACAAACGAAGAATACAACGCCGCTCGTAGTGAATGTCGTGGCAGTGGTGTTGAAATGTTCGAGTCAGATCTTCCACCCGAACTAAAGTTTCTTTCCGAGCGGTACTATCAGGTTCCAGCTCCCAAGCTCCATATCACCTTTCTTGATATTGAGGTTGATTACAATACCGAGATAGGGTTCTCTAGCGTTGATAACCCTTACGCTCCAATCAACTCCATCGCTATGTATCACCAATGGGAACATAGGATGGTGTTGTACGCGGTTCCTCCTGACGGTCAAACCTGGACCGAAGAATCTCTCTCCAAGAAGATGAACGAGATCGAGGAGTATCCAGATGACACAGAGATCGAAGTTTACCTCTGCGAAAACGAAAAAGAATTGCTTCTCAGCATTATTGGCGAGATTGAAGATGCTGACCTCATTGCAGGTTGGAACAGTGACTTCTTCGACGTACCTTATATAGCGAAACGCCTTGAACGCACGCTTGGCATGAAGTACTTCGACATGTTGTCATTCCCACATGCTGGACGCCCTAAGTATCGTGAAGTTGAGATGTTCGGTCGCACTAACACAACAATTGACCTTCATGGTCGTATCAGCTGTGACTATCTTGCTCTATTCAAGAAGTATGAGATGGCTGAACGTCCTTCGTACAAGTTGGAATCGATTGCCGACGAAATGCTTCCTGACCTACCAAAGTTGGAATACAATGGCACCTTGGCTGATTTGTATCGAAATGACTTTGCTTGGTTCTGTCGATACAACCTTCGTGACACGGAGGTCCTAAAGGGGTTTGAAGAAAAGCTAGGATACGTTGCTCTGGCAAATGAAATGTACCACCTTTCTACTGGGTTGTGGAAGCATGTTACAGGCACACTAAAACTCGCTGAGCTTGCTATCAACAACTACATTGTGCATGAGATGGACATGCGTTTTCCTGACATGGGTGATCCCGAGCAGGGCAGTATTGCAGGGGCGTTTGTGCTCGAACCAAAGACAGGTATGCATGATTGGATTGGATCAATCGACATCAATTCGCTGTATCCTTCTGCTATTCGCTCTATCAATATTAGTCCTGAAACGCTCATTGGTCAGTTTGACGACTGTGCGAAGGCGGCCGAGAACATTGCTAAAGGGACAATGGTGACGTTAGTTCTTGCCTACGAAGATGGCTCCGAAGAAGAATACACGGGCGAAGAGTGGCGTTCTGTAATGCGAGAACGTAAATGGGCCATCAGTGGGTTCGGTACTGTCTTCTCACAGGAGAAGAAAGGCATCATTCCAGCCATACTTGAAGACTGGTACGCTACTCGTAAGAAATATCAGGCACTGAAAGCAGAGGCAGAGGACAAAGGCAAGAAGTCGTATTATGACCGGTTACAATACGTATACAAGATCAAGCTAAACAGCTTGTACGGTGCTCTCAACAACGCATACTTCAGGTATTCTGACTTACGTATGGGCGAGAGTACAACTGGCACAGGTCGTGCTATCCTTCGACATCAGTGTGCAAAAACGAACGAAGTGATGACTGGTGTATATGATGCTAGCGGTGAGGCTGTTCTATATGGTGACACAGACTCCACATACTTTGCCTTGTTTGCCGAGAATGCTGAAGAGGCTGTTGTGATTGCTGATGCTGCTGGCGAAAAGGTCACAGCATCGTTCCAGGAATTCATGCGTGAGACGTTCTTGTGTCAGCCAGGGTTCGATGATATTATCAAGGCTGGTCGAGAAGTTGTCGCTTCTCGTGGGATCTTCGTTGAAAAGAAACGCTACATCCTTCGTGTAATCGACAACGAAGGCGAGAAGGTTGATAAGCTCAAAGTTATGGGCTTGGACACAAAGAAAACAACAATTCCACCTGCTGTTGGTAAAAAGTTGAATGAATACGTGGGTCGGTTGCTCAAGGGCGAAGAATGGGCCGATATCGCTAACGATATTGTTGAATTCAAGCACTACATTGAAACCACCGATGACATTATGGCGATTGGTCTTCCTAAAGGCGTCAACAAGGTTGAGGAATACACAACCAACCTTGAACATGATCCGAATACTCGTTTGCCTGGGCATGTTGCTGCAGCAATTCACTACAACAAGATGATCGAGCAGCACGGCGATCGTGTTAGCGGTGCAATTACGTCTGGTATGAAGATTAAGGTTTTCTACCTAACGAAGAAGTACGGCAAGTTCAAGAGCATTGCACTTCCAACTGACTTGCACGATGTACCGGAGTGGTTCTTGGAGAACTTCACAATCAATCGACAAATGCACATTGAACGACTTGTTGACAATCCACTGGGTAACATTATCAAGGCTATTGGTAAAGAAGTACCAACAGCACAATCGCTTGTTGTAGAAGATTTACTAGGGTTCTAATGGTTGACGAATACCAGAAAGTGGCGGCGATCGTTTGTAACGACATGAAGGTGCTTGGTGCACTGACCGAACGTCAGGACGTCGATGAGGACTTTCTTCGAAAGAGCATACTAATGATGGTCGAAAAAATGGAAGAGGCCATCAATAACCCTCGCATAAGGGACATGCGTTACAGTGCCATGTGTGCACTTGCCCTGGTTGTTCGAGATAAAGAATGATCTACACATCTAATTACGCTCGTAAGGGAACAGACCCAAACGCGGTTTCAATTAGCCGCAGACCCCCTGATTGGTTTAAAGGGCCACACCTAAAAATTATTGCCCCAACATGGGACATGATCTGCGGCGTGAAAGAGGGTCGCATTAGCGAAGAAGAATATGCACGGCAGTACTTAGCCCAGCTAAACAGACTGGAACTCAGCATGGGATGGCTCAACTGGTTGAACTCCTGGCCACATCCAACATACTTCCTGTGTTATGAAACACCTACCGACTTTTGTCATCGGCACGTTTTCGCTGAATGGGTTAAACGAAAGCACGGTTTTCTAATTCAAGAATGGAAAAACCCAAAAGAGCTTGAAGAACAAAAGCAACAGGATGTGGTTGACAATTTGCTTCAATTTTAGTATAGTTAAGACCAAACTAACAATAAGAGATAATAACAATGAAACTATCCGATGAAACCCTTTCCTTTATTCAGAATGTTGTCCACACTGCTGGTATCGTTGATATTGACAGCATCATCATCGATCCTGAAAGTGTACGAGGCCTTGCCGATAACCACACAGTCGTTCTTCTTGAAAAGGAGGTCCCTGAATTGGAAATTGGCTCGATTGGCCTGAATCGTACAGATGTATTTCTACAGCGTCTGGATGTTGTTAAAGACCTAGACGGGTTTGCAGTCGAGGCTGTGATGGATGGCAGCGACAAAGGATTCGTTCGGTCCCTAACACTGAAAGCAAAAGGCACCAAAGTTGATTATCGGTGTGCCAACCCAACAACGATCCGTGCTCCTCGTGTCATTAATGACGAACCAAGTGCTCGTGTAGATGTCACAGCAGAGGCTGTCAAGCTACTCCAGAAAGGTGCTGCTGCAATGGGCTCTGACCTTGTCGAGTTTCACAGCGACGGAGACGGAGTGCATTTCTCGCTGGTTGACGTGAACAATGACACGTTTGAGCACCAGTTTGCTGAAAAAGCAACACCGCTCACAGAGGGAAGCGAAGGTAAATTTACGTATAAGTACCCTGTAAAGACACTCCTGGCTCTGTTTAAGGATAGTTCTGTTGATCATTTCAGCGTCGGCGGAAAAGGCACCATGCTCGTCAAGGTCAGTGGTCTAGGAGTCTACGTACTTCCAAAGGTATAAGATGTCAGACGAACGTCTATACAACACACGTTGTGAGGAAGATCCTTCTAAGGAATGTCCACACAAGAAGTCAGTTCGGATCTCTGGTCCTGGGGTTATTTCCTGCTCATCTGAGGAACTGCTTAAATGTTGTAGGGCCAAACGACAGTTGGAAGCACTTAAAAAGATTCATATAAGGAACCAACAATGTTCGGATGGAAAAGCAGAAAAACACTAAAAGATGAGCTTCTCGCTGAGATTCGTGAAGAGGACGAAAGGCGTCGCAAGGAAATTGCTGAAGCTGAAAAAAGGGCTCGTGAAGAAGAGCGTGCTCGTCTAGCTGCCGAGGAAAAGGCTCGTGAAGAAGAGGCTGCTCGAATGAAGGCCTCTGAGGAACCATGGGTCGAGATCAAAGGTATCGTCCAAGACCCCGAAAAAGGCATCAAGATTGACCTCGACTGGAATGATGCTTTTGTAAAGCATCTCCGTGACAATGGATACACTGGCGTCGATGACAATGCCGTTATCCAACGCTACGTCGCTGTGCTTGCTAAGCAGGTAGCAGAAGATATGGCTGACGACCAATACAACGAGAACGAATAATGAAGTACCTTGTTTTTGATATTTCGAACGTGCTATACCGTACGTTCTTCGCTAACAAACAGCACGATGTAGACACAAGTACTGGGCTTGCTCACCACACAGGACTAATGAGCATGAACAAGTTCTACAAGAAGTTTCGTCCTGACCGTGTTGTGATGGCATTCGACCGGCACAGTTGGCGTAAGACATACACCGCATCTGAGGAGGCTCTAACCTCGAAAAAGTACAAGGGCAACCGTCGTCTCAACATGACACCAAAGGAGCAGGAGAAGTTCGAACGCTTCAAAGAACACGTTGACGAATTCGAAGACCTAATGCGGAAGCACACCAGCGTTATTTGTCTTGCTGGTAACGAACTCGAGGCGGACGATCTGGTTGCAGGTTTCGTAGAGGCTTACGGCGAAGATGGCGAAGATGAGATCATCATTGTCAGCCGTGACCGAGATCTTGCCCAGAACCTTGGCCGAGGACGTGATACGTTCTTCCCGAACGTCGTTCAATATGATCCTTTCGATGGCAAACAAATCACGATTGAAAGTGCAATCCGTGATTGTCTCAAAGACAAAACTGGTAAGATCAACATTCCCGAAGACCACAAGTCTGTGGATTTCTTCCTGTGGTGCAAGGGTCTCAAAGGTGATGCTGGCGATCATGTTCAGTCAGCACGTCCTGGCATCCGTTGGACACGTATTCTGAAAGCGTATGAAGATGATTATGAGCGGAACAAACTGCTCCACGAGACATGGACAGACACAAAAGATGGACAGCCTGTAGAGCGTGTTGTGAAGGATATGCTCAACGAAGGCATGCTGCTGATGAATCTACGCAACCAGCCCGAAAACATCCGTGCAGCAATGTTCACCGAAATTCTCAAAGAAGTCGAGAATCCTGGCAAGTTCAACTACTTTCAGTTCATGAAGTTCTTGGGCAAATATGAAATGTCCAAGATTGCCGAAAATTTAGAACAGTTCACGGACCTGCTTAGCCGTTAACCACCACTTGGTTCGTCATCCTGTGGCTTTGGTGCCTTACGTTCTTTGCTCTCTGGTTTGTTCCAGTGACTGAATCCGTTCCACTTACGACCTGCATTTGAATAGAATGCAAACACAGCTGCTGCCAATGCAAACAATGCAGAAAGCAGCGCTGTATGCTGTGTTGTGGGTGCCTGGACGATACACTCAGAAACCTTCCCACCAGCTTCAACACATCCCTCAAGAATATATGGATGCAAACCCATATACCATTTCGTAACGTGAGCGGCACCGAACCCAAACAAAATAACCACCGCACGAGGAATCAAACGCCAGGCATCAATCCACTCAGCGATCGCAAGATGAAATTTCCGCCACGAATCTATATCTGCCATTTTATTACCCTTTTCCATATTCAACTCCTTTGAATGTGTCTTTCCCTGATAAATATATTTATTGACCAGGAGAAACCATGCCAGCAATTCAACGAATAGGCGATGCCAATAGTGCAGGTGGTGCAATTAATAATGTATCGCCAAATACAACCGTTTATGCAAATACACTGCTTGTTGCCATTGACGGTTCCGTTGGCACCTCTGACAGTGCCTGTGATCATGGCAACATCCACTGTGCAGGTAACTGGGTAACACAACAAGGCTGTCCAACGGTCTTTGCCGGTGGTGCTGGTGTAACTGATAAAGTAAACTTTACTGGAAATGTGGACTCTTGCGGACACACTCGTGTTGGTGGTTCAAGCAATGTATTTTTGTGTGCTGGTGGTGCTGGTGCAATTGCTGACCACAATCCACCAATGAACTCGTACGGTAGTACCGATGGTCTAACAGCTCTTCCTTACGGGTCTCCTTTAAATGTGAACACGATTCAAACAAAGGAAAACTTTACACGAGCAGATGCACATGTCGTTGTCCACAATGACGATCCACTAAATGTTGGCTCACCTCCTAACCTACCTCCCAATACAACACCTCGACCAGTTGAGGTGCTTGCCACAGATAATACAACGGTCTCAAATACACCGACTCCTTATACATGTGCTGTGATTGAGGCACTCCCCGATAATTTTAACTGGGCATCGCACCCAACTGGTTCACCACAACCACCAACCTTTGCAACTTGGGCTCGAACCCCTGGAACGTGGCCTGAGGTGCAGCTCTCAGCTAATTTCACTTTAGCAGATCTAACTGTTGATGCATTTGTTAGTAGCTATGAGTTTACATCCTCTGTTACACAGGCGTGTGGACTAACACAAAAAGAGATTCTTCGAAACCTCTGCTATCTCGCTAATACTGTACTTGAACCAATATACGCACTCTACAGAAATAGTGATGACACCACGTATGGTTTAACTGCTATCGATGCCGGTAGTCCAACACCAACACACACAATGGTAATTACATCTGGATGGCGAAATGGTTCCGGTAGTAGCCAACACGACCTAGGGCAGGCTGCTGATATACAGTTCCTTGACATTCATGGAACAGCCTCAACTGGTGATACCTACTACTCCCGTGCACAATATATTCGAGATAACATTAAGTTTGATCAGCTGATCCTCGAATGGTTTGCCAGAAACCCCTGGATACACATCAGCACAAAATCGGACAGTTCGCCAGGATTACGTAATAGTGTTTTGACCCAAACTAGCTCAAATTCCTATACCTCCGGCCTAATTAAACTTGGGTAATTGGTAACCCCTCCTTTTGCGGTCTCTAAATAATGGTAACAAAAAACTGTTAATTCGCAACCAAAGGAGACACAAAATGTCAGAAGCAATTAATGTAATCAAGGGAAAATACCCACATGTTGGCTGGGTAGATCTAGAAGGCCAGGGCATTCTCACTGAGGTTGCCGTTGTCAAGGAATCCAACACGGGCTTGTACTTCATCCGTCTCGACCAGATGGATGGTATCGATAAGCAGCGTTTGTTCCGCATCATCACCAACCGTAACGCTCACATGTATGAGCTATGGGATTTGATGAGCAATGTTACTCTTGGAAATGGTGCAAACTCACTTGACTATTTCCACCAGTATGTTAAGGTTCTAACTCCAAGTGGTAAGGTTATGAATCCTCAGATGGGTCGTATTGGTGCTGCTGCACCACGTATTGCTCCACGCAATGCTCCTGCTGCTGAGAAAGCTCCTGCGAAGAAGTAAGGGACGGGAGTTACAGGGAAATGAGGGGGTAGTTTCGGCTACCCTCTCACCAGTAAGCCAGGCTTGACGCCCATTTCAACCAACTGATCCATCAGTGCTTGTGGGCTAACATGCTGGGAAGGTAGCTCCAGAACACGGGCTACAAATTCAGAACAAATTTCACCATTAAAATTCTTTCGTGGAAGTGTAACATCAAAATACTGTTGCATTGCCTCTACTATTCCAATATAAGCTGCTTCCATATATCCATACGGAACATCACTTAGGTGTTCCAAGGCACGAGGTGCAACATCTGGCCAAGGTTTTGGTGCCTTCATTATATCCAGTTCCACACCAGCATACTTGCTTAGATTTACGATACGTCGACGACTTCCACCCTGTGCTTCAACCATCATTAACCGTGTTATACCACCCGTAGTAATCCAAAAGGCAATACCAACATGGGAATATCTAGATTTGGTGAAAAAGCGAATGACACTGCCTACCCAACTCGGGCTGTCCTTAATGAAAACAATATCACCGTCAATGATTAAGCTACGAGCTTGATCATATGGCAGCGTTAATACTGTCATGAGGATCGAGCAACACTTACAGTTAGTGTATATGTAATCGATAGTGTTCTATTTGCAGACTTCAAAACAGGTGAGAAGATAACGTGTGTTAGCAAACGCTCACGCTCTGTTGCAGGGGCCGTCGCATTATTCTGAACACCTGCATCTTCACCAGCAACTGGTGCGTTGTTGGTCAGAGGTGTAGTCTGCCCAAGGGCCGTGAATAGTGGAGTTGCACCTGTGTTATTCACAGTTATCGTTGCACTTGCTCCAGTTGCATTTGTGGTGAACTGTAGATAACCAAATGTGTTAACTGTTGGGATAACTTCATTGTTTGTGATGGAGGCAACAACACCAGAAGGGCCTGATGGAAGCACTGCATTCAATGCATCAATCAAATCTTGGTAGGTAACAACTGCTGGAGAGCCACCACCTGTGCCTATTGGTGTCACAGATGTAACAACAGTACCAGCACCAGCATCATACTGGAAGTCATATGTAGTACCACTTACGAGACCGGTATCATCTTGGGCGGTTTTGTCTCCAACATCAATCTGGTGGTAAGCATTACTGTCCGATGCACCTGCACCTGTCGTATATAGACCAAGTTCATCAAACACAAACGTACCATCTGTGTTCTCAACAGCGTCACCGGATGTGCCAGGGTTTGGATCTAGGTCGGAGCTAATCTGCCCTGTTGGCTCTGTTGGGTTGATTGTAGATGCAATAACTACCTGTGATAGAACACCCAATTCTTGGCTACGAACACCTGGGCCAGAAACGTGAGTAACTGTTGCTGGATCGCCATCTGGGTTTGAACCACCACCTGGACGGGAAACAGAGGTACCAATGGAGCCTGGATCAATACCAATATTAGAATTGCTGTCATCGATGATTTCCGAATACGTCTCATTGTACAAACGGGAACGCCATTCCTGAAGATCTGGTGGAAGCCCATCGTTTGGGGTCTTGAAGTTGACCAGACCTGTTGGATCAACGACGGTTCCACCATTTCCATATGCTATTCGATAGATGAAATAGTTGCTTTCATTGGAAAGAGCACGGGATATGACACGGGCCAAATTCTGCGGATGCACAGCATTCTTCTTGTCCAAAAGGACATTTCCAAGGTCGTCTTCGATGTGAACATGACCCTCAACGACGATCGGTAAACTTTCTTTCATTTGATCAGCTCCTAAACTGTATTTTATGTATTTATGCCAGGAGGTTTACGCAGCTAAAGTCTTGATTGTGACCGAAATCGCATCTGCACTAGCAACAGTATTCAGCACCATTTCCACAATATCACCAACCGCAACACTAACATCTCCTGACGCCAATGTTCCTGTGATGCTATCTGCGGCCGACATTAGTGAACTCAGTGCTGGAATTGGACTACCAACAACGCCCGTAAATGAGAATATTCCTTGTGAAATACCATTTACACGAATGTCAACAGCAAGGTTGCTAATTGGCGAACCAGCAGGGGACGATGGTCCTGTTTGGGCATCGATTGCGCTACCAACAAGATTCTGTGGTAACAAGAATGCTCGTATAGCTGTTATTCGCATTATTGTACTACCAGCTGTTGGCGTCTGCAGCGTACTACCTGCAAGATCGTAGTTGTGATCGGCACCAGTTATGTACGTAATTGTATCAAAAAGCATTATCCTTTCCTCCGTTAAACCCCACCAACAACTCTTGCATATCCCTTCTGAGCCGCTGAAAATAAAACCTTAATTGTATTTGCATCCACCACAATAAAATGCAGTGGAATAACTTTTTCTACTGTGGCAGGCGAGCCATTGTATGACAAAATGGCATCGATTGCAACATTAGTTGTCCCCAATGAGTGCGTAATCGTCCACGTTGTGGATGGTGATGACTGTGTATGATCGTATCCTGCTACCATGTCAAATCCTTAAACCACATATACCCTTCCTGTTGTTGGTACAGACCAAGTAATCGTCACTTTGCTTGGTGAATTTGCAACAACCGAAACTGGCATCATCTTTTCATCTGGACTACCACCTGACCAACAATCCACAACAGGAGCAATAGTGCCCAGGCGATGCTGAACAACCCAAGTTGTAGAAGCTGCAAAGGTTTCCGTATATGCTTTTGTAATAGTAATCTGTGGCATTATACTAACCTTACTGTACCTACTTGTGCAGAGCTAAATGTTATTGTTACTTGCATCAAACTATCGTGAACAATTGATGCTGGTTGTATTTCTTCATTTGTATCAAGGAATACACGTACGATTGGATACCGTCCTAGGCCATGACCAATTACCCAAGTATTAGATGCTACAGAGATTGTTTCCTCAAACGCAAAAAGCTGTGCTTGAGGTTGATTACCATCAAATATTCCTTTCAACACAATAGCACGACCAGAAACAGGTGTATCAAATTCTATCGATACTGTGTTGCTATCAATTGGAATTATGTTTGTTGGAATAACCATTTCATTAGTATTGTCATAGACCTGAACTGCAGGGGTACCAGCAATAAGATTGTGTGAAACGGTCCACAGGGTTGATGCTACTGGCTGTGTATGTACGTGTGCATTTATTTCATTGGTGATTGGAACCCAGGTTGCTATTTCTTCAACTGGACTTCCATTTGCCGTAAGTATTACTGCAATCCATACACGGTTGTTGAAGAAGGCAAGGCGACCTTGCTTAATTGCACCCACAGCAAAGCTTGCAACAGCATCTGGGAACTGAGCCATGCTCTCTTCTTGAAGTGCAGCTGCAACTAACTGTCCCACCTCCTTAAAATTTAAGTCACCATATATTTCCATCTTAATATTTATCCTATGCTAGGCCCACCCCTGGAACACCCATTACCACAACCACACAGTTGATTGCCTTGTTAAACGTAACAGTTAGCTGGTTTACACTATCCAACGTAACACTCTGTGGAATAATTTGTCTGTATGTCAGAGGGCTGCTGTCCTGCAGGTATACTGTTGGATTCACAAATTGCTGACCCAAATTATGCGTTATGGTGTGGCTTGTTGCAGCACCGCCGTGTAGGGTCGAGTCATAGTTAAACTGTAGTGCTTGAGCTGTGTATGCTAGTGGGCTACCGTCTGATACAACTGGAACATTGCCTGCGGCTGCACCTGTATCGGTAACATTATTCAAACCACCAAGTGCAAGATCAACTGATAGGCCTGTTGCATCCTGCACCAATCCACCCGATGGAGTTAGCAGTAGTTGCAGTTGTGAATTTGCAGCTGTTGAACGTGTTGTCCCATCTGTCGTTAAAATAATTGCACCTGTTACGGTATCATAAAGATCAATACCAACTTCATCTGCTGGTGACTCAATAATACCAGCACCAAGGTTTACATTTAAAATATTTCCACTGTAAGATAGTCCAGTGCCTGCCTGAACAGCACCTGGGCCTGATATTTCAATCCATGAAGCCGATATTCTGTCATAGGAGTACGAATGTCCAGCATGGTAAGAAAGACTGTTACTACACAGTACGGTTGTACCATTAGGAATTTCGTTGTTTGGTGAACCATCTATTGGAGATGGTGAACCCACATTTGCAAGTCCCTCCGGACGAGTCCATGCACCAGCTGTGTAAGGATTTGTTCCTGGTGAGCCACCACCATCTACATATTCAATAAGATCATAGTTGTTGAAACCAAGCAATGCGAGGCTCGAATGAATATGACCATGCTCCGCAGCAATAATAAAACGGGAGCCCGCTACCAAAGTTCCTATACGGACCCATGTGCCAGCTAACGGGCTTCCAGCATCTGTAAGTTTATATGTAAGGATGTCTCCATTTACAACATTTGTAACGGAACCTGGAGAACCAACTCCCCACATTTCACCTTGTGTTCCACCCCACTTAATATACGTAACAGTATCACCAACTGCGGTTACATCAGCTACCGGTTCAGCTGAAACAATATCTACTAGATCTGGATCTTGAACTGGTTCACGCCAACGAATACTAGAAGCAATCTGGTCAACATAGTTTTTGTTGGTTGCATCGGTTGGATTTGCGGGCAAATCAGGAATGGTGATATATGTGCCTGTTGACATCGATAGAACACCAGTCATTGTATCACCAGCCTTCTCAACCCAAATGTCCCCTGCACCTCCTGCAACAAGTCCCAGTGTCGTACGCTGCGTGGCAGCGTCAGCGTCGTCAACAAGTGCACGACCTGCGGCTGTTATTGTTCCTAAAGCAAGTGTTCCAGCTGCGGTACTGTAGTAGAACTGATCTGCTGCTGTTGTTGCTCCCACAGTGCAGAAATCCAAAAGTGCAGGGCAGAATTGTGAATCGAGTGCCTGTAGTACGTCAACTAGGTTTGAGATTGGTGAACCAATAACGGCGAATGTTGAAAATGTACTTGCATTGAATGTACCATCGACATTTACGTAGCCCATCGCCAATAATAAGTTACTAGCAATAGAACCTGGTGCAATCTTTTCCCATACGGCTGGGGAACCTGCACCAAAGAAGTAGTAGAAATTATCGGTCGTATTGAAGTAAATTCGTCCCGGTTCACCTATTGGGGCAGATGCAAGGCGTTCAATGATTGCATTTTGCAACTCACCTTTGCCTAATGTTCTAAATTTTAGATTGCCATTAATCTGCATGATTAAACCGTAAAGAATATCAAATGAGCCGTTCCAGCCATCGCATCAAGAAATGTAATTGTAACGGTTGTTGTATCTGTGATCTCAATGGAGTCGGGAAGTACCATTTCTCCAACTTCATCGTAGACTTGCACAAGAACTTGGTCAGAGGCAAGTCCGTGTGTTATTGTCCATGTCGTTGCGGCTACCAGTTGTTCATAGAGGTATCCCTTACCAGAACCACCACCACTACCACCAGTGACACCACCCTTGGCAACTATTTTACCAGTGTCTTTATCAAGTAGTAAGTCTACATAGTTAGCCATGGCTTATCCGTAAATTATAATTGGTTGTATGTCGATCTGGATCGTATACGTATTGATAACAACCCCAACACGCTGAAGTGATCCTGATTGTGGTACACTTGTTGTTAACTGCCCCGTCGGTCCCACAAAAATATATGTACCAGGGTCCTCTATCCAATTGAAATTGTCGTCGGTGATATAACCATTTGCCGCATACGTATGCGTCTCGCCTGTAACAAAATCTTCCGTAGCAATACCAATTGCTGGATAAGGTCCTGGCTGTGCTCCACCACTCGTTCCGTTTTTTGCCAGTCCGATCTTGTATTCACCTCCTCTAAGAGCGACTGCGTAATATTGCGGAATGTTTTCAATTGCTTGACCTTCTACGAGTCCCTGAGCAACCTTAAAGCCTGTTATGTTTGAGAACTGTGAAAAAATCACAGACTCAGTTGTAATGAATTTTCCTTGTCCTCGTCTATCATATTTCTTGATAGGTTGTGTTCTGTTTTCGTCGTCATAGAGAATACGACCTGATAGAACACTATCATTTAATCCTGCTTGTGTGCCCGTGCTGTATGGGAAGATAGTTAAACCACTAACCTTTGCCACAAACATACGAACTTTTTCTGTCCACCTTGAACCTGCCCAGACCTTCATCACAGTCTGGGTGGATCTTGTATCAAACCAATGCTGACCAACAGCAGGGTTGCTTGGTGTGTTTGGCTGATCAAGTGGCTGGTAGATGGTTGTACCAAAGGTACGCTCAGCCGTCATCTTATCAATGTCAATGTACAACCAATACTCATTTGCCGATGGTAAATCGGTCCAAGCTGGATCAACTAGCAGAGCTTCTTCCCATAGGTAGTCATCATTTGGGCCATCAGCAAAGTTAAGCACAACAGGGGCGGTCTGTCCATCCAAAAGAATAACAGTGTTCCCAGCTGTAAACTGTAACGCTGTTGCATGAGTTCGTACTATGCCCTGTCTGAAATTGATTCGTGCCATGTGCCCTTCCTATCGCTATATTTAGGTGGACGTTATGATAACAGTGAACGGTCCACCATCATACCCACCCAGGTCCCAGTGACCCATATCCCACCCATGTAGGAAGTTATAATAAACGTCGTTTATCTCAATGGAGGCCACTTCGCTAACACGGGATTCCAAAGCAAGCGACTGGCCCTGATTTGTGCAAACGTCCGGTTCGTCATAGCCCCACTCTCGTACCGTTAAAGTGCCACCTGCACCCGCAGAGGAGGCGATTGCCTCGAGTACATACACTCTCAGGATATCCGGAGAGCCTCCACTTGGAACGGATAGAAATGCCGTATACTCGCCGTCACTGGCGGTGCCGGACACGTTAAACTTCACACCATACTTCAAGATATCTGCCCATGTACTGGCACCCGATATTGGTGCGGCAAGGGTGTTGCTTATCTCAAAATATCGTAGGCCCGCATTGATGGCCAAAATGGAATTTGGAACCAATGCTGCAGACTGAAGCACGCTTTCAAATTGTGTACCAAAACCACCACAGTTGGCATGCTCCTCGACTCCAGCAGGGGATGGAAACACAAGCCCAGCTTTCAATGTATAAGTGTTTATATTAGCGTCGTAGGCATATGCAGTTGAATGAAAAATTGCACCCGCAATAGGAACTTGTTGTGGTGGAGAACCAATGGTGGCATCCACAGAAGCTGGAATCGTTTCAGATACGTAGATACGTGTTGTGTAAACCGTTGTACCATTCACCGATGCTGTTAATGCTAGTGCACTAGTAACGGTGTACTCACGAAAACCGTATTCATTCTTGATTAGGATTTTGTCACCGAGCACAAAGTCAGCGTCAAACTTTCCATTAATCTCCCAATAACCACCGGATGAACTTGCTCCTGATAACTGGTAGTTTGTCCAGTTGTCATTGAACATTCGGTTAGCTTCTTCTTCGGTCCAACCCCAGGCCGAGACATCTGCTGGAACACCCAGTGCCAACTCAAAGTCTTCAGTGATAGTAACATCAATACAGTCCGTGTGGATGTACTCAACTAATACCTCAATAATTTTTGAGTGGTAAGGTTTGATTTCTTCTACATAAGAAACTAACCCGGCTACTGGATCAATTGTAGTTACCATTTATCTCTCCATTAATCATCAAACAGTCCTGATGTTTCCAAAATTCTAATACCATGCAATGCGATGAAAGATGTCTTAAACAAATCTGCATATCGGTGCTGGTATGGCAGTGCCGCAGTTAGCAAGGCTGAGAACCACATGCGGTTTACGTTCTCATATGTAAAGGTATTATAGATATCATCCATCATGTCTGCAATTGTCTGTGCATCTGTTGAGTCACGTGGTGTCAACGATAGTGGATCCCATGTATCAAAGAACGTATTAATATCTATTGGGGCAAAGTCGTTACTACCATCCTGGAGGTATGATAGAATTGCCTCCCAACCAGAAGCACCATCACAAAAGGCTTGACCATCACCAAAACCAATTCGTGTTGACGTGTCATTCTCGTCATCATATAGCTCTTTATTCAAGGAAGGTACACGCACTGCTGTTCCACCTAGTGAAGCTAGAGTCTGTCCGATAATTGATTCGGTTAGGATGTTCCATAGATCACGATCAATTGAGTACTGCTGTTCCTGTCTAAAGATAGACCATTCCTGGTGGCGGTTCTGAATACTATCAGGGCCGTATAAAGGATCGGTCGTTGATAGATTGTCACGGTATGTGAAATCACGTGTAAACCGTAATGTGTATCGATCATCGGCATTTACATATGCACTCAATCCACGAATGATAGCCTGTGTGTATCGACGAGGAATAACAACCGATGGCGTAGGGGAACCAGCTGTATCAATGTTCTGAACAATCACGTATGGCACTGGCACTTTATTCAACTGGATTTGTGCTTCCACCATTGTGACAGCCTTATTCCGATAAGTCTGACGAACTGTCTTTTCACCAACCCAGAAGTAATACTTAGTAACAGGCTCACCATCAATAACCTTCTGTTCAGTTGTGTATGGTGTATCTTTCTTCCATGTTATGTCATCAATATCAGCATCTGTTGGATAGTACTTTGCAACATGAATATGATCTGCATCAGTATAATCGAGGCCTGATATTTCTGCACTGATAGCTGCTGAGCTTGTGAAGGTTCCAACTAGCAAACCATTTACATATAGCGTTGCTGGATGAGCACTGCTAATTGTGAATGAAGGGGCACCATAAACGATACGGCTTGCATACTCCTCCACTTCAAATGGATACTCTGTCCATCCAATTGGAGATCCACCGTCACCTTCATACACAACTTCACGGACACGGCCATTCACGCGCTGACTTTCAGCAATTGTAATGTCACCCTCTTGTTCTTCTGCAATTGCATTATACTCGCTTGGTGGAACATCAGATTCGGTCCACTGGTACATCTTATAGTCACCAAAGTCAGCTAGTTTACCCCAGCGACGTAGTCTCTCAAACGTGTCTGTGAATACTGCCGTGTCAGAGTAAGGAACAAATGCAAGGAGACTGGAATCCAACCAAGTTGTGTTCACAGCGTTGCTACCATAAGGATACTGACTTGCTGGTGATCCTACTGCTGTCTGTGCTGGATCTATGCTGTCACTGTAACCATATTGAATCAAAGCTGGATCCGATGGTCCTGTAACATCTACAAGTTGGATGGCTTGAGGATAATGATGACCACGAGCTGGATCCCAAATAATAACGTTCGTTAGTGTCAAATCATCCACAGCATCGCGCACCTTGGCTGGATTGTGTCGCTGCTCTGCAGGATTGATTGTGTAAACCTTTAGGTTTGGCCATACCGTAGTTGGATTGGTTGTTCCAAAATCAATCAATCGAGAGTTCACTCGGATATAGTCAACTCCTTCTATCAACCGCTCTGTTTGGTCTGTATGTGGGCTTCCATCAAAATTATAGTATGTAGCAACAACCGTATCACATATCTCTGGTGTTTCATAATAGTAATGACCACCAAATAGAACAAAACTTGGTGAATCATCTAAAGAGGTTGCCTCTGCATTGAAATACATGTTACCGTTTGCATCGAAGAATTCTTTCTGGTTTGGATATTCATACCAACGATCTTGATCATTATTTGAAATACCAATGAAGCCCGTTGAAGCTGTTTCATTTGGATCTACAAATTCTAGACGCAGTTCCGTTAAGTTACCATCAGAGGCAAATAGCTGCACTTCTGGAAGTGTGTATTCGTTGGCATTACCAAAGTCAGCAATCTTACGAGCCCAGTACTCATCAATTTTTGCATCGACGAAGCGACGAGAATTGATAAATGCTTTCACGCTGTTTACCGACCCTTTCTGCTGAATCATTCCGCGCCAGAAAATGAATTGCGACTTTGGATTGATGTTAATAGCATTTAGGTAATCCCTTGCTCCATCGTAACCCAAAGAAGCACGGGCCTCCGCAACAATCCTATTGGACTCCACTGTTCGATATGTATCATACGCATACCGTAGGTCATCAACCTGACCTTCAATGTTACGAGAGAAACGAGATCGACCAGTCGTATTGCTGTTGTCTACTAAAACAAAACCACCAAGGTTTGGTCGGAAGGAGAATTCCGTACTACGGTCCATCTGTATATCAAACTTGGCCGTATTTAACCCTAGGAATGAATCATAGATGACATTACCTGTTGCTGCATAATCTTGGAATAGAATAACGTGCTCATATCCATCAATGTAGATGTGTGCACTGGTTAGATGTAGGTTGTTGTACAACTCAAACCCTGGTGGAGCAATTGGAGACACTGTATTCTCAATGCCTTCCTGAACATTAATACGTGTTAGCTGATCTTCACGTAGTGGCAATACATCACTTGAAGGCAACTGAGTGCCATACTGATCTAGTAACAGCTGGTTAGTACGTACATCTGCAAATGGCCCCTTTACAAGATCCGAGACAATGCCTTCTGGTGTTGCAATCCACAGGTTGTACTTAAATGGATTTACTTCAAATGTTGGAGCTGTTTGAGCTGAAAGCGCAGCACGGACATATAGGTCACCTACACCATCCGTGAGTAAATCAATTGCAATGCCATTACGAGCATTGCGTGATGTGATAGCCAACTTAAATGTTGAACTTGTATCCTGAATAATATAGTAGGTTGTATTTGGAACTAGAGGCTGTGGCAGCGTTCCTTCCGTGAATACATCCACCACAGTTCCTGTTGTCCAACCACCCGGAGCCTGTTCACTATACGTAAATGTATCCGTAGAAGCTAATGCAGTTACCGGATACTGATCACGACGGAACCGCTCTGCTTTACGGGAACTGTAAGCCCAATTAATCAAACGCTCTTCTTCTAGCTGCCAGTTAGTAACCTTACCAGTTGCAGCATCAATATCCGTTACCGCGTGGTTGAACCTAAAGTTATCAACCTCTGCTGCATAGGCAGCGTAACCATCAATAAACGAGATCAGGTTCTGAAATCCGTTAATCTGTGTTGGTGGAGTCGCTGTTAGCACTAGGTCTGTATCAAGCTCAACGTGGTACCAATTAGCCGATGTTGTCGCACCTTCCAGTGCTGTGAAGGTTGACTGAACTTGGAATATGGACTGTGTTCCTGTACCAGCACTCAGGATATCAACGATTGGTCCACCTGGGGATGTTGATAGGGTATACTGATTTGCAGCTACCTTTGTTACATAATATGGTGTATCTGCCAACAGTGGTGAAGGCAAGAATTCTGTTGATGATAGATAGACAGCTTGTCCATCTGTCCAAGGTGCAGTACGTCCATACACATCTGTCAATGTTAGGACATCCGTACCAATATCAACCGTAAAGTTGTAGGTTTGACTTCCATAATAAGGCATTGGACGACCAGTTGGTGAGTACGAGCTAACATTAAATGTCCACTGGCTCTGTGTATCTTGATTGATTAAAGTTGGAGGCGACTTGAGAATAGAAACCTTCAATGCATCAACTGTGTGATCCTCAATACCAGGGGAACGCTTCAATGTAACTTGGTAGTCTTCCTCTACCACATCGAATATTGTACTTGACAAGATTAACGAAGTCGTATCGATTACAGTTGAGAACTGGTAAGATAGATAGGTATCCCATCCTGACCACATACGACGGAAGTTGGATGAACTAATGTCATATCCACTAGCTCTGTTGTAGTTTGTATACCACTGTAGTGTACCAGGCACACGGAAGATGGTATTGTCTGGCTGCAGGTCACCATGGAACAAAGTATTCTGGTGTGCATATACCTTCTGTGTATTTTGGTCAACATTTAGGCAGCCGACATATACAAAATCGATACCAAGTGTAGAATGAATAAAGCGAATAGGTTGAATTTTGAATGCAACCTTAAGGCTATCGTACAAGTACTGAGAGGAATTCTCCCAAGCCCATTCCACTGTCCCAGCATCGTCATAGTTGTAATCATCTGCCGCATTTGGAACCTGTGCATAGGCTGTCCAAATTGATCGAATAGGGTAGATGCTAGGGATACCACCCTTTGTTATAGGGAGGATCGTTACTGGAGGTAGTAGAGCATCTGGGCTATAAGTGTTACCAGCTCCATCCTTCACAACACCTGTGTCCATGTTGACAGGAATGTAATTGTACTGTGTTGCCTCTCCTGCAACACCTGTACTGACACTACCATCAGCAAGTAGTTCTCCAGCAGGGACAATACCACTAACGATGTTAGTCCACATTGCTGAGGACCAACGGCGTCCAGCAACCGCTGGATACGATGTATCCCACCAATCTGGTTTTGTGTAATACCCCTGAAGTACCCATGGTTCAAAGTGCGGATACGGAGTACCTAATTGCTTCTGGTAAACATCACGCCAATCGCCACCGGACACATAAGATGCTCCCACTTGTGGCATTAATGATGGAGGGCTACCACTAACAGTGGCTGTCTTATAATTCCAAGTATATGGATCATCACTCATATACTCTTCGTTGGCATAAGGATCAAGAATCTCTGCCTGGCTAACAAAACTTGCAAACTGCTCTTCAAATAGCTGATCGGTTAGCACAGGATCCTCTGCAAATGTAGTATCAAAATCAAATACCAAAGTAGGATCTTCGGGAGCAGCTTCCCATAGTCGTGTCTCTGTGTTGTAAATGACATCCGAGAACAACTTGTTAAAATCAATCAATTCCCAAGCACCGTAGTATCCATTACTGATATCACTCAAATATCCTGGACCAACACTTGGATCATTTACCCAACTACCAGACTGAAGAATCTTTAGCTGGTTAACTGCTGTGTCATACCAGAATGCACCTTCCGCTAGATCTATAGCAGGAGCAATCTCACCCACTGCCACGGCCGACATACGATACATGATACGGTTTCTTGAATTGGAGGTATCATACCAATAAAGGGCCGATGTGTTACCAAACATAGTTTGATAAGCAAGGAATGAATCTGGGGGAGTCGAAGCAACCGCAGCACCCATCTTCCCAGTTGGATTGGATGATCGTGTATCAGTGGTGCTAATAATTCTACGGTTAGCCGTTTCAATTGTTGTTGGATTGAACTCAATGTGGGAGTAATGACCATCATGGTGAAGTATTTCATTCAAACCGATTGTTGGATCATAAATCTGTTGTGGTTCAACCTTGTAAACCATATCAAAGAATGGTAAGGTTGCAGGCCAGTTTTTAACACCGAGCCCCGTTGTTGCATTATAAGCTGTCGTATCACCATACACCAAACTTGCAATATCATTTGATTCATAAAGGAACAAAATTGCATCTGTAAGGGCAGTGGACAGATCAGCGACAGTGGAAGGTGTAGTATCAACCATTGTTACGGAAGCATCTCGACGGAAGTATTCCTTCAACTGACTGATGGCATTTTCGTACGCATCATGAGCAAACTCATACAGCTCAACTGGGTTTACGGTCTGGTTAAAGATTGATGACAAGAAGGTATCGTAGCTGTTATTATATTCCTTCATGGTGCCACCCGCACCATAGTTAACATCCAAAATAGCATGGAACATTTCAGCTGGTGTACCTAGGAATCCTGGTGGCACATCCTGAGCATTGATCACGCTTGTGAAATGGGTGTATAGATCGGTGTAGGAAAGGACCTTGCGATTTTCATGTAGTGGGTTGAAGTATAACTGATCAGGAATTTCCCAGTCACCGTTTGGATCACCCACAGTTAATGGATTACGATCACCATCGACCCACTCTGGAACATAAGTTTCACTATCTGCACAGCTTGTATCTGTTGGTCCTGTTCTCCAAATAGAGTTTAGCCCTGGATCAGCATCACTAATAACAACATCCGCAGTTATCAGTGAATTTAGTGTCCAACTGGAACCATCGCTAACGTATACAGAATTGTTGTTAGTATTAAACCAAAGCATACCATCAACATCAATGTATGGTGAGCCTGGCACCATATTACTTACAACCGGTGCAACATAACATGCAGTTGTAGAACTAGTACTAAAATCTGTTGTAACAATCTTTGGATTCCAAGTACCATTCTTCCACTGATACAAAATTTCATTATCAGAGTCATACCAGAAAGAGTTAGATGCTTCACGGTAGGCATAAAGTACACCATTATCTTCTGGTGTTAGGTACTGCTCGAAGTAATAATCTCGACCATCACTACTTGTAACAATACGCTTATTGACAAGTGTATTGACTGGATAGGACTGCGACTCTTGGAATGCAAAAATACGTGATGCAACATTAAGAGGATTTCCTTCTACATCAAACAAGTCAAACAATGGATATTGGTTTGTTTCGGACTTGACCTGTTCCAGTTTCTTAAACTGAACCAAGCTGACACATTCAAGATCGGTGGCTGGGTTAAAGGAACCATCATCGGTATTTGTACGTACACCAACCCAATTGTAACCAATATCACAACATGCGGCTGCACCTACCTCTACACGCAGCATCTGATACTGTTCTAGAGGTGCACGGATAAGGATTCCACCCACATATGAACAATCGGGGGTTGGCGAACCTGTAACAGCGATCTCATCATAGTTACCATACTGACGAGTATCCTCAATATAAACACGGAGGTCGTTTGTACCTTCTAATGTTTCATCTCGTAGCGATGAATCAAAAGTGAATGTCCAATGAGCAAAAAGCTCACCCTTTGTTGTAGCTGCAACTGCGGCTGCTGGAATCGAACCTGCAACACCAATGCGAGTATTTCCACCAACCAGCGATACACTTGTTATAGTGTAATCAGTATTACCACCACCCAGGTTTCCACTAACAGTTATAGTTCCACCAACACCGATTAGGTTTGGATCGGAAAATGCTGCTGTATGGTCTCCTGCAATCTCCCAATATGTTGGGGAACCCGAAGAGGCTCCTATAATAGTTAGAGTACCAAGGCTCTTCGTCGTGGCAAGAATTTCCTCTGCAAATAAGCCTAGCGTATACTGCCAATACGTATCCGCTACTGCTGGCAGTGGAGGATTGGTTGGAAGTTCTAACATTGGGTTCAACGGAATATACACGGTTGGGAAGGCTTCGTCCTCTTGTACAAAAGACCAATGAACATGCACACCTTCATATGCATCACCACGTGAAGTGTATGCTGGTGTAATAATACCATCAGCGGTTGTCGATGTTAATGTTTCAACTAAACGAATTCGAGTCTGATATTTTTGTCCTGCTACCTCTTCACAGAAGAACGAGTAATCAATTGTGTATGTGCCATCATTATCGGTAGTACCATCAAGAATAATTTCTGTGCCAGCTTCAAGGAATGGTGTTAAATCACCATAACGAGCATCGAACACTATCTCTTGAAGACCCACATCAATCGTATAAGTATCAACACCAATTAGCTCAAAAAGATTTGGACGAGCAACCGCCGCACTTTCCCAAGGCTCCGTTGATGCTGGACGATACTGCCAGATATAGGTGATCTTTGTCCACGCATTTAGCTCAATGGTTGAAATAAACTCAATAATAGGAATCTGAGCTTGCTTTGCAATTGAAAAGTTAGGTACCTGGTTTTGGTGAAGCCACTTGTTCTGTGTAATCCAATCATTGGATGCAAAGTGACACTGCTTAGAGTAATCCCAAGTGTTACCACCTGTAGTTACTGCAAGGATACTGCCAAAGTTACGCTGAACAACAACCCATGCACTGCCGTTGTACTGCTTCAATTCATCTGTACTCGTATCATACCATAGATTTGTTTCTTCTGGACACGTTGGTGAACCCGGGCAGTGAGCAGCCAACCAAGCTGCCTCATTAGGATAGCTGATACTTAGAATAAGCTGTGTATTCCATATCACTGTACCAACTTGGTTATCATCCCAAAGCCCACCAGACCAACCAACTTCCCCAGCACAGAAGCAGTCCCGTGCAGCTTCATAAATGTTCACACCTTCTTCAAGCGAAACATCACCATCAATGATTGAATCATCAAATACAGGTGAACCACTCACATTAACTGTTATGACTGTTGCGTCTGAACCAGCATTGTACGCAGATGATACAACCGTATAGAATTCAGCATTGATGGTGCTGTTGGTTGAATTCTTTACATAGAAGATAAAACCTTCCGTAAATGTACCTGTTAAGTCTGTTGCAATACTGATAGTGTGATTCATTGCATCCAGACCAACTATTGCATGCAAAGCACCAATTGTATCAAGAAGAAGATTATATTCATCAAGTGCTGCCTGTGCACGAACACAGTCACTACGAATTGTTAGGTACTGTGGATCTTCCGTTGGGTCTTCTTCATTGTACCAATAGTAATTTCGGTAGTTGATTAGCTTATCAAAGTCAATTGGGGGAGCCCAGTTAAATGCAAGTGCATCACCCCACTCCTGCATTAGCAGCGGATCCACACCAAGGCGTGTTAATTCGTTCTCAATGTCTTTAAAGGATGCCATATGTTCTACAGTGCCAATCTTGCTGTAGATCATTGGTTGCAACTGATATGCTTGACGCTGTGGAGTTGGCTCCGCAATCTGACGATTGATTGCAGCGTTTGGATTACCCTGCCCAATATATCCTATAACTCGGTCTGTCTGACTCTTTGTTAGGAAACGGTTAATGGATGCCTCTAGAACACTACGATTGACACCAGATTTATAAACTTCTGGTAATAGGTCATAGAGATTGGTTCTAGGCTTTGTGTAATCTGAATTGTCGGTCACAGTTTCTTATACTCCACGATGTTCCAAGTATTTATTAGAAGGAACCAACAGTTAAAATCGTGGTTTAAATATCTTGACGAAGATTTTGTGACGTATAGGACGTGACGACTTCGATATCCTCGACCCCAATGTCAGCTTGCAGAATTTCGTCTTCACGAGCAACCACCTCAAACATGTCACCAAACTGGTTTCCTGCAGAAAGAGGCACTATGACGATGGAATCAATCTCAGACTTTAGATTGTCGTGAACAGCTGCGGCCAACTCTGTGAAATAGAAAGTCTCCCCAAATTCCCACAAGTTAATATCAAAGAACTCTTCAACCACACCAACAATTCGGGTCTTAACTTCATTGTCTGTGAGTTTTGCTGTTGACGAACGAATGACCTTGAACGTTGCTCGGAGACCTGAAGGAGCCTTAGACCCAAACAAAATTTTGAACTGGCCGGGATGTAACACAACCGTATCAGAAATCATCTTACTATCAAGAAGATATCCATACGTTGTACGTAGATCAAGTGGAGTTGGTGCGTCAGGTTCAACTGACGTTTCACCACTTAACCATTCTGTCAACTCCGTATAGTATCCACGTGGAATGACAAACATGTCAATGATGTTTGACTGTGAAGGGTCAATAAGTGAGAAGCGTTCTGCACTATGGAACCACGAGAAATTGTAATCTGTACGACCACGAAGGCGACGATACACGGCACTTGTGTTGTCCCAGTTGTCCGGATAGGTTCCTGCTGTTGCAGTTTCCGTGTACCAACCGTTGATCACTGTGGTTGAAGCAGGGGCAGCAAGTTCCCAGTCGCTACTTGAATCGGCTCGAGTGAAGTAAACAAAGTCTTTGTTCGAAAGCACGATTGTTGCATCTGCTGGAACAGAAAGGATACTACCCGACTCACCACTAATTGCAGTCGTGCCATCTGGCTCAAGCAACGTAAAGTCCACACCGATCTGCATTGGGCCACTCACGTCGCCCAATACACTAAGCAACGCACTTGTTGGTGAACCCGTTCCAACAAAGTCATTATAGAGAACTGTAAACGGTAACTGGACCTGACCAGCGGACACCGTGAGTGTCAAGTCACCATCGAACAAATAGTCCAAACTCATGTTGTCAGGAATATTATCCCCATTTACGTCCACAGGAAGAACATTCAGACGGTTGATGTCTGTTGTCTGGTCAACATTGAGTTCTTGGCCAACAACGTCGAATGCCCAATCCTGTGTTAGTATACCCTGCCACGTGTCATCCAAGTTGGCCCGAAGCAAGGTAATTGTATCTGAAACGGTGTTAAGTGTGTCATAATCGATAACGCTACCCTGGTTCACGTTCCAGAAGCGAGTACCATTACTTTGGATAATATATCTCTCACCTTGGTAGTTAACTGTCCAGATCAAACCATTTGATGCACCTGGATCATATACAACTTCGATGATTGGCGTATCGAAGTCCATAAGTGGATCCGTTAGGCCTGGTGGGGACACTGATACTGAACCACCCCCTGATACAAATTCCCAATCAAAGGTTGTACCATCAACGTAAATATATAGAGGTGAGAACTGAATACCATCAACAATGTCCTGTAACGTATCAATTAGATTGGTACGCTGTGTAGGTGTGAACGTCTTTCTGAGTGGCACAGCAGGGTTGTGTGACTCAAGTATGGTAAAGAAATCTGTAGTAGAAAGGATTGGTTGGATGTATGAATCAACCAACTCCGTTAAATCTGTCGTTGCAGTTTGAACCGTGTTCGTTCGTTGATCCACATACAATGCACCATCCACACCAATTAGTTTTGCACTTTCGTATGTGGTAGTTGGGTCGTGCCATGCAAGATATGCCGAGTCACCTGCAAATGTTCTATTGACTGCTCGGAGTTTTAAAATCGAAGGATCTTGGAGCATAAAGACGTTATAGTCACGAGCATTGACCATACGATCCTGTGTATAGTAAACAGATGGTGCCACACGACGAATGTGATCAATGTCTTCCGATGGAGAAGCGTTCTGCAGAGAGTTGATCAGAGAGAACGTAAATGTGAGCGTCTGGACGTTACCACTAATGTCAACATATGTGAAACTTGATGTTTTGTTGACAACGGTATTTTGTGGAATAACTAGGTCTTCATTTGCAGAGGTACGGTACCAAGCCTGAAACGTACCAGAAGGAATATCCGAGAACTCACCATCACCAAAGACTAAACGAATCTGGTCATTGGCTAGAGTTTCGATCTCATACTTCTGACGACGGCTGTTTGTGTTGAAGATAATGTTCTGAGCATTTGCAAGATCAACTTCCTGCCACTCACCTGAAACACCATCTGCAACCGTGCCATCATCGATCGTCTCACCTGTGTCTGGGTCGATGTTGTTAAACCAAACGTCAGCGTCGTTGATGTTGTTGACCGTAATATCGAAGGTCTGGTTTGGTGTTACACCATCAAATGTTGTGGTGAGATTTGCAAGTGAGCCCTGCTTTGTAAAGAAGAAGAAACCAGTTGTATCGGAACCATCACCAAGACCATCAGAGCCATAAAGGATACTAAATGCCGATGTATTATCTGGACGACGTTCTAATGGACCATTGGAGTCCAAGGAAGATGGCACCAACTCCATTGGGTATGACTTACCTGACACATTTGCTGTATAAGGGAAGACGCCATTGGTGATTGGGTTATTATTAAGCTGGTAAAGTTCAAAAATGACATCGTCAACCTGAACACGCTCAGTTGGAGATACAGAACCAAAGCTCTGACGCAACACACGGTTCAAAATAAGAACAAACTGCTCTTTCCAGTTGGAATTATTTGTGTCGTTCCAATTGATCTTTGTGTTAGCTAGATTAACACTATTCGAATCATAGACAGCCTCTGTGGTCTGGATGGATGTCATCTTCGTGAGACCACGAGCTGGAATGTTACGGGCTGCTGTATAAGAAATCAGTTTGGCTAGGCGTAGAACAGATTCTTTACGTTGTGCCTGTGTGATGAAGTTCTCGTGAGCATTTAAGTCAAGACGATAGGACAACAGTTCCCCAACATAAGCAAACAGTTCCATGATTGCAACAAATTCACTGGATTCGATGAAATCGTTGAAGTCCTCAGGGAAGTACAACTTCATGTAGTCAATCAGCGACTGTTTGATTGAGTTGTAGTCAAATGCGTTGAAGTTTACTTCCTGAAACACATCATACGCACGTTCCCAGGCTTCTGCTCTGCTTATAATTCTGCTCATTATGAACCCTCAAAGAGTATATTCAGGTCGACATCGTCTACAAGATCGAACTCGACAAAAAGTAATTTCATGTGAACCGTGACCAAACTATTGTCATAATCAGGCTGCAAACTGAATTCTAACAGATCGACACGAGGATCAAAATTTACCACCGCATTCAAATCTTCTTCCAGAATTGCAAGAGTTACGTCGTCTAACGGCTCAAAAACAATATCAGGGACTATTGACCCAAAATTAGGCATCATAACACGCTCGCCTTTACGGGTAAAGATTTGGTTCAGGATATCCAACTTTACCAGTTCGAGGTCAGTGATTTTGAGCGACTTATTGCGTTCATACTCAAATGTGCTGTAGCCTTTGTAGAGTGCCATGTAAGTTTCCCTAGGTTGTTACGTATTTATTTAACGTCGCCAATTGTCATTTCGACCCAAATTATCACCCAAATCTACTTTGTTTGCATCTGCACTTGTGTATGAAAGCTCCAGTGTGCCTGAAGTGTTTGTCATATTCAACACAGATGCAATTGCATTCGTGGATACGTCTTGATCCGTTAGTGCCGAATTATTTGAAATTCGACCCCAAGGTTCATGAATTGGCACACGGCTTGTTGTATATGCATGGGTGGCTGCAGTCGTGCTTGCTCCGGTTGCTGCAGATGATAATCCGTCATTCAAATGAATTTCTGGTGCATCTTGGTTCAGATTGCCGCCTGCTTGGAAATCCATTACACCACTTGAGGTTAGTCTCAATGTCAAACCAGACGTCACATTATATGCACCACCTGATGTGGTATTGAAATACCCTCCAGTCTGAATATCAAGGTTAGAGGCAACACTCAGGCTCATTGTTGAACCCACATTTGCATTCAATGTTGTTCCTGAGCGAATATCGATTGTTGTATCAGCCTCGATGCGAGTTCCTGTTTGTGTTCGAAGGTGAATTGAGCCCGCTGATACTCTAAACTCACCCTCTGTTGTGAAGTTGAATCCTTTCAAGGCATGCATCGAAATGCGTCGATCAGAATAGACATCAATGTTGCCAGCCTGATCTAGCTCAACCCAGCTTTTACCCTCTGCTGTACTGATGTAGATACGTTCATTTGTATCATCCAGAATGACTTGGTTGCCAGATGTTGAGCGAATACGAATCTTTCCATTCTTCAAACTATCATCCATAACGAACGAGTGCAGCCCTGGTGTTGTCAAACTATACGTCTGTGGATCAAAGTTCCCACCTTCTGTTTCTGCAAATCCAATATCAGGGCGAATGCGAGTGTGCTGGTAACCCGTACGATCAAAAATACTCTGACGATAATCAGCCTTTGCACTGACAACTTTATCAATTATCGTATTACTAATAGATGCAGCCTGTCCTTCTGTACCTCGTGTTAAACGCTCGTAATTTCCCGATGCAGTTCCAAATGCCTCATCCATATTAGATGCAAGGGGTTCTATTGGCTGCTCTGTGGAAGATACAGGGCCCGTTTCACCACCATCCAGATATCGTCCCATTGGAAGCGTATGCATCATGTGATCCGCTTGCAAGCATCCAATCCACACACGGTGGTTTGGATCGCCATCTACTAGCATACAAAGAACAAGGGAGCCAACTTTTGGAATAGCCCACATACCATAAGCAACTGGACCACCTGTTGTTACATTCTCAGGTCCCCGATAACCACGTGTTAGAATACCACCAAACGGTGAAACATATGCGGCCCACGCCATATCCGTAACTTTCGTGTCAGGGGTATCACCCCATCTAGGACAATTGACACGTAGGCGGCCATTCTGTTGTGGATCATTTGTATCGACAACAGTGCCAACGGTTATGAGTGGAAATTCTTCAGCGTTCATTGATCGGTATTAGCCTCTTGGTATTCTTTTGAAGTATAGTAAGATGCATCTTTATCTATGACAATCACAAGTGGTGCCGCCTGTCCAGATGTACCAGCACTTGTACCAGAACCCGACGTCTTCGTTACCTGGTTTTCTGTTTGTGTTTGAGTTGTCTGTTCTGTCTTCGACTTGTCGGTTTGTTGGTTCTCTTCTGCTGAACTTTTTGGGATACTAACCATATGCAACTTCTGCACAAACTCACCATTGTCAAACATCTGTTCTATTGCATAGCAATAATAATAACCTTCGTACCAAAATGGCTCGCTGTAGTCACCTGAATTCTGAGCTCCACTGAAATATGTCGATGGCATCTTGATATTGATCTTTACAATAGCAGGAATTGTTTCCCAGTATGGAAAAACATCTTGATCCTGTGGCACTCCATCTGACGTTTGCAGGTTTTTATCCACAGTTGCTTTTGTATCAGTATCCTTTTTGATACTCGTGATATCAGAAGGCATTCTATTAACTGAATTTAGCAGGCCAGGATTTCCATGAATCTTTACAACAGACTCAATGTTTTCAATTGCGGCATGACGATTCAATGCTTCCTGAAAGTCCAAAGCTCGCTTTGGATTTCTTGTATGTTTGATAGCAAGTTCTTTTGCTCGTGTGCTAAGGAAAATTGGTGTCTTCTTTCGTATACGACCCGACTTTGTTGCCGTAACGTCAATTGGTTTTGCAACTGCTAATGAGGAATCAATTACACCACCATCGGTAGTTTCACCCGTAGAGGGTAGGTTCTCCGATGTTGTCATGTTCTGGAACAAAGTTAAACCCATCTCCATCTTGATATCAAAATCCAGGATATCAATATTCTTACCAGTGTACATGTAATCTAGGACCAGAGTATTCTGCAAAATTTTTCTATCCAGGTCCGATAGATCATCTGTCTTGCGTTTTGCTAGAACGGTAAGGATATCATTTCGAGATTCAATAACACGACGTAGCTTGTAAATGATCTTATAGCTTGTATCCGTTGATTCAATGGTTGTTGCTACTTTTGGAACGTACTTCACTCTCTTTGTATTTTGTCCATCACCAACCACCAAGTCCTCTTGGAGTTTTGGACAACGCTTTGCAATAGCTAGGATAGCAGCCTCAACCGTTGGCTCACCAGACAGAACAATTATGCCACCTTTGTTTGATTCAGCTGTGTTAGTAGCAGAGTCTTTAAAATCAGTCACCAAGTAATCTGGGCCATCTAATGGTTCTTCCGCTTCGATTACATACTCAACTTGCCGCCCTTCAAACATTAACTTTTTGCCGTCTGGACCAACTGTATTTTCTACGTCCGACTTAACTTGCTGATAATATTTGTCGTAAATGACTTTGATTTTAGACTGAAGCTGACACAGTGCTCCTGATAACGTATTCGCTTCACACCCATCACTGCCCTTTGCAGTGTCGATTGTGATACGGTCCGCTCCATGTAGAATGTGTTTTTGCTTAGAGACACCATGATTGATCGCAGCAAACTCTATCTTGTACGATCCGCCTGTTACAGCAAACGAACCAGTAATATCTGACATCCAAAAAAGTATTGGACGGACGTTAGTGATTGGATCCGGAAAGCCATCATCTTGATAATTTGGAGTAGAGTGTCCAACAAATACAGTCTTCAGCATAAAGACCAATCCGCTTGCATTGCTGTCAAGCTGGTCTGCAATTTCAGCGAGCACGTTCATAAAACGAACGCCCTGTGGTTCCTGAATTTCCATTTCACCTGCCACATCTAGTGTGGAGTATTCATTACCTATACCACCTGCATCAGCAACAACAGTGCTATACCACTGAACGCTGTTGATAACAAACTCTGCATCCTGCATACCATTAATGATAATGCAATACTTTCCGGTTCGTCCTTTATCTAGGGCAATGTCATATGGCTTGTATTTGGCGTAGGGGAACTGAGGGGTGTTAAGACGTTCGGCATCCTTAACCCGAAGAAATTCCAGAAACTGATTGTTCGCTGCCAATTTCTCAGCGGTCTCAGTAGTATCGCAAGCAATTAAAATTTGCTGGTAGGCATAGGAGCGATATTTGGATAAAGGGTTAGTAGGCGTTGACATTCATTTTTCCTTACTCGGCTGGAACTCCACCCGTTCTCTTATTTAGGAGGGTGAGAGATGCACGAGAAGGCTCAGGCAACCGAATTTTCTTGCCTGCAATGAACTCTTCATTGATGTCTACAATGCTATTATACTGAAGGACCAACCACATCAGGCCAGAACGACCATAGAAGTCAAATGCCATCTTATCTGGTCGCCGGTCATATTGAGGAGCTATGGTCACAATTATGTCGGAAACATCTGGTTGGAATGTGTCAATGTCACGCTCCCACCACCCCAACCGCTTTTCATAGGTCTCGGTCTCTCCACCCTGTGTGTAACGAGATTCTCTATTTTGCACTGATGTTCTTGATGCCATACTGGTTCCTTAAAAGTTTGAGAGTATTCCCTTACGAAAATCTTGCAACGAGAACTGATTATATTCTTGTGGTGAATGTGTTTCCGTTAGCTGCAAATCAATCGTCATCATTCTTGGCATTGGCTGACCATCCTCAGCTGGAATGTAGTCAACATCTGATGGATATGGAATTGTTAGGTTTGTAATAACAACAGGGACATTGTGAATGTTTGTTGCAACCATTCTTGTACGCTTTGAATTGTTACCCTGCGTCACATACTCACCCTCTGCCGAATATGCCGAGAGAAGCAAGACGTCGGGTGGAGCACCTAAAAGCTCCATACCAACTCCTGTGCGGGAGTCCGGGTTTGCGTTGGCTTGTGGTACATTTCCGCCTTGATAGTTTTGATCGACACGATTTTGCTTCTGTTTAGGGGACAGCGTAGATGAATTGCCAAAATAAGGCATTGCCCAACTTCGTAGCAAGTGTAGCGTTCGCATGTTTTCTGTCGCTTCTCTTGTGGTTCGAGAAATTAGCCGAACGTTGTTCAAAGCGAAAGTTCGTGATGATGTGCCACCATATACCAATATCTGGCCTGGCATGTGCAGTGGTTCCAGTGACTTATAGTTGACGTTTCGGTTTTCCGTTACTTCTGGAGTCACATTAAACGTAACTTGACGCCTACGGAGCTCTTGGATATCCGTAGCCATTCCGGTGTATTTGGTTGCTACTCCTAGTCGGACCTTATATTGGTTTTCAACGTCAGATGCTCTCGAAATTGTTGCCATTAACTAATTCCCATTCCCTTGCGTATTTGTGACATGAGCTGCATTGCATCTTCATGCCCTAGACCTGTCATTGCCCGAAAAGCACCTTCATCGTTTGCGACTGCTGCCTCACGAGCTTTCGTTCCACTAACTCCTGCCACATCGTCCACCGCATCAGGGTCTCTATTGAGAATAACCGCTTCGTACTGTTCTTCCTCTTTAGGACCAAATATTCGGCCGATCATGTTCTTGTAGTTCTTGGCACGATCCGCACCCGTCACACCACCAACAGGAACTTCACCGTGCTTATCATGCAGATCAAAAACTGCTTCATAAGGATTTTTGGCGACGTGAATGGTCACCCCAGGGAACATTTTTAGTATATACTCTTTGCGGACTTCGCCTGTGAGAGGATTACGCTCATCATACTTTCCCGAATCAACCACAATAACAACTGGCTTAGCATTCAGCTTCTGCCCCAAAGCAATCAGCTCACGGATCATCAGCTGATGTCCTCGTGTAGGCGGATTAAATCGTCCTGGTGCAATTACAACAGGCTGATCGTTGCTTGTGTCTAGCTTTTCTTTGGTTGCCTCGTTGATGTTTGCGTATGCTTTAAACTTTAACACGGAGTTCTCCTCGTATCCTGTTGAGATATTTATGTCTGTTGACATGAAGTAAAATCCACCGTATACTTGGACCATTCAAAGTATACGCTGGCATAATAACAATAAGTGTATAGGAAACACAATGGCGAAAACAACAAAGACCACGAAGAAAAAAGTCACCAAAAAGAAAGCCGTTACCAAAAAGGCTCCTACCAAGAAGCAGGCCGTTACCAAAAAGAAAGCGGTCACAAAGAAGAAGGTTGCTAAAAAGAAAGTAGCCAAGAAGAAGGCTGCTGCCAAGAAAACTTCAAGCAAGCCCCCTGTCGTTGCACCTAAAAAGAAGCGTAAAACCAATTATCTAAACAATGCTGACCTTCTTGCAGAGGCTGTGAAAAGCAAGGAACAGGACAAGATGACCGACAAACTTGCCCATATGCTTTTGACGTTGGTTGCCCGTTATGGTAAAAAGGGGAACTTTGCAAACTACACTTACAATGATGACATGCAGGCATATGCTCTAATGTCATTGGTGAAAACTTGGAAGTCATTTAATCCTGAACGGAGCACAAATGCGTTTGCCTTCTTTACTCAGTGCGTCAAGAATTCATTCATACAGTATTTGAACCAAGAGCGTCGTCAGCGTGACATCAGGGACGAAGTGCTTGTTAGCCAGGGTCTCTCACCCTCTTTTACCTATACGGCTGCGTATGAGGAGCAACAAAAAACGAAAAATGTTGCCTTTGGAAACGAAAAGCAGCATGATAGAAACTTTGCTCATGACGAACAAGATTTTGAAGAAAACGAAAGGTTGAGAAAACAACTCGAGCAAGAAAAGAAACATGTCGATGAACAATCATCGGACATATTAGAATTTTAACCCTAAAAATAAAAATTCGAAAAAGGGTGGTTTATGGGTCATAGGCTAAAACGAGGAGCCTACTTCACCGACATTCATTTCGGTAAGAAAGCAAACTCGATTCAGCACAATCAGGATTGTATTCGCTACATTGAATGGTTCTGCGAACAAGTCAAAAAGAATGACATTGATTACGTTGCGTTCCTAGGCGACTGGAACGAGAACCGCAGTGCGTTGAACATCCACACCCTGCATTACTCCTACCAAGGAGCAAAAATGCTGGATGCTCTTGGTCTGCCTGTATACTTCGTTGTCGGCAACCATGACCTGTACTATCGAAACTCCCGTGACGTTCACTCGGTCGTAACACACAGCGAATTCAAAAACTTTGTCATTATTGACCAGCCGACTGTTCGTTCCGAAATTATGGGTTCGGTACTCTTTGCACCTTACTTATTTCACGAAGAGTATTCCGACTTGATGCAATACCTTGACGTTCCTTTTTGGGCAGGGCACTTTGAATTCAAAGGCTTCATTGTTACGGGTTACAACATCACAATGCCAACCGGTCCTGATAGTGCTGACTTCAAAGGTCCAAAGCACATTGTGTCCGGTCACTTCCACAAACGCCAGACTCAACCTGATTCTAACGTTGTTTACATTGGTAATACATTCCCAATGGACTTTGGTGATGCAGGTGATGATGATCGTGGCATGATGATTTACGACCACGAAAGTGACGAGATGTGGTTTGAGAATTGGGACGAGCTACCTCGGTATACCAAGACTCGTCTAACCGACATTCTTGACAAGGAGAAACGTAAAGATATCCTTTACCCTGATGCCCGTGTCAATTGCCTTGTTGATGTTCCTATCACTTTCGAGGAGAGTACGTATCTGAAACAGAAGTTTCTCGACAACTACCAACTCCGAGAATTCGTACTGGAAGAGTCACCTGAAATTAAGACCGCTCTTTCCGAGACAGAAGCTGACATCGATTGGGACAATGTCGAACTTCAAGGTGTTGATGATTTGGTCATAATGATGCTCGAAGGTATCGAAAGTGATCACATTGACAACAAGATGCTCATACAACAATATAAAGAAATAAGAGTAGTCCATGATTAGATTCATCTCCATCACAATGCGAAACTTCATGTCGTACGGTAATAACACGACGGTCGTCCAACTGGATCGTAATGGCACAACACTTATTGTTGGTGAGGACCTTGATAACACATCTGGCGGTACTGGTGCTAATGGTGTTGGTAAAACTGTCATCATCAACGCACTCGCTTACGCTGTTTACGGTAAGCCGCTGTCCAACATCTCGCTCGACAACCTTGTCAACAACATCAACAAAAAGAACATGGAAGTCACTGTTACCTTTGAAAAGGACGGTACATATTACCACATCAAGCGTGTCCGTAAGTCAAAGTCTTACGCTGCTGGCAACTATGTCAAATACTATGTGAAAGAAGGATCTTACGATTTCACAGACGAAGACGAACGCACCCGTGATAGCGTGTCCAATACAAACAAGGCCATCGAAGAGGTCATTGGTATTCCACACGAGCTATTCAGCCGCATTGTAGTCTTCTCTGCAATCCACATTCCGTTCTTGGATTTGCCTGTAAGGCATCCAACGCAGGCTTGCCAGACCCGAATCATTGAGGAATTATTTGACCTCACAACCCTGACCGAAAAGGCTGAGGCACTCAAGACTACCATCAAGGAAAATGAGCAGAGGCTTGAGATCGTCAAGGCCAAACAGACGCAACTTGAGCGTGAGCACGAAAGACATTCACAGCAGTTAAAGGCTGCCAAGCAGCGTGTTGTTGGTTGGGAGCAACAAAATGAAAAACAAATTGCCTCATTAGAAGCGAAACTTGCTAAGGTGGCGGATGTTGATGTTGAGGCAGAGCGTGAGGCTCACGAGAGAAAGAATATTCTCGAGAGTAACATTAACGCCAACATTGCCCAGCAGCGAGAAGTATCAACAGAATTAAAACGCATCGAAAGAGACCTTGCCAAGTACCAAAAGGAACTTGGACACCTCCAAGATGAGAAGTGTCCTTACTGCTTACAGAAATTCGCTGACGCAGACGAAAAGATAGAGGAACTGCACGACAAGATTGCAGTGAAGACCGAAGCGGTTAAGATAGCCGAAGAAGGCCTCGCTACGTACGATGCTGAGACAGACGATCTCACCAAGCAATTGGCTGCCGTGAAAGAAACGATCACCGTATCCAATTTGAATGAGCTTTTGGAAATCAAAAGCCAAGCTGCTAACATTGAAACCCGCATTGAGGATCTCAAGGAGTCCGTCAATCCATACATCGAACCTCTCGAGGAACTTGAGGCCGTTGAACTGGATCCAGTTGTGCACGATGAAACCAATGCTCTCGTGAAACTTATTGATCACCAAAAGTTTTTGCATAAGCTGTTGACAAAGAAGGATAGTTTTGTCCGTAAGGCTCTACTGAACAAGAACATTCCGTACCTAAATAAGAAACTGCAACAGTATTTGAGTGATCTTGGTCTGCCACATACTGTTGAGTTTACGCATGAGTTGACCGCTGAGATTAACCAGTTCGGTCATCCGCTAGACTTCGGTAACCTTTCGAACGGCCAACGTGCTCGTGTTAATTTGGCACTATCGCTTGCGTTCAGAGATGTCCTGCAGCAGTTGCACACAAAGATCAATGTATGCATGCTGGACGAAGTGCTAGATGTTGGTCTAGACGCTGTTGGTGTCCAGGCTGCTGCTAAAATGCTAAAACGGAAGTCCCGTGATGAGAAACTATCACTATATGTGATCTCACACAGAGACGAAATAAACGCTGCCTTTGATAATGTGATGACAATACAAATGACAAAGGGATTCAGTTACATCAAGGAGGACTAATGGAATACGATTATTGGAGAATGCGGGGCTGGAACCTTGTTATGGCACAGCCACAACAGCAGCAGGATGATTTCAAAACAGTCGAAGAGATCGTTGAGTCACTAGATGACCTGTTCGAGATCCTAGAAGAGATTCTAATCGAAGAAAATGACTTCTTTGTTGAAGAACTACCCGTGATTGAGGATGACGAAGAGTCTTCTGACGACGCTTACGACCGTGCGATGAAAGGCATATAAGGAGGCAATGAAAGGTATCTAGCTACAAGGGTCATCCTATATACGGTCATGAAAGTATTAGGAATAGACCAAAGTTACAGTTGCACTGGGCTTGTTCTTTTGAGAGATGATGAGTTGGTTCATACCGAAGCCCTCAAGTCTCCGAAAGCAATGGATGTGCACGAACGAGCAAATTGGATCGGTACACATATTCAGATGCTTGCGGATGTGCACAAACCGGACGTTATTGCCATTGAAGGGTTGGCATTTGGAATGCGAGGCGACGCAACACGTGACTTAGCTGGACTACAGTTTGTTATCATCAACAAACTTAGATTTCATTGCAGGGGACAATTTCCAATTGAAATCGTCTCCCCAAAGACCGTAAAGAAATTTGCGACAGATGATGGTAAAGCCAAGAAGGAAGCGCTATATGAGGCATTACCCGAAAACGCCCAAAAACAGTTTTTAAAATTAGGGGTGAAGAAAACAACAGGATTATACGACCTTACAGATGCATATTGGATAGCAAAGGTCGCAGAGGACAAACACAATGCAGGTTGAAATGTTAAACTTGAGCGAATACGATCCAGAGATGGACCTGATAGTAATGTACGTGGACGTTGGTAAAATGCCTCCACAGCGTGTCAGGGACTACCTGGAGAAAGTAAAGGAAAGCGTAGGTCCTTTGTTTAACAAGCGTGGATTTGAGGTTCTGTACCTACCTATCCGTGACGGACAACCTGCGGCCGTTCCTGATATTGTTGCTAAAGTACGGGAACGAGTACGTGATCAGATAACCAATTATGACGATGCAATGAAACTACTAGGAGATGACTAAATGGCTACGTACACATACAAGTGTCACGATTGTAACGAAGTATTCGAAACACAGCAGAGCATGAAAGATGACAAGCTCACAGATTGTCCATATTGTGAGAAGAAGGACGTGCTGGAGCGTATTATTGTCTCCACTGCTGGTGGCTTCAGAATTTGGGGCCGAGGTGTGCACAGACCGACTTCAAGTTTACGCTCGTAGCGTTGCCAAAATTTTTTCGATGGGTTATAGTAGGGAGTTATAAATAGTTCCGATTTAGGCAGAAACGTAAAGGAGATGAAATGACCATCCCGAATAATATTCGGACAGCCTTAGAAGCTGACTTTAGTGATTTAATCCAGTGGTCTTCTATTCTCAATTATTTTTCCTCCCATCAATCAGAACTCTCCCTCCCCGAAAAAATTTCAATCTACGAAAAATCTGAAGGTTTCCGAATTTTTTGGTCCCGATTGAAAATTGACAAGAAAGATGTATATCCCAACAATGTTTACACAGACGAAGAACTACTAGACTACTTCCAGACAAAAACCCAGACAAGCTTCCAAATCATAGAAAATAACAAACCTGCTACGGAAAGCAGAAGAGCTACCGACTTAATCGAACAGGGTTCAGCACTGGCTATTTAATTAGCAGTGTTTACACACAAATCCTACAGCGAACGGAGATTTCGTTAAACGCACGACATTGGTCTAAATGCCGTCAGGCAGACTCGTGCTTAAAGACTTCGTTATGGGCGTAGACGTCTGCGGTGCGAACCCGATTTTGAGTACTGCTGGGGAATTTATCTTGAACCCCAAAACGGGGGAATTGTACATTATATTAAGAACGCCGATTAGTTTAGAAATCTAATGCGAGAGATAAAATACGAGGCCGAAGGCCGAAGTATTTTATCTCTTGTCATTGGGTCTGAGTTGGTGTATGGTGTTTGCATGAACGAGAAAAATATCTTAGATTACTTCCCCCTAGACTCCGAGCCAAGACCCAAGCAGGTAGAGGCATTGGAGTGGCTGGCCACACAAAAGGCCAAATACCTCTTACTCGAAGCACCGGTAGGTGTGGGCAAATCCGCTATCGGCATTTGTTTCTCCCGTTGGCTTAAAGATGAACGAGGAAGCTCTTTTATACTGACACCTCAACGTATTTTACAAGAGCAATATGAGCGGTCCTTTGATGCATCGCTAATTGCATCTCTGTACGGAAAAGGAAACTACGAGTGCCGTTCTAAGAACACCACATGCGACATTGGAAGCCTAGTCAAGCCTAGGTGTGACAGCTGCCCTTTTAGCATGGCAGTGGGTAGAGCTAAATCCTCACCTAATACTGTTTTCAATTACAAGCTGGCCCTTCTCCTGTTTGCATTTACACCAGTGTTTACTGAAAAAGATAAACGCAGGGTTATGATCCTTGATGAATGTCATACCGTTGAAGAGCACCTTGTGGAATTCAACGCTGTTTCAGTATCAAAGAAACGCTGCGATAAATTTGGTGTAGAGTTCCCCGACCTTTCCCAACACAACCTCCTCTCTGCACGTGATTGGGTAAAGCAGACGTACTTACCCAAAGCGGAAGAAGCCCTGACCAGCATGTTTCACGAAGTTGAACCGTTGCTTGATAAAGGCGGCAACGAACTGAGTAGATCTGAAATTAAAAAGATACGTGAGTACTCGTCACTAGAAGACCACATTGACGAGCTGATGGAATTCGGCCTCATAATGAATTCCCAGCTGGAACGGGAATACGTGCTTACGTTTGACAAAATGATGTTGAAATTTAAGCAGGTGACAGGTGCTCGCAACTTCCATGAGATACTGAAGCCACAAGCCGATCAGTTCCTTTTCATGTCGTCCACGATACTGAACAAGGAAGGCTTCTGTGCTGACTTGGGACTGCCTCCAGAAGAGACTGCATTCCTTTCACTTGATTCCGAGTTCCCTGTTGAGAATCGCCATGTGCTCTACTCTCCTGTTATGAAGATGAATGCATCGTGGCGAAATCAGGATGATGAAAAGGAGATCGAACGTCAAAACATGCTGACTAAGATTCGAGACATCGCAGCCTTTCACGAAGGAGAGTCTGGAATCATCCATACTGCCAACTTTGCAATTAGCAAATGGCTAGTGGAACAACTCGATGGTACAATTGAACATCAGATTATCCACCACAACCCTGACAGCGGAGATGACCGCAATGCTGTTATCCGTCAGTTCACTGGTTTGAAGAAACCATCGATTCTGATTTCACCGAGCATAACTGAGGGACTTGACCTTCATGGTGACTTGGCTAGATTTGCCATCTTTGCAAAGGTGCCATTTGGCTACATGGGTGACCAGTGGATCAAACGACGCATGCAGATGTCGAAGGAATGGTACCAACGACGTGCCTTGATTGATATCATACAGGGAGGAGGCCGTGTGGTCAGATCAAAGGATGACTGGGGAGTTGTGTATATACTTGATGAATCGTGGGGATATCTGTACAATCAGACACGAAACCGCATTCCTCAGTGGTGGAAAGACGCATACAAACCCATCTAATTGTTGACCTTTCTACCAATTAGGGTATAATATCGTCATTGAATAGGAGATTGATATGACTTTTATGGGCTACATGCTTTGGCTGATTGTGATCTGCATTGTTGGCCAAACAATCGATAAAGTCTTTTTCAGGGGCAAGTCGGAGACTGAAAAGGCACTGAACACTCGTGTTTCCAATAGTGGCCCTCGTCTTGGTGCCTGGATCGATGCACAGTACCAAAAGGCACAAGGCAGGAAACCTACCAACTACTACTAAAAGAAAACGGCCCTTCGGGCCGTTTTTGTTGGATCGCTGAAAACCAGATCCTATCGTTTCAATGCTTTGGCCTTTGCGTTCAAGTGCTCTATAACAAACTCTTCCATTAGATCCCTTTCAAAGGGCGTTCTCCACATCATGTCGTCGTATTGTATTGAGCCGTTCATAAAGTAAACCAATTGGATGACAGATTTGAGAAGGTTCTTAACTGACCTGTCCATCTCATTAAACATCTTGATGATGTCTTCATGAGTTCCTGTTTTCAGCGTTATGAAAAAAAATGCATAGGGTTAAGTGAGATATCAACCTCCACTTCCTCTTCGCAGTCCCTACACTTAATCTTTGACTTCAATTCCGGGCCCCACGTGCTAACACTAGCAACACGATCTCCGATGGCCTTTGTGTAACCTGCAGGGATTGTCATTGCCCATTCTACAATATTGTCACGGTTTGTAATTCCATCTACGGATTCGATCAACGATGACGTCGTTTCCATTAGCCGACGATGAGCCTCCTCCTGCGTTGCATTTGCATTGTAGGATTGATAGAAATGTAGCATCTGCTCATACTTCGGTGGTAGCAATTTCACCACCTGCTGATTAGGCAACGTGAGAGTGTAGTCTTGTTTGGCCGATGCAGCATCAATCTTCTTAGCGTGAGAAATGAGTGGATCGAGAGGAACGAGATAAGAGTGTTCCTGGGCATCTTTGCAGTTGTGGGTGTAGCTTAGCTCAATCTGATTTCCATATGTAACCTTGCGAAGACATACGACTAGAAAATCAACGTCACGAGCAAGGAGCTGGTTTGGCTTCAGGACTTGTGGTATGCAGCGTTTGAACACCTCTGAGATAGCTACACCGTTAAGGATCTTGTCGGGGGTCTTCATAATGATCTCGTCCATAGTGACCATAGGATGAACCACAACCTCACCATTCTCAACACTTTCATCCAACTCTCCGTGCGTGTAGAAGATACCTCCAGACGGCAATGCAAACGTCTGCCCTGGAATGTGAGCACGTTGTAATAGTGGATTTTGGGTATTTGGTTCAGACATTTAGTTTTCCTCGTAAAGTAAGTGCAGGATATTTACATCCTCCTCAATAATTATTTACATCGCAAACTTCGGGGAGATACCAACCATAAATATAAAGGATTCCATTCAAAGAGAATTAATAAATGACTGACCAAACAGTAATTATACAAAGTTATTCCCGTCAAGCAATCGGCCAGATTGAGGAAGCATTCCGTAATGCGGCTGGTGGCAACGGAGCAGCTGCTGGTGGTGGCGGAGGTGGTGGCCGTGGTGACAACACAAATGCAGTAACCCAGAATACTACTGCCTTCCAAAAAGCCACAACAGCAACTAAGAAATTCACTGGTTACCTTTCTGACACAATGGATTCGATTCGGAACCTCACTGGAAACCGAGGCATTGGTATGCTTATGGATGAGTTCCGATCGGGCATAACTGGTGGTGTGCAAGCACTAGATGGCAGCATGGAGGCATTTTCGGATGCTGGTAGCCTACAATCGGCAATTGCAAAGGCACTGGACGGTGATTTTTCTGAATTGCAGGATGGTTTGAAAGGTGCATCAACGGGCTTTAAGGCCTACGCTGATCGTACAGCAAAAACATTCCAAATGCTTGGTGTTTCAATCAAGGAACTAAATGAGTTTAATAAAACTTCCCGTATTGCATCTATCAACATGGGGGGCTTCAGTCAATGGCAAGATAAGTTGGCATCGCAGCAGAGCAAATACTTTGATCGAATTGGTGATCATGTAGAAGCCATGAAGCATCAGACTGAGATGATGAATCTTCTTACCTACTCAGGTGGAAAGGCAAGTGATCTATATGGAGAATTTGGAAAGCGACTCGATAGGACAAACGATGATTTGTTGAAGATGGGTATCACGTATGAAGAGTCCAGAGATTACCTCAAAGGCATGGTAAAAGAGGATGAAGTTCGTACCCGTTTGATGAGTGCCGCTGATAAAAAACGTCGCCTACAAATACTACTAGAAATTCAGGATCGCTACAAGAACCTGAAGGCAATGGGTATGTCGACGGAGCAAGCAGAGGCTGCATCAAAAGCTCTTGAGAAGTTAAGTGGTAAGGGGCCTCTCGATCGTATTAAGGAAGCAGCGAAAATGCAGGCTGGTATGGCTGCTCTGGGTATTGAGAATGCTCAAGAGGTTGCAAACATTTACCGCAAAGGTGATCGAGCAACTGAGCAAGAGCGTCAGACGATGGCAAAAGCTCTCGGCCAATTCCAAACATTAGCTAAGGAGTCTCGCACACAGGGACTTGGTAAAGAGCTATCTGTCAGCATGATAGCAATGAAGACTGGTCTAGATAAGCTTCCAGATGTATTTGCAACAAAGCTAGGGGAAGCAGGAGGCAAGATCACTCAAGCCCAACGTGATAACATCAAAATAATGGGTAAGAACACGGAGAACCTTGCAGGAGTTGCAAGTGCTCTTGACAAACTCAGTGCTGTTATGGAAAAGAGCTGGGTACCGGAAGTTCCTGGCATGATCAAAGATGTTGGAACGTTTGCATTGAAGGCAGGGGCAGCAGTGGCTGCTTTGAAGGTTGGCTCTGACGTCGCTGAGAAGGGAGTCATTGGAGCACTTAAAGGATATTTTACAACACAGGAAGAACAAGAAAGAGCGGCAGCCCAACAGCGTGATGATGCAATTAAAGCAACACAGGAAACCGCCCAAAAAATTGGGGACGTGAATGTGACACTCGCTACATTGAATGAACGGCTAGCAACTGATACTGAACAACAGCGAATGACAGACCAGCAAAGCATCCAGATACTGAAAGAGACACTAGCCAAACTAGAAGAGCAGCTGAAGATGCAAGGAAAGGTTGTTGCAAACACTAAACCACAGGTCATTGGTAAGGGTAAAGGCAAGAACAAGTAAGCGACGATATTCCAGAGTATAAATACCGAAAACCTATAGGAATCACAATGCCAGAACTAGCACAAGACTTTTCAGCTCAGGAACAACAGCCAAGACGAACCAGTAACCACGCAAAGTGGACTGGTTTCTACAAATTGGTTGAACCAAAGCCTAACGTCACGAAAGTTACCGACAATCAGTCAATTGGTGACCAAGGTGCGTATGGTAATTTCAGCTGGTATCAGCGTCTTGTTCAGGGTTCTGCTTCTCGTCTCACCCGTTACCGTGAATACGATCTTATGGACAACGACGTTGAGGTCGCTCGTGCCCTTGACACAATTGCCGAAGAAATGACGGGTAACGAACCCAAAACCGACGAGTGCCTAATCGTTCAGGTTGACGCCGAAAAGGAAGAGCGAGTTTCAAACTCCACAGTATTGACCCTAAAAGCTGCTCTGAAGTATTGGAGCCAGATTCACGACTGGGAGACACGGCTGTTTAAAGTTTCCCGAATGACCGCAAAGTATGGGGATTGTTTCTTCCGAAAAATTAAACAAGAACCAACAGTCAAGTGGCAGTACATTCATCCAAAGAACATTGTTGGTGCCTTAGTTGATGAAAATGATGTTACAAATGTTCTCGGTTGGCAGGTTAAAACAGATTCAAAGAAAGTAAAGGCAAGCTATGGTGTACCCGTCTCAAGTGCCTCCTCAGACATTAGCACAGAGCTTGTTCCATCAGATGAAATCGTTCGCTTCACACTAAATGATGACATGTCCGATGCAGCACCATTTGGTGACTCTGTTCTTGGACCAGTCTATCGTGCTCACAAGCAAAAGGAACTGCTCGAAGATGCTGTTATCATTTATCGTATTCAGCGTGCACCAGAACGTCGTGTTTTCTATATTGACGTTGGTAAAATGCCTCCACAGCGTGTTAAGACGTACCTGGAGCAGATCAAGAATGAAATCAAACAGAAGAAGGTTCCAACCATCAATGGTGGCCAGCAGAACGTAGATTCTGTTTACAATCCACAATCAATGAGTGAAGACTTCTTCTTTGCTCAGCGTGCTGATGGTCGTGGTTCCAAAGTTGATACATTGCCTGGTGGTCAGGGCCTTGGTGAATTGGCTGACTTGGAATACTTCCAGAAGAAAGTATGGCGTGGTCTTCGTATACCTACTTCCTACATGACAGAAGGTGCAGAAGGTGCAGTCTTTAATGATGGTAAAGTTGGTGTTGCTTACATCCAGGAGTTACGTTTTGCTCTTTACATTCAGCGACTACAGGGCTATATAGAACAGGTTCTTGATGCAGAGTTCAAGAAATATCTTCGCCGTTCCAACATCATTATTGATGAGGCTTTATATCGAATTCGTCTTCCAGACCCAACAAACTTTGGTGTATATCGTCAGCAGGAGACGGATGCTGCATTACTTGGTACGTATGGTTCTGCAGATTCGATTCCATATCTGTCTAAGCGTTTCATTCTGTCTCGTTACCTACAGATGGAAGACGAAGAGATTATTATGAACGAGCGTATGCTGCGTGAAGAGCGTGGCATGGACCCAGATAACCAAAAGCCTGGTGATCTGCCTATGTTGTATGGTACTGGTGAGGAAATGGGTGCACTTGGTGGCGTTGGCGGCATGTCCGCAATGGGTGGTCCAGCACCTTTAGGAGCACCTGGCGGTGAAATGGGAATGGAGGCCGGTGCAGGTGGCGAAGCAGGTGGTGGAGCTGGCATAGAAGCCGCACAAGCCGAAGCAGGTGGTCCAGGAGCCGCAGAAGCAGGCGGTCTACAATAAATACCGTTATAACTTCTTGAGGAGATGAACATGAACAAATTCTTTGCTGCTTTTGCAGGCCTAATGCTACTTGTTGCTTCAGCATCCACCTTTGCACTGCAGGCAAATGGTTGGCGGCTAAACATCACAGAATCCGCTGATAATGAAACACCTGTCAGCATCATGGAGATTGAATATCTCTACGACGACGATAGTAGTTCCGCTACCCCAGACGTTGATATGTTTGAAGCTGATTTGGGTCACACCGCTTGTAGTGCAGGTGCACATACGTGGTCACGTGTAATCACAAGTGGAACATATGCAGGTACATATGAGGTCGGTTGTGACACATTCACATCAAACCGACGTGGTGAGCCTAACACAACAATCACGATTGTATCGGATTGGCGTGCAGCTATCAAAACACGTCGTCAGATTTATACCCTAATTGATAACAACTTCCTCACCTACTGGACGACAACCGATAAGGTTACAGCGGCTGATCCATTTTCATTGCAGTACATGTTCTACACGGGTGCGGACGCTCCAAGCCGTACTCTTCCAGATGTAACGTCTTACGCCATCACTGTTCCAGCAGCAATGGTCGATACAGGTGCTCCAGTTGCTTGGACTTTTGAATACCATGACCCTGATGCAGGTGCATGGTTCCAGGATCATGTGAAAACTTCCGACGATGTCAACTGGAGCTCTGCAGCAACTGTTTACAAGGTTTCCACAGATTACTATCTAGTTGATGGTACAACGATTCGTATGTGGGATGGGACCTCCGATTGGGGTGCTGCTCTTTCTGGCACAGCCTTGACAACTGCACAGACTGCAATCAGCGACAGCGGTACAATCGTTGGTTATCGTCTAGAATTCGACCTTTAATATTAGGGAGCGGCGTAAAAACAAAAGTAAATACGTCTAAACCCATAAATAGTAAGAGGAGAATTTGTTATGGCTGATAAAGACAAGCTGAATACAATGCTAGACGCATTGATCAATGACAAACCTGAAGAGGCTCAGATCGCATTCCATGACTATCTAAGTGATAGAATGCGTGAAGAAATTCACGGAGTTCCTGATGAGACTCCAGACACAGACGACTAAAAGGATACGACAATGAAGAAACATCTACGTGCTATGCTTGAAGCAATCATCTCTGATGACACGGATGCTGCATCCAAGCACCTTCATGACTATCTTGCTTCTAAGACTCGTGGAATCGTCCTAGGTGAAGAAAAGGAAGAGGAAGACGAGAAAGAAGAGAAGGAAGAAAAGGGCGAGAAGGAAGAGAAAGAAGACGACGAAGACGAAGACGAGGATGAGGACGAAGACGAGGACGACGAGAAGGAAGAAAAGAAAGAAAAAATGAAGGAGTCCGCAATGTCCCACGACAAGTCTATGATGAATCGTGATCGTGGTGAAGCATACAAGAAAGTTGTTCACAAGGATAACTCTCGTGGATATGGCTATGAGAAGGTCAAGAAAGACGCTCGTAAGCTAAAGGCAGATAGCAAGTCTGGTGCCGACGAGAAGTGTGGTGACGCTTACAAAGATGTTCCTCACAAGGATAATTCCCGTGGTGCCAAGTCCGAAGACAAAGGTGCTAGGGGCCTAAAGGATGCTCCAATGGGTACAAAGAGCCCTCACGGTGACGGCATGAAAGAAGATCGTCGCACCGATAAGGCTCGCAACGTTCACGGTTCCCGTGATGGTAAAGAGCTTGCCGAAAAGTGGGCACACCCAGGTAAAATGGACACCAAGGAAAAGGGCAAGTACAAAGGCAAGACCGAAGCAGAGCTAAAGTCAATGCTTGCAAAACTCAAGAAGTCTGGTCCTCACAAGAAAGGTTCCGCAGAGTTTGAAAGACAGAACGAGATTGAATTTGCTCTTCGTGCAAAGAATAAATTCGGTAAGGTCGAATAAGTCAATTTGACAAGGAAAGAATCATGGAACATTCACTACTGATCGAATCACTTGGTGCTGAAGAGGCTGGTCTTATCACAGAAGCTAGCCATGACGGTAAAAATGTCTGGCTTTCTGGCGTGTATATGCAGGCAGAACTGAAGAATCGGAACGGTCGTATCTACCCACTATCTGAACTTACTAAGGCTGTTGACAATGCTCAGCAGACTATTAAGGAACATGGTGGTATCTTCGGTGAGCTAGATCATCCACAGACGCTTACAATCAATCTTGACCGTATCTCTCACGTCATCACAGAGATGCGTATGGAGGGCAACAATGCTGTTGGGAAGGCTAAGCTACTTGGCACTCCAATGGGCAACATTGCTCGTGAGCTCGTAAAGAGTGGTGTGAAGATTGGCGTCTCCAGTCGTGGTGCTGGTGCTGTCAATGAAGGTGGTGGTGTTTCGGATTTCAACTTTGTTACAGTTGATCTTGTTGCAACACCTTCTGCACCTGGTGCAGTACCAGAAGCCGTTTATGAATCCATGATGATGAACAGCAAAGGACGCAAAGCAATGACCTTGGCAGAGACCGTTAAGGAAGATCCTGATGCTCAAGAGTACTTCAAGAAAGCAATTATTGATTTCATCAACCAGGGTTTGTACGCCAAGAAATAACTTTGTTTTATAAATAATATAACAAATACTTTAAACTTACTTAACGGGAGAAAGAAAAATGGCACTATTAAATAACGGACGTCCAGCTGAGCTGGTCTCTTACACGCTAGCAACTCTACCAGCAGCTGCACTGCACGTTGGCAGCTTGGTCTACGTATCTGATGCAAATGGTGGTTTGGGTGCAGTTGCAGTTGCACGTTACACCAGTGGTTCTCCAATTGGTGAAGCTGCTGAATGGGTCGATGTTGTCGACTACACAGTTGTAGCCTAATACAAAGTTTTAAAAGGAATACGCAAATGGCACTATTAAATAATGGACGTCCAGCTCAACTGGTCTCGTATACACTAGCAACTCTACCTGTAGCAGCTGATTATCTTGGTAACTTGGTTTTTGTATCTGATGCAAATGGTGGTTTGGGTGCAGTTGCAGTTGCACGTCAGGCTGCTGGCTCCCCAGCAGGTGAAGCTGCCGACTGGTACGATATTGCCACATATGCAGTTGTTGCATAACAAAAAGTTCAAATAAATACCTACTTTAGGGTTATCATAACTTCCCCAAAACTATAGGGTTTTTATCTCCGCAAGGGGATAAAAACCTTTTTGTGTATTAAAGCAACATAAATAACAATTGTAAAACAATAAGTTTACGTAAACTTCATTTGAACACAACAAACTCTAAGTTACAGAGGAGCGAAAGAATGGAAGAACTACTTCAAAAATTGCTAGAGGCTGAAGTGCTTTCTGAGGATACAAAGAAAGAACTTGAAACAGCTCTAAGCACAAAGCTAACTGAGGCAGTCGAAGAAGTCCGTAAGGCTACTGAGGCTGACGTTCGCACCGAGCTAACTGAGCAGTGGATGCAGGAGCGTGATGCCCTAATCGAAGCAATTGACACCAAGATTGGTGATTTCCTAGCGGAAGAAGTTGCTGAGCTTAAGGACGACATTAATCGTTTCCGTGACCTAGAAGCTGAGTATGCTGAAAAGGTGGTTGAAGCTAAGTCGGAGATGGGCGAGGAGCTCAAGTCTGACCTAGCAGAACTTGTCGAGAAACTCGACGCATTTTTGGAGATTCGCCTAGCAGCTGAAGTTGAAGAACTCCGTGAAGATATCGAAGACGCACGTAAGGTCCAGTTTGGCCGTAAGCTCTTCGAAGCATTCGCTAACGAGTACGCAACAAACTATGCTGATGACGAGTCCCTAGAAGGAACACTACGTGAGACAGAAGAGCGTCTATCTGACACAACTGCTGCTCTTGAAGAGAGCGAGCGTAAGTTGGCCAAGATGGAGCGTGACGCTAAGCTCACGACAGTGCTAAAACCTTTGACAGGTCGTTCCCGTGAGGTTATGGAGGCTATCCTTCGTAACGTTGCAACAGAACAGCTTGAAGAGGGCTATCAAACCTTCATCGGCCGTGTACTACGTGAGAGTGCAGAGGTCGTTGAGGAGGCTTCAGAGAAGGAAGATACAGTACTAGCTGAAGGCACCGAAGATGAAGGTGAAGTGTTGTCCGAAAGTGACGGTAAGGTTGTCACTGGTGACGATGAAACCTTGAAAGAAGAAAGAGCTGCTGAAGATGTAGCAGGCAAAGAGCACCTAACAGAGGCTGCTCGTGTTCGCCTACAGCGTCTAGCAGGGCTTAAGTAATCGCTAGTAAGTATTAACAAACAAACTCAACTCTAAGGAGATTAAAATGGACGAAATGTTTGAAAATTGGAGTGAGACCAAAGAAGCCTTGATGGAAGGTCTTGATGCCGCACAGGCCAAGGTCGTTGGTCCTCTTCTAGAAAACCAGAAGAACTACGTTCTTCATGAAACAGCAGCTGGTCAGCCACATGGTTCCACAGCTGCACACGACATCGCCGGTTTCCGTAAGATTCTTATCCCAATGATCCGTCGTGTCATCCCAGGTACAATTGCTACTGAGCTTGTTGGTGTTCAGCCAATGTCCGGTCCAGTTGGCCTAGTTTACTCCCTACGTTACAAGTATGGTGAGGCTGCTACCGATAACGGTCGTTTCCCATCTACTACCGTTGGCGAGCAGAGCATCACAGCTGGTGATGAAGCATTTGGTAACCCAACTTCGGTTGCTGGTTTCAACCCATACCTACGTAGCTTCTATTCCGGTGCTGTTTCTAGTGCTTCCCCACTAGGTGCTCCAGACGATGCCCAGACAGCTGGTGCTTCCGGTCTTGGTGAGCAGGATGGTGTTGCTGATATCGCAGCTACTACAACAACTGGTGAAGGTTGGGGTTCCACCCTTGACGCAACAGCTGGTTGTACGGTTGGTGGTTCCGGTTCCACAATCGAAGGTTCTGGTGGTCGTAAGATGAGCCTAGAGGTTGTCAGCCAGGCAGTTGAAGCTCGTAGCCGTAAGCTACAGGCTGGTTGGACAATCGAGGCCATGCAGGACTTGAACGCACAGCACGGTTTGGATCTAGAGTCCGAGATGACTCAGGGTCTTTCCGCTGAAATCGTTCAGGAAATCGATTCCGAGATCCTTGGTGATCTTATCGCTCTTGCTGGTACAACAGCTGTATTTGACGGTGCTGGTGCTGGTGCATACGGTACAGCTGGTAACTACACCCCAGCTTACATCGGTGACCGCCTAGCTAACCTAGGTGTTCTTGTTAACTTCGTTGCTAACGAGATTGGCCGTCGTACACGTCGTGGTTCTGCTAACTTCATGGTTGCTTCCCCAATGGTCGTTTCCGTTCTACAGTCTGCTGCTAAGTCCGTCTTTGCTCCAGCTGTTAGCGGTTCCTTCAAGGGTCCTAACAACACAATGCTAGTTGGTACGCTTAACGGCACAATCAAGGTCTACAGCTACCTATGGAACCAGGCTGGTGTTCTAGGTGTTAACTCACCTGCAGATGGTATTTTCTCTGATCCAACTGCTGCCGCTCGTAACGACGGTAACGACACAATCCTCCTTGGTTACAAGGGTGGTAACGGTGAAACGGATGCTGGTTACTTCTACGCACCATACATCCCATTGATGAGCTCTGGCGTGATTGTTAACCCAGTCACATTCCAGCCAGTTGTCTCCTTGATGACTCGTTATGGTAAGACCAGCTTCACGGATCCAACAACATCGTTGGGTAACAGCCGTGACTACTACGGTAAGATCACAGTTCAGGCTCTTGATATTGCCTAAGTAGTAGCGACGTTAGTCGTAAAGCAGAAAAGGGCGTCTTCGGACGCCCTTTTTTATTGCCTGTTGACTTTTCAGGTTTTCCACTGTACTGTATACTCCATTGAATAGTGCCTGGAGGCCACGTGAGCCAACTTGATGACCTGAAAAAGGAAATTGAATCCGAGCTGTGGGCAGCCCTCAACGCACTTGAAGAAGGTGACATTATTGGCGTTCGTCAATGTGCGGCCCGTGCTCAATCTGGGGCCAACGAAGCGTGGCGAGCATCCAGAAAAGAGAGTGAAGCAAAGTGATCGACAATATCGTTATCGGCTCACCGTTGGTGGCCCTCGAGCTATTGGGTGTTTCCAAAAAGGAAGAGACCATCACGTTCGATATGGATGATGTCCGTAACGAAAAAGGTGACATCTTCCTTCCTGCCTTGTTGGTTAAGGTAGGCTTTTTTAAGTCTACTGGTCAAGTAAGACAGATCAATAAACAGCGGCAAGGTAACGAAAAGTTCAAAAATGATCCTGACCAAGACTTGTGGCGAAACATAATTCGCCCCGAGTTTACGGAGTTCAAGATTGGTAAACGTGTGTTTTGGTTAATAGTTGGCGAGTAAAACGGAGTATTCGAATAAATATTAGTCATGGAGAAAATGACCTTCAGAGATTACCTAGACTCTAAGGAGAGGCTTCGTCAAGCCATCCAAGAAACTCCTATCGCCTCCACAAAATATACAGTCAAAAAGTACTGTAAGATTCGTGTAGGTGAATCTCGTGACGAGCGTCAGGAAGTTGCTCTCAAGCCAAAACAATCGATTATTGTTGAGTGGCGTTATGATGACATCAACACCCCTGAGCCAGTATCAGTTATCCTCGAAAGTATCAACCCTGATGAGGAGATGTCTGTGTATTGGACAGGTGAGAAACTAAAAAGTTGGTTGTCGAAGAACGCTTTTGAAGAGCTAAACTACGACCCTGATTTCTGCTAACATTACAAAGGTAACAAGCTATGTCGAATGATCTCGGTTTTACTTCTGAGAATGTTTTGCCCATGATCGAACCTGCTATGAAAATGCTCGTTCGGGCAAATACACCGCTTGCGGTTGAAGATCTGCGAAACACTCTCAGCACCTTTGAGATCATCGAAGCGATCGACATGACACGTGAGATCCTACTGGACCACCTCACACCGGAAACGATTGTCGTTGACAACGGTGCTCCTGTTGTTACTGGAACCGGTAAGAAGCGTCGTAAAGACACAACGTTTGTTGCTTTCTGGAACGACATTGCTGAGGAAGTAGAGGATGCCCTCTACACTCATTTCACTCGATCCGTCCAGCTGTCTGGTGCAACGAAGATTAGTGTTCATCCAATGATCCGTCGAGTAATGAAGCTCGTTATTCACCCTGTTTTAGACGAAATCGGAAAGTTCAGTCCGTCCGAAATTTTCAAAGTACTGGATAGTGAAGCTGTAGGAATTGATGCCGAAGATATTTTCGGACAGATGTCTATGTTTGTGGCCTCCGGACCAGTTGAGTTGCAAGCCACGAAAATCCTTGTTGCTCGCAAGACTTTACAGAACCTGTGTTCTACCTCAATCCCGAAACTGAACCGAATTCTCCTTATCAAAAAAGCAGTTGAAAATCTTCATCACAATAAATACGATGATGAAACTGCTCCAATCAATCAATACTGAAGTCAAACAGCTAGACGAAGTTGAATTTATCAATCGTGGTCTAGCAAAGGTTGCAGGCAAAATTCCTGGCATGAAGGGAACAGCAGCTAACCTTGGTGCAAAGGCCGATGCTGAACGTAAAATCAAGGACCTCAATATTGAATTCAACAAGTGGGCTGGATCTCAAGGCAAAAGTGCAAAGCAAGTAACCGCAAAAGATCTCCAGACGTTTCTAGCCTCAAAGGGGCTTGTCGCTCCCGATGAGTTGAAGAAAGCTGGGAGAACTCCTCTCGCTCAAATGATGCCACAGGCCAAACAAGCATTGGCGACGGCAGTAAAAAGTACACCACTTCGCCAGACCCGTCAGGCTGCACAAACCGCAGGAACTCCACAACAGGGTCAAGAGGCTCCGCAGCAACAGGGCCAAGTATCTCCCCAGACCTTCAAGGCTTACATCAACCAGATGGACAAGCTATTGGCCCAAATGAAACAAGCAGTCCCTGCGTAACACCCCAAGTCTTTTCATAACTCCGCATAAATACTCCTGCATACTAGGAGTATAATCTATGGGAACATTTGACGCTTTTGCTGATGCACCAAACCTGATCATTCAAGAGGGCCGTGAAATCACAGTAACACTCGATCGTACGAGTGCTACAACTGGTCGTATTTCGTGGAACATTCCACCTCCAGCATTAGGGTGTACATCTGAAAATCAGGCTTACGGTGGTATCGTTATCACAATCGATACTGTTGGTGCAAACCGTGATACGCCGTGTCCAACGAATGGAACGCAATATACTGCCGATCCAACAGCAGACAGCGATCTGCACGTAGGAGATGTTATTGGGACAGCTCTGGTGGTTGGTGCCTTCTACGAATGCGTTGAAAAAGGTACAGGTGGAACCTTTACCACGACTCTTGATATCACAGGCATGCAAGAAGGTGTTGCATATTTCGTCAATGCTTATGCTGTTGATTGTGAAAACCGTTATCACTGCGAAGGTGTATATGCCTACTCCCTAGACAAGTGTTTGCAGAGCACACCAGATACAGCTGGTACAGTTACTGTTGAATGGGCAACTGCTTTTGAGCCAACGGATGGAACAGGATTGACAGCTGGTCGAGACTACTCCATGTTAATGGAGATCGATGGCACAGAGTACACAATTATTGTAAATGGTTCCGATGCACAGACATATGCAGATCTTATTGATGCCATTAATGTTCAATTGGAACAGCTTACAACGGCTCCACAGAGTACTATACCACCTAATACAAACTCCTACTATTATAATACAACAACAGGTGTCCTCTATCAGTGGGATGGCTATGAGCACACTGAAATCCCTGTGCTTAATGAGCCTACGGATCCAACCGCACTAGCAGTTGGCAATTACTGGTATGACAATGACGATGATATTCTATATCAGTGGAATGGTGCTTCTTGGGATGTAATCCCTGAGAGTCAGATTCTACGATACTCAAAGGATCCACTACTAACAGTAAACTTGAGTGGGACCGACTATTGGTACCGTTCAGGATCCCCATCAGCAGCATTCCATTGGTGTGGTAACGTATGGTGTGAAGATACACTATATGACCAGACAACAGATCCATCAGTTGGTGTTACAGCCAACTGTGGTTACTATTGGTATAATCCTACAGACCTTCTCCTTCGCCAATACAACGAAGACACTTGCACGTGGGAAGAAATCGAAGCTTTATACTGGAACGAAGATCCAACAGCATTAACGGCTGGTACATATTGGTTTGATGATATCAATAGCCTATTGTGGCAATATGATACACCGGTTGTTGGAATCTGGAATCCAATCGGAAGAAGTTACATTGACTTTACACTTGGTGCAGGACACTCTGCAAGTGACTTGGCATTGGCAGTTGGTGAGTACACCGAAACAATTACTGTTGGTGGTGAGGTTTTCAACATTGTTGTAAACGTCTGCAATGCAACCGATGGTCGATTTGATAAAGTATTCGCAGCTATTAATGCTCAGCTGGGCGATCAGTCACCACTTAATTTACTTGCAACAATTGGTTTTGTTGGTTCGCAGCCATCAACAACAGTTCGACTAATTAGTGCAGATGAGTCGGAGCCAGTAATCACAGCTGGTGGAAACTTGTTTACATCGCTTGCCGACTACAGCTCTACAGGATCAACAGTTATAGGTGAGCTATTGACGGTTGGAGCAAAACCTACGAGTCCAACTGCTAATCAGTATTGGGTTAACAATGATGGTGAAGTGTTCCAACGTAATGGAGCAAATACAGCTTGGGTTTCTCAGTGTGCAATCGTCTATGGTGTAGATCCAACTGACATAGAGTCTTGTGATACGTGGTGGAACTCTGACACAGACGTACTAAATGTTTGGGACTCAGTTGCAGGTGCATGGGTACCAGTTGTAAGTTTCACACAAAGTACGCTTGATCCAACAGCTGATATTGCTCTCCCAGCAGGGGTCGTTTGGTACAGCAGTGCAACAGAGCTCATGTATGTTTGGGATGGTACAAAGTGGCAAGAGGCTACATTCATTTCATCTCCAACTGATCCAACCTCTGTTGCAAATGGAACGGTATGGTATAATCCAACAACAGGAGAATGGTCAGAGCTTGTTGCAGGGGCATGGGTAGAGTTTAATCCAGTGGATTCTCCAGATGATCCTTCACAGGCAACGCTCCCTGCAGGAACCTTCTGGTATGATACACAACACTCTACGCTGTCGATGTGGAATGGTACAAACTGGGTTAACATTATCTTCAGTACGACACCATTGACACCAGATACGGGTGATTTGTGGTTTGATTTGGCAACAAATACCTTGAAGGAATGGGATGGAACAACATGGGTTGCGGCCTCTGCTATTGCAACCGCAGCCATTGCATCATCCACAACGATTGTTTTCACAACTGGTTCAACCGGTAATGATTCATTGGTTGATCTATCGAAAGATCCAAACCTAAACGAATTGATGTTTGCATTCAGTCCACAGCCAACAATTCACTGCCCATTGGCAGGTACAGATGGACTATCTTGCATCCCTTCTTACGAACAGGAGGGTATTGGTACAGATGGATCTCAGGATGAGCGTCGTGAGATGATGAATGAGATTTTGTTCTTGCTTGGCTATCCAACTGTAGAAGTGGAGCTAACAAAGAACCAGATGTACAAGGCAATTGATATTGCTTTGAAGGAATTGCGTCGACATAGTGGTTCTGGTTATCATCGTGGTTTCATGAAGCTGTACATTGAGCCAGGCAAGCAAATCTATAAGCTAACAAAACCAGATGCAGACGATGATAATGAAGGACAGGGTTACACGTTGCCTGATGGACAGTATGGCTTTGATAAGATTGTTCAGGTTATGGGTTGCTTCCGTGTTACTTCTGCTTTCTTGTCAAGTGCACACGGTTCAGGTGTATTTGGTCAGGTTGTTCTTCAGCACTTGTACAACATGGGAACGTTTGATCTGTTAAGTTTCCATTTGGTGAGTGAATACATTGAACAGATGGAACATCTATTTGCTTCCCGTTTAGGATTCCATTGGAATGAAGCAGCTCGTGCACTAACACTACATCAGAGATTTTCAATAGGTGAAACAATCTTAATGGACGTGGCAGTAGAAAGAACAGAGCAGGAGCTACTAACTGATCGCTTCACGGGACGTTGGATTGAAAGATGGGCAGTATCTGAATGCAAGAAGATGCTTGCACAGATCCGTGGTAAGTATGGTTCGTTGCCAGGTGCAGGTGGTGGTGTTTCCTTGAATGCCTCTGATCTAGCACAGGAAGCAAAGGATGAGCAAGAACTGTTGCTACAGGAAATCATGGACAACGTCACAAACAATGTCGAAGAGTACGGCATGCACAACGAGTTTATCATAGGTTAACATGAAACTGCACGAGATTATAGAAGGACAGGATTGGGGCGGTGGAGGTGTTCCAGCATCGGGACCGGATGCCTCCCGTCCTACTCCAGCATCAATGTTGCAGCACTATGGTGATGTGAATGCCCCTTTACCAAACAAATTCTGCAAAGACCGTGACTGGTGTGAGCAAAAAGAAAAGAAAAAGAAGAAGTCAAAAGCACTTCGTGACTTAGAAAAGAGGATAAAATAATGCATCTCTGGGACCTATTTGAAAAAGCAATCAAAGGTGAGAAGGGGCACGATCACTTTGTTACCGATATCGAGAAAGATACAATCAAAAATGATGACTATCGTCGAGTTCTGTTTACCGCACGAAATCTACAAGTGGTTGTAATGAGCATTCCACCAGGTGGTGACATTGGAATGGAAGTGCACGAAGCAATTGATCAGTTTATCAGAGTGGAGAAAGGTAAAGGTAAAGTCATCCTGAATGGTAAGGAAGAGCAGATCAGTGATGGGTTTGCTTTCGTTGTCCCACAGGGCACAGAGCACAACCTTGTGAATGATGGTGATGAAGACCTAAAAGTCTACACAATTTATTCACCACCTAACCACCTAAAGAATACAGTTCGTAAAACAAAGAAAGATGCAGAGGAACACGAAGAGCACTATGACGGTGATACGGATGTAATGTAATGGCAAATTGCGATAACGACTCAATCTGCTCAGCCGAATACGATGACGAAGGAAATCTAATCGGAACAACACCCGAGGAAGATACAGGAAGCTGCACTAGTGATGGCTGTCCAACATCCAACCACGGTGCTACTTGTAAGCCTTGGGAGTTGTCTAAAAACCGAGATAACTGCTTCATAGATGACGTAGTTGAGGAGAACCTTCAGATTGGTGGTGCAGATATCAATGTATTCAAGCTGCTTGGTGTACATGAGCAGGGTCGTCTCGTTGACTTAACAGAAAATGGATCCGCTATTTCAAGTGGTGATCAAACAGGGTTTCCAAAAGAACAAGCATTCACCACGTACACAACGGAATGGCGATCTGCACAAAAAGGATCTGGTGTTACTGTATCAGCATACATCGGCTATGACTTTGGTGAAATAAGACTTGACAATGGCCGTGCTCGTTATGGTGTTGATACATCCATTAAGCATAACGTTGCATCGATCAAGATTAAACAGGGGGCAAATGCTGTTAACCGAGCTACAAAGATTCGGCTTGAACGATCTGCGGACAAGATTAAGTGGTATGGTGCTGCTCTCCTAACACTTCCCGATGATGATTGTTGGAATACAATTCGATTCAACAACACAGTTCCAATGCGGTACTGGAGGTTGCGTCCAGTAGAATTTAATGGTGGTGCAAGTGATCCTTGGGCTGTACAAGCCCTTGAGATGTTTGATTACGACCTAACAACAATCGATGACATCCAAGATAAGATCTGGCATGAGAACCGAGATCGTGATTATGCTGATCAAAGTGTTGAAATAAAAGCATCATATGACTTGTTGGATGTCCAATCTGATATGGCTCGATTTGGTATTGAGTTACCATCGCAGACATTTTACTTGACAGTCAGCTTCAATGCTGTGGTTAAGGTTCTTGGTCGTCCTTTGGTTATTGGTGATATCATAGAGATGCCAAGTGAGCAACAGTACACACCAACTCTTGAGCCTATCAAGAAGTATATGGAGGTGACTGACATTGCATGGGCAACGGATGGATACACGCCTGGTTGGCAGCCACTGTTGCAACGTGTCATTGTTGCCCCAATGCTTGCAACGGAAGAGACAGCAGACATATTTGGTGGATTAGAAGGATATGACGACGGTACAGGTTACCTCCAGAACTTCGACCAGACTCATGGTATGGACGACGGTCTACACCCTATCTTTCAGGATTACTCGGATATTTCACAGACTGTTGAACAGACAGCGTCCGATCAAAATGATTTACCCGAAAGAGGCGTTGATCCGGCTGATGTCACCCAATTTAGTGAAGCACAGTTGGAGGCAGCAGAGGCTCAGCAAAGAGGTGCGGCTCAAGGATTGCGTAACATAGGTCTAAACCCAAAACAATTATATGTGCAGGATGGTCTACCACCAAATGGTTTGCCATACACAGAAGGCGATGTAATGCCAGCAAGTCCATCGGACGGTGACTGGCACCGTTTAACTTACACAGGTTACGATGCATCAATTCCAGCACGGCTGTTTAGGTATTCAGTTGCAAAGGGCAGATGGGTATTCATGGAATCCGATAAGCGTTCAGCATCTGATATGACGAAACCAGTTTTACAGGAGTTCCTTGGAAGCTCAACACGAACACCATCAGATGATATAGCAAAGTAAGGTATTAGCATGGCAATTAAACACTACTATTACGATCAGCAAATTAAAAAGTACATGTTGCAGTTTATGGCAATATTTGCAGGGTTGCAGGTGGCTGTTGGAAAGAGCGATCGATCTGACGAGGAGGAGCTTATTTCTGTTCCAATTATGTTTGGTAATAGAGATCGTGTTGTGGCTTGGATTAAAGGCCAGTTTACTCAGAATAAACCTATTCGCCTTCCAATCATGAGTGCCAACGTTGCGGGAATTGAACTCGCCCCCGACATGCGAAAAGGTGTTGGACAAGTTCGTCGTAACACGTATTTGCCACGTGGTGGTGCTATTCCAGATGACATTACAGCTGTTCGTCAGCAGATGCCTATTCCGTACAAGCTAACCACAAACGTTGCAATCTGGGCAAGCAACCACGAACAGCGTTATCAGATTCTGGAACAGCTGCTGATGGTCTTTGACCCTATTGTGCAAATTCAAATAAACGATTCAATGTTTGATTGGACCAAACTAACAACAGTTGAGCTAACTGGCGTTGATTATGAGGATAATTACCCTATTGGTACAGATCGTCGAATGCTGATCAGTAATTTGACTTTTACGGTTCCAATTTGGATATCAGCACCAGCAAATCTCAAGGATGAGTTTGTTAAGGACATTTACGCCAGAATTGGCACCGTAAGTAACGCAGCAATAACAAACGAGGAAATGGTTGCCGAATTGGATGCACAGGGAATTGGATATGAGCTGTGGTTTGACGGTGACACGTTGGATTTGCCCGACTTTTAAGGTCCCGCATATAAATATAGGTACAATCTTAAACAATACAAAGTAAAGGATTTCTAGTAAGGAGAAACAAAAATGGCAACATTAGTAAGCCCAGGTGTAAGTGTAACGGTAACTGATGAGAGCTTTTTCATTCCAGCAGGCTCTTCCACAGTTCCTTTGTTCTTCATCGCAACACAGGATGAAAAAGTCCAGCAGGACGGTGTGACGCCAGCACCAGGCACTTATGAGAGTGGTGTTGTTCGAACCGTTACTTCTCAGAAGACAGCTCTGGAACTTTACGGTGTTCCAGCTTTCCTAGAAGATTCTTCTGGAAACCGTCACGATGGCGATGCTCGTAACGAGTACGGTCTGGCTGCTCTGCAACAGTATTTGAATCAGGGTTCCCTTGCATATGTGGTTCGTGCAAATGTTAACCTTGATGACAACATTGACAATCTTCGCACCCTTTGGGATACGAAGGTTACGGAAGCTTCCTTTGTATTGGAAAACCTTGTCAATACTTACCTTACAGAGACAAACCTAACAAACCAGAAGTTCCCAGGTGATCCTTGGGTAAATGCCTACGTTACTTTATCTTACACGGCAGCTTTGACAAATGCAACAGTGCTAAACGTTGTTGCAGGTGATACAGCCACAGTTACTGTTGATGGTACTCCAATTGTCCTAACTTTGAGTGCACCAACAGGTTCCCCACTTCCAGGTGTTGGTTCCCCAGGTGGTACACCAGCAGGTTCTCCAGACGTTCACAATGTTGGATCGCTACTAAATGACATTAATGCCCAGCTTGGCTCTGCTGCAACAGCAACACTAGTATCTGGTGCCATCCAGATCAAGAGCGATGCTGTTAACGGTGGTGGTACAGAGCTAGGTTCTAGCACATCTGTTGTTATGACAACTCCTGGCTTCTTCCAGACAATGGTTCCAGGTAGCCCAGATGGCTACACAGCAACAACTACAACCGGTGTTGATGGTTACAAGGAGACAATTGATTCTTCCGAGTACCTATCTCTGCTAAACGATGCAATGACCGATGTTGTTTATCCTCTGTATTCCTTCTCAAACGTAGAAGCAACATTTGAGGATGACTCCTCTCTAACCGGTGGTTTGGATGTATTTCCTAACGGCTTTGACCAGCCAGCAGTTGCACCACCATATGTTGGTATCGAAGGTCGTTCTGGTACAACCAATAACATTAATGCAAACGGTGATACAGTTGGTCCAGGTTCCGATGGTACATTCCCAGGTGCTGGTTCTAATCCATCCTTCCCAGAAGAGTGGACAGCACAGGATGCTGCAGACGATCTGATCGCTGCTGCAGATGACTACAAGTACACACATGAGTTCTTTAACCTAACAAGCCTAGGTGCTAACGATGCTGCCCGTCGTACGGCTATTGTGACAGCTCTACAGGCAGAGATTGTTGGTAACAGCGATGTTCGCTCTGAGAACTTTGAATACAACATTATCGTTTGCCCAGGTTACTGGGAAACAAATGCTGAGCTAGTTGATCTAGCAGTTAGCAATGCTATCAAGCAGGAGGCTGTTGTAATTGGTGACACACCTTCTTACATGACACCTTCCCAGGCTGTTGCTTGGGCACAGACAGCAGATCGTGCATCAAGTAACTTGATCTCTTACTACTACCCATGGCAGGTTGTTACAAATGTCGATGGTAAGGAGATTGTTGTAGCTCCTTCTGGTACAGCACTGAAGACTTGGGCATACAGTGACAGCGTTTCTGAGGTTTGGTTTGCACCAGCAGGTACTCGTCGTGGTCTTGTTACAGGCGTATCTGAGCTTGGTTATGTGTCCGGTACTCTCGGACTACCAACAACATTTGTTCCAACTTATGTTGATCAGGGACAGCGTGACGATCTATATCGCTACTTTGTCAATGTTAACCCAATTGCGTTCTTCCCAGGTCGTGGTATTCTGGTTTGGGGTCAGAAGACATCTGCACCAGATGCAAGTGCTCTTGACCGCATCAATGTTACTCGTCTGATTGCGTACATCCGTCGTCAGCTACGTAAGAATACAATGAGCTTTGTGTTCCAGCCAAACGATCAGCTAACACGTAATAACTTGAAGGCTGTTGTGGATGCATTCTTGAGCGACATCGTCGTCAAGCGTGGTTTGTATGACTTTGCTACGATTTGTGATGAAACAAATAATACACCAGCTCGTATTGACCGTAACGAGATGTACATTGACGTGGCATTGAAGCCAGTCAAGGCTGCTGAATTCATTTATATACCAATCAGAATCGTCTCTACTGGGGCTGAGATCTAATAGAGAGATAACGCTGATAATATAAATAATGTTAAACATTTAAGGAAAAACGACATGGCAACTATAAACGATATCGGAATCCCAGGCGTTGGTAATGGTATTCTACAGCCAAAGCTAAACAACAGATGGCGTGTTACGTTCAGTAACATGGGTGGAGGTGTTGACTCCCAGCCACTGTCAATGCAGGCTGTTACTGTTACACGACCAGTATTGAACTTTGAAGAAGTTCCTCTACACCGTTACAATTCTGTCGCTTGGGTTGCTGGTAAGCACAACTTTGAGCCAATGACACTAACGGTTGAAGATGACGTTACGGGTACAGCATCAAGAGTCATTCAGGATCAGGAGCAGGCACAGCAGTGGTTGATTGGTTCTGAAGGACAGTGGTTGGCAGCACGTGGTGAGGGTTCTCTCTACAAGTTTGTTACAACACTTGACCTGCTGGATGGTAACGAAACCGTTATTGAACAGTGGTTCGTTGAAGGTTGCTGGCTACAAAACATAGATTGGGGTGAACTTGATTACTCCGGAAGTGAGCCTGTGAAGATCACAATGATGATTCGCTACGACCATGCTCGCCAGTTGATTGGTGGATATGATCAGGGTCAGGGTGTTGCAACAGGTGGTCCAGGCCAGGATAACAACTAATACTTCACGGAGGAAGTAATCAAGGACGAAAGCTCCACAGGAAGTGGTTAAGAGGGTGCAAAAGCACCCTCTTTTTTGCCTGGTTCCCAAACATAAATACTCCCACAATAAGGAGATAGTATGCCAGATCCACGCATGTGTTTGACAAGTTTTACAACAACAGGTACCAATTTGGGTGGCCGATCCCCATCTTTCCGTACCCGTGATCTTCGTCGTGACTATGATAATGTTCAGCAAACGCTGGAGAACATTGGTGATCGTATTGAAGGTGGCGTCAATGCTTTCAAGCGTGGTGATATTGTAGCCGGGCAGTTTTCAAGTGCACTAAATGAACTTCGCTGTCCCCCAACACCTTATGCAAGTTTCTTCTCGGCCTTGCAGCCACCAAAATTTCCGTTCATGTTTGCAACGAAGTTTGAGTTGTATCCGGACTTCCAGACACTATTTGGTGGCACAGCTTTTCCTGATGGTGCACCTTATTGGTTTGTGAAACAGGCGACCCGCCCCAATATGAATTACCAATATGAAGAAGTCAATATGTACAATTACCGTACTCAGGTTCTTCGACGCTCTGAATTTCAACCTGCAACCATCACAATGTATGACGACTTGAAAGATGCAACAGGAAGCTGGTGGAATACGTACATCCGTTTGATGAGTCCTATCACAAACATTATGGAAGATGCTTATGCAAGCGAATATGAAGAATCTGGAATGGATTGGAACGCTGCCGAAACAGCATCTCTTCTAACAGAGGATCTGAGAACTCCAGATCGAGCAACAGGTGGAATTAACACAAACCAACCTGGACTGGATTATGCAGCAGGGACCGGAGTCCTACCATCCAGTTCTGATCTTGGCAACATTCAGATCCTTAAATCTATACAAGTGATGCACATTATAGAGTTTGGTAAGAAAGCAGTCATCTACACATATCGAAATCCAAAGTTCACTGAGATTCGTTTCAATGAGTTGGATTGGGAGCAGAGTGGTCCTTCCACAGTTGAGGGCACGTTTGTATATGACGCATTCGAGATCAGCTATAAGGGTGCATTTACCGAAGAGTCTGTCAATTCACTTGATCTGCCACCAGCATATCCAATTAAGGTTGATGGTCCAGTTGTGAACGCCGGACCATTTAGCTTCTAAATAGGGGCATGGCTTCTAGATTTCGGCAAGGTTGGTATCAACTAAAACATCCAGAAAAGTACGTTGGCGATCCAATGAAGATTCGCTATATGTCCTCATGGGAACTGAAAACACACCAGTTCCTGGATAACAATCCCAACATTCTGAAGTGGTCGTCTGAAGAGCTGGTTATTCCCTACCTGAAACCAACAGACAACCGTGTACACAGGTACTTTCCGGACTACTGGGTCCTTTTTCGTAACAAGGCTGGACAACAGATACAGGAAGTCTGGGAAGTCAAGCCACATAGCCAAACCAAACGCTCTCGTTCTCGCAACTCAAAGAACCGACTTTATGAAGATGTGCAGTACGCCGTAAACATGGCAAAGTGGCAAGCCGCACAACAATTCTGTGATAAATATGGGATGAAGTTTAGGGTCCTAACAGAAAGGGAAATATTCAGGTGACATTATGGCTAGACAAATAAAAAAGACGGAAAAGGCAAAGGAACATCCACTTGAGGAGGTTCTAGATATAGAGCCAGGAACAACAATGGTTGATTTTGTTGAACCAGCTGTACCTGTGGAAGCAGTCAAAATAGAAGGTGTGTACGACGAGAAAGACGCCGAAATCGAAGACCAGCTCCAGGAAATCTACGAAAGTGCTATGACCCAGTTTGAGGTTCAGACAGGCGTCTGTGAAGAAGTAGAAGGCAAGTACGCTGCCCGAAACGCTGAGGTTGCAGTCCAGTTCCTAACAGCCGCCCTGAATGCTGTCAATTCCAAAGCCAACGTGAAAGCCAACAAGGATAAGTTGGTTGTCAAAGCCATGACTTCCGATCCGTCTCAAGCAAGAGAGAACATTGTTATGGACCGAAACCAGCTAATGAAAATGCTGGAAAGCAAGAAGTAATTGGTAACCCTATTCATAACGCTGTCTAAATAGTCGTGTTATGGCAAAGAATAGGTTTATCAAGAAGGCCCACGAAGAAACGGAATTCACTCCTGAACAGGTTCTCGAGTTTGAGAAGTGTATGGAGAATCCTCTATACTTCATCGAGAAGTATGTAAAGATCGTTCATCCAACGAAAGGTGCTGTTCACTTTGAGCTATATGAGTATCAGCGTGAGCTGATAACGATGTACTGGAAGAACAGAGATAACATCATCCTTTCCGCTCGACAGACTGGTAAATCAACAACTGCCTCTGCGTACCTCCTTTGGTACTCAATCTTCAATTTTGATAAGACGATCCTTATAGCATCCAACAAAGAGAAAGGTGCTAAAGAAATGATTGCTCGTATTCGTTACGCATATGAGCACTTACCAATGTGGTTAAAGCCTGGTGTTGTCGATGATGGATGGAACAAACACAGCGTTGGCTTTGATAACGGATCAAGAATAGAATCAACAGCAACGTCAGAAGACTCTGGTCGAGGCATGTCCATCTCCCTCCTATATCTTGACGAGTTTGCTTTCGTTGCTCCTAACATTGCGGAAGAGTTCTGGGCCGCTATCGCACCTACCTTGTCTACAGGTGGTGACTGTATTATTACCTCTACACCAAATGGTGATATGAATCTCTTTGCACAGCTTTGGCGAGGTGCTGAAATTGGTGTCAACGGTTTCCATTCGAAGTGGGTTAAGTGGGATGCTCCACCTGGCCGTGATGAGGCATTCAAGGAAGCAATGATCGGTAAGTTTGGGCAGAGAAAGTGGGAGCAGGAGTTCGAGTGCATCTTCCTGTCGTCCGATGCTCTCTTGCTTGACTCGATATGGCTTGCAAACGAATCTAAGAGATTTGAACTGGCAGACAACCTGCCACCTAAGTTTGATCTACGTGAGGTTCACTTTTGGAAGAAGATTGAAAGTGAGTCTACTTACTTGGTGGGGGTCGATCCGTCTACGGGTTCCGGTGAAGACTTTAGTGTCATCACTGTCTTCCAGTTTCCAAATATGGAACAGGTCGCTGAGTTCCGCTCGAACTCCATGTCGCCTCCACACGTCTACAATGTCTTAAAGAATGTCATTCGTTACATAGAGAAGGAAGGTGGACAAGTGTACTTCTCAGTTGAGAATAATGGTGTTGGCGAAGGTATTATATCATTGTATGAAGCCGATGAGCAGCCAATCGAAACAGCCGAATTTGTTTCTGAGCCAGGAGCAACTCGTCGTGGCATGACGACCACAGCTAAGTCCAAAATGCGTGCTTGTGTCAACTTTAAGGAGATGGTTGAGAAAGGAAACCTAAAACTCAACTCTGTTATGACACTGAAAGAGTTGAAAATGTACGTTCGTAAGTCTGGTTCCTACGCCGCCCAGATTGGTGGCACAGATGACAGCATCTCGGCCATATTGATCATTATGCGTATATTGGAAGAGATTTCATCCTATGACCAAAATGCATACAACAAACTATATGCATTCAAAGAAGACAACTGGTTTGACAACAACGGCCAAGGATCGTCTAACCCTGAAGACGACGACCCAATGCCAATGGTTTTCGGTTGACTTTTACCCCAAAATTTCAGATAATGCAAGCTGTTAAAAGAGGATTCAATGATGGATTTCCGTTCCAGATTTTTGTATTGGTATTTCAACGAGTTCCAGCTCACTCCACTTTACCGTAACATGGCCAATATTGCGGAGGAGTCTCCATGGCACCGTGAGCGAAACATCGCTACTCACACTGATATGGTGGTGTCTAGCTACATGACTTTCGCTCCAAAGGAGTGGAAGTGGGCAGACTTGCTGGGTGCTTTGGCCTGTGCATTTCACGATGTAGGAAAGCCTGCAGCCTGCGAACAGAACGGGATCAAGTACAAGCCAGAGCGTGGCCACTACAAGTCATTCGGTGGTCATGAGCAGATCTCCGCTCGTCTGTGGGAGGACTGGGCAGCAACCAACTTTTCCGACTTGGTGGAACGCTTCGAGTTCACATCCTCCGACATCTATCGTGTTGGTTGGATAATCGAGAAGCACCTGCCATGGGGAATCAAGAAAGCCGACAAGCTGCACAACATCGCACTGACGGCTTTGGAACTGTTTGATGAAGACGGTCCAACCGCTTTCACGAACATGCTGCTTGCCGATACGTACGGTCGCATGAGCGATGACTACGTTGAGAAGCGTGCGAAAGTTCATAGCTGGATCGAGGGATTCAACGATCTCGTCGAGAATGTTATGAACGCCGAGCGGAAGCGTGAACGTGAGTTATCGCAGCCAGTTCTGTACATGCCAATCGGTGCATCCGGTACGGGCAAGTCCACGTTCATGAGTACACTTTCAGATGTGGAGAAGTTCTCGTGGGACGATCTCCGTTTGGATTGGTATTGCACCGACGCTGAGTACCAGCAGTTGGCATACGGCCAGATGACTTCAAAGGAAATGTATCGTTTGGCATACGAGCGACAGATCAAGGACGGTGCGTTCAACAACAAAGCTAACAAGCACTTTGTTGAGCTGATAAAGACTGGCAAGGACGTGGTTGTGGACAACACAAACTTGTCCAAGAAGCGTCGTCGGTTCTTCATTGACGAGGCTCGTAAGCACGGTTACTTTGTAATTGCGGTAATGATGCCAATTCCTTTGGCAGAAGTGCTTCGTCGCCAGTCTTCTCGTGACGACAAGTCTGTGCCAGAAGCTGCTGTAAGGCAGCACTACATGGCTGTTCAGCTGCCAGAGTTTGGCGAAGTGGACAACGTGTGGGTGCTTGACTCTAACCTATAACGAAGGGCCGAAAGGCCCTTCTCTTATTTCGACCTCAAGTAAGCGTCAAATAGATCGGACAATCCCAAAGGACGCCCTGCCCGAACGCCTTCGTTAGCCTGCTGTGCTTTCTTCTTGACGTTGTAGTAATATGTCTGAGCACCAGCACTGGACATGTTGAATGGATCGTCCATAAGCACCTGCATAAACTCACTACGGGATGGAGCACGTCCATTCTCAGCCGTCATCTCATTGTACCTAGTAAGAGCACGCTGTGATTTTGTGCCACCGCCTTCCGTGGCCTGACGAGGAGCTCTTGGACCAGCTGCACGGCGTGTAGTCTGTGCAGGCTTCTCTGGAAGATTGAAATCAGGACTAACAGGCTGCCCAGTAACAAGGTCCGTCAGATCAACAGGCGTTCCCGCAGCAATATGTCGAAGCACTTGTTTACCTTTATGGGACACGGACATTGTCACCATATGTCGTCCGCGCCGTTCAGCATTGAGCAGTCCAAGATTAACAAGTGGGCGTTCGGTTGTAGGTTTGATAGAATACCGATTGCGAGTACCACGAGCATCATAATCTTGTAGGACACTTGTTAAACGGTTACGAGCACTAAACTGCATTTGTGGACCCATCTGCCAACCAAATTTTTCTGCTGCAGCCTTTATGTAAGGCAGTTCTGCTCTACGAGGACCACGTTCGGTTGGAAGTGTAACACCAACTTTACTACGAGCTCCCAAACGCTGGGTCTGAGCCTCTGTTTCAGTTCGAGATGCGGTATGGTACATCTGTGTAACCTTGCCCTTACTAACAAAGAATGCGGCTGGTGTGGAACCATCAGGCATTTCAAGGTACCATGCCTCACCTGCTGTTTTCTTCTCAATACCAAGACGCAGCCACTTACCCTGTTGCTCCGGATCCATACGCTTTAGTTTGGCACCATTTGCAAATGGTAGTTCATCAACACCTTCTTTGCCATAACGACCCTGAGATCGTAGTCGCTCAATCTGTTCCTTCTTGAGGGCAGCTTCGGGACGGATTTGGCCTTGCTTGTCAACGTTGAACTCTTTCGACTTGTTGGTAGACTGCGGATCAAAGGTCAAGTGGTTTGCCTTAGCAAATTTATTCAGCTGCTCAGTGATAGTTTCAAAATCATCCCACTTCTGCCAGTTGTTGTTCTTAGAATCATCATCGATCTGGATAATCTTGTTGCCATGTGTGAGCATGTTGATGGCATGTTTCTTGTCATGTCCATAACCAATATCAACACTGATCAGTCCATCAGGAATCTTACCAGCAAAGTGGTCGGAAAGCCATTTCTTTGTATCTTTGTCTCCCCAATAGAAATCAGCTTCTTCCCAGTCACCCCACGTACTCCCTGTCGTGAATTCACGGAGAGCTTTCATAATACCAAACTCGTCTGTCTTACCAGGGTTCCAGTGATCTTTGTTTGAACGGATGTCTTCCGTTATGGCACGGACAACAGCAGCAAGACGATCTTCAATGGGGATCTTAGTGAAGTCCCATTTCTTGGCTGGAATGTCACCGGCCATACTTTCTGGCTTAACACTTAGAACTTCACGGGAGTAATGTCCATCTTTTGTTTTACCAATACCATGACGGATAAGCAATGTGCGAGGTATGCTGAAGTCCTTTGCATTGGCAAGACCAATAATAGAATTCAGCGTCTTCTCATCGAGATTGTTATCACGGTCATAGAGTGTCTTGCCACGATGCACATCTGCACCACGAATGATATATGGGGCAGTTTCACCTTTTGGATTAACGGCCAGAGCTAGAATCTTATCTGTCTCACGGCCTTGCTCACCTGTTGCCTTAGCAGCTGTTGTAACATAAATTCGATTTACAGAATCAAGAAAGGCTCTTTCCTTTTTATCTTTCTCCTGATCACTTGTGTATACGTGCTCACGGCGTAGGGAATTAGCAAGATCCCGAACAGAGCTACCCGTGTACGCTTGCCACCTGTGCTGCTTCTTATCAACTGTAACATCTTCATCGGCCTTTGTCTCTTCAAAGTCACCCTTCTCTGCATTGTACGCCATTTTGTCATTCCAAAAAATTTCACGCTGGAGTTTAGGTGTAACTGTTTTAACAAGACCCATCCGCATTAGAGCCGACAAGAACTGACGAGCAGTTGTGTCTTTCATGCTCTGCTCAGCAGCTTCATGCATTGCCCCTTGGTTGATGGTAGGCTGAATATAACGCTGAAGGTGAGTAAGCTCACCTTGCACAACAACAGCAGAGAGAAGAGGGATGTTATCTTTTGTACGAACATCATATACTTTACCAATTTCTTCTGGGCTGTAATTGCGGTACTGGCTGTAGTTTGTTCCATAAAGATCTTTTAATAGCTCCTGGTTGGAGCTGGTGATCTCATTCATTGTCAGGCGATTGCTAATCTTTGTAATTGGGTTTGCCTGGACAAGATCACGAGCGGCCTGTGCCTTTGTGTACAGCTTTTGGTCTTGGTAGTAGTAACCAGCTCGCTTGATATCATATAGAGCACCACGATTAGCATCAAGCTTAAATTTGTTCATCAGTGCCTGGACACCAGGCATATATTTTGGAATAGGTGGCTTATTATTCTTACCTTTCATTTCATCAAGAGCATTACTTTTGTTACTAATGCGAGCTGCAACAACAGACTCCATGTTGTGGTTCTTCATAACAACAATTGAGTAGCCACCCTGATCTGTTTTGGCTTTTGTCCAGTGTGAGCCAATACAGTTCTGTAGAGCTTTACCTTCACGAGCATATGCGGCCTGTGTGTCAAGCTTCCACCACGAGAACCCACCATCAACATCCATGAGCTTAGTCATACCTTCGATATCACGACCAGCCTTTTTGGAACCGCGCTTGAAGTATTCGTTGGATTTCTTGACGAGAGTCTCAAGATTTTCAGCTTTCATGAAGCCCTGGAATTCACGATTGGCATATGCCTTGGCATCAGGATTGTTGCCTGTCATGTCGGCTTCAAGACCGGCGACGTAGTGAGAAAGGTGATCCATGTGATCTTTAAGTTCAGGTGTAGGCTGGAAATAGAAGAGATCTCCGGTAGCAGCCGCTTTCTGAGCCCACTCTGGTGCATCAGCAGGGAGGTCACGAACAACGTTGAGGTATCGGTTGTCATTGATAAACAACTTAGCGAGTTTCTTCAACCACATCTGCTTTGCTTCTTTGGTACGGAAGCTATCTACATAATTGTTCAGAAAATTGTGGATGCTGGTACCCTGATACTCGTCCTTGACGTTCATGACGTTTGCTTCGATGATCATCTCAAGGGTGTTCGCTGTGTAGAACTCAAATACTCGCATGGTAAAATTTCCTATGAATACACTTTGTTGTATTTATAAATATGCTTATGGATGAACCAAAATACCCTTTAATTCAGAATATGGACGAAGCGTCAATTCGTGATTTGGAAACCAACATACAGCGTGGATTTCCAAACACAAAAGCACGTCAGCACGCCGTTGGTCCAGTTCAGGTTCCAATTGTGAAATTAACACCCTATGTGCCATCTCGCGCTCTTTTAGCAGAGTCACAAGCCAACAACATGGGAAGACGGTACAATCCAGAAATATTCTTCTCGGATGTTGCTTACGAAGATGAAGAAACCAACACAAACATAACTTTCACTGGTTCTGATAATCATGAGTATAACATCACTCAGCCAGTTCCATTAGCTGGAAATGATGTGCAGGTGCGTTGCAACTGTCTAGATTTTCATTATCGCTTTGCCCGTCAAAATGCAAAAAACAATGCTTTGTATGGTGAAGCACCACCAAAATATCACAGAAAAACAGAAACACGTCCACCAGCGAACCCAATGCAGGTTCCAGGCATGTGTAAACATCTGCTTGCTCTGGTAGACGAGCTGCAGAAAATGGGAATTGTTGCTAGGGGATAATTACTTCTTGATACCAGAAAGGATGTCGTGAACACGCACATCTTTTTCACTAGGTACAACAGGGTCTTTCTTTTCAACAAATGTAACAGGCTTAAAAAACGGCTCCTTCTCTGCCTTTGGGGTCTCTGGAAGTTCAACCTTGGTTTCTGTAACCCTTTTGCTAGTTTCACGGATGAGATCACCAGCAACCACTGAGACTGATTCCTTTGTCCGTTTCTTGGGCTCTTCCTTTTTGACCTCTTTCTTCACAACCTTCTTGGGCTCTTCCTTTTCTTCTTTCTTTGGTGGAGCAATGGTTTTGTTTTTTGGCTCTGTTGTGTATACATCGAAAGAACCGACAATGTTAATCTGACCCTTCATAGGAACAAAATAATACCCGTCTACAACAACTTCAATATGAAATGGGTATAGGGTTTTTTCAAGATGGGCAAGTGGAGGGATCTTGACCGAACAGGTCTTACCCTTTTGCTGAGTACACTTGAAGGCAAGATTCATGTCAGATGTTTCAATAACAAAGCGAACGTCTGAAGGACTTTCCTTTAGTCCCTCAATCTCAAGATCAAACTCTATGTCGTTCTTTTTGGTGTTTGTTATTGTTAGAATATTTGTACTCATAGTTGGCCCCAATTATACTATGTATTTATTTCCCAAAGTATTTTGTACGCAAATTCTTCGCAACAACATTCAAACGTGTCGTGACTGTGCGAATGTTACTTGTAACTGCATTCAAACGTGTTTTTGCTCCATTGACCAGATTAATCACACTAATGACGTGCTTAGCACGTTGTTCGGAAATAAGATACTCCTTTTCCATTGTGTGTTCGTTGAACTTGATACCAACACGGACCAACTTCTTACCGTAAACTGCAGGGTTGACAAAATCACCTTCAACGGGGTTCTGAGTAATGTTAGTTGTATCAACAGGCTGGAAAAAGTCCTTGATTTGGCCTGGTGCTAGTGGTATGCCACCACCTGTAACAGATGAAACATCTGCATACAAAGAAAAAATCGACATTGTAATGATACTACGGCAGGCAGGGCGTCCCATTCCACCTGTAATAATGCCACCAGTGATTCCTACGTCAACAGCCATAGATTACGGTGCAGCGGTTGAACAGGTTGGCTGACCATCTGGGCCAACCGAGCCTGTTGGTGAAGATCCGCTTAGCGTACCACCAATGGATGTTCGTTCACATACCTCTGTAATGCTTGGAGTTCCAGTGTGATCGAGTAGACGGAAGACACGAAGCACAGTGGCACAATCGTCGTCGTAGATGGTGAGCGTCTTATTATTGACGTCGATTTTTGTTCGGTTTGTGCTGTATTTGCGGATAAGATCAATAAGGTTTTCCAAGTAACCCATTGTAGCAGCGGTTGTGTGTGCGGCTATTGGGGCGTCCCATACAGCACCTTCAACAGCAGCTGCGTCCAGTGCGTCTGATGGGGAGATGCTATTTGTCTGGTATCTAAATGGAATACCCAACGAAGCCCCACCGTCTATACGAATAGCGTAAACTTTGGTTGGGTCATATCCAATCAGATCCGTGAAGGTAAACCGATAGAAACCATCTTTTGCTAGTGGAGAACCACAATCAGACATTTCCGTCATTACGCCATCGGTTGCTTGTCCGGAACCACAAGGAGCACCAACAACCAAACTCTGTCCGGAGGCTGTGACTTCCCAGATGCGAACTGTTGGGCTAAGACCCGTAGCGGGGCCTGTTCCGTCCTCAAAATACGAGGCAATGATGATCTCGGCCATGATTTCTCCTTATTAAATGTGCATGTTTATTTATTTGATAAATACTTTAACGGAACATTATGGAGTAATATAACCCTAAAAGGTACAAAATCAATGGCGAATTTAGTCCTCACAAAATCAACACCAGCGAGCTATGCTGACGTATGCCACTTGCCAGAGGCTGCTGGGAGCCCTGCAACGATTGATCTCAACTCTGCAATTGCCATCTGTGATGGAACATCCACGAAACGGCACAGAGCCAATAATGTTCGTGATTTTATGAATGTTCCAATTTTTAATGTTTGGCGAGATGGGGAGGCATACACAGGATATCTTAATCGAGATCAATCATACATGGCCTTTGACGATGGTAGCCCTGCAACACGAACATTTACAATTGCACCAAGAGCGGGTTCTATATCAGGGTCCCCTCCATACTTCGACTACTATATTCACGGTATCCGATATGAAAGTTACACTCCCATTTCGCTGACAATTCCAAATATAACAGGGGAGTACTTTCTTTACATTGACGTAAACAATACAATTCAGTACACCACTATTTTTGATGCAACGCTACTGTTCGTCGACAATGTATACGTCGCAGTTCTCTATTGGAATGCAGATCTACAGCAGGCAATATATTTTGGTGATGAACGTCATGGTATGGTTATGGATGGTGTCACGCACGCCCATTTCCACCTTTCATTTGGTACACAGTTCATTTCTGGTCTGGCCCCCGGTGGAACATTTACCGCCGATCCTGGTACTCCAATAGATGCGGATGTTCAGATTGATATTGGCAATGGGTTCATTCGTGACGAGGATATTCCACATCACATTTACGATATTGGGAGTGGTGTCAATAGTTATGATCTTTTGCAGGATTTGACACCAATTGCTCAGCTCCCTGTATTTTACAGAATGGGAACAAAGGCCGTATGGTACAAATCAACGCCAACTAACTTTCCATTCATCTATAGCGATGGTGTTAATTTTACTGGTGCTGTAAATGGTCTTCCACCATATAATTCTTTTGTTGCTGGCTCACCGGGAGGGTGGGCATTGACAGAAGTGTCGGATAATAGTTTCTTTCTTTTCCACATACTTGCAACAAACGACATGAGACACCCTATAATTGCACTACAGGGTATCGCTGAATATGCTACGGCTCCAGCTGCACAGGCAGGAGCCAATTCAGAGTTAAACTCACTATCAGGGCTACCGTTCCAGGAATTCACACCCATAGCAACATTTATCTGCCAAGCAAGAACACTATATACAAATACTCCACAAGTACGCTTCAGATTAACGGACCAGGGCAGTAGCTACGTTGATTGGAGAAATACACAAGTTTTCTCAGCTACAATTGGCAGTTCGGCGACAGACCATGGCAATCTTTCTGGTTTGGCCGACGATGACCATAAACAATATTTGCTAACCAACGGAACGCGTGTTCCAACAGGTCCACTCACCCTTCCAACATATAATGTTGCAACGCTTCCAAGTGCCGGCACAGCAGGGCAAATTATATACATCAGTGATGGGAAAGATGGCAGTCCCATAGATGGCACTGCTGCTATATCCGATGGAACAAGTTGGCGATCCGTTGATAGTTTTACTATCCCAGGCACATATGATGACCATGATAATTTGGTTTTCCCCGATCAGTATCCAGAAACATACAGCTACAACGCTGATGGATCATTAAACACAGTCTCAAAAACGGACGGGGTCACTAGTTGGGTAATGACCTTTGCTTACGGAACCAATCCAATTGGAGTGGGCAGCCCAGCAGTTTCTGTAGGTAGTCCAATAACATATTTGTATCCTTCGAATGTTAGAACTGTAACCGTAACAGATGGTACCAATGCGTGGGTAAATACACATACCTATAACCCAGGTGGTACATTAATAGCTACATCGGGCTGGATAAAACAATAACACAACAGGTATAAAAATGTTATGAATATGGAAGAATACACAAGAGCACATGCTATACTCGGCATACGTGGTAACCCATCAGCTGTCTACAAGACAATAGGTGAAGGTGGACATTTTCCAACGCTATCCAGTGCACTAACGTGGCTATCTAAACAAACACCAATGGATCAAATTATCACCGGATTAACTTTTACGGTTACAGCTGGTTCAAATATTGTTACATGTAGCTCCAACCCATACACAGCTGGTGTAAGAACTGGTGACATGCTGCGCGTCCCAAACGATCAAGTACCAGCCGGTACTGGCCCAACGGTTCATTATTATCCGATTCTCAGTTCAGCATTTTCACCAAGCACTAACACAAACGTGATACTTGGCACCGCCATACAATCACGCACAGGTTCAGCACTACCACTTCAAATTTGGCGTCCACGGCGGTATGTGTTTGAACTCCTACCAGGGCAGGAGCATACCGCCGACTGGGATAATACAAACATTCTAGCAGGGGCAAATGTAACATTTGTAGGTCACGGTGAAGCTTCTCCATTACTAATGACATCGCCAACAGCATTTACTGGAATAGGTGCTCCTTACTATGGATTTCTTTCTGCATACCAAATAAGTTGTTATGATGGTCCTTGGTTAACACCAGGGGATCTAAGTGTCTTTACTAACTACGGTGAAGGGATGGCACGAATAACACTAGAAGACCAGTACTGGCATTTGGCAGATAGCACAGTATGGGCTGGAAAATTACCCTGTGCTGCATTTATCGGCAAAAATCTCAATTTTTATGATGTTGGCGATCACGGAGTCCTACTTGGTGCTGATTATATTGATATTAAAGGGATGACTGTGACGGGATACCGTTGGTGGGAACTCTTTACCGTTAGTAATGGCAATAACATGGATAGTACGTCTCACGAGAAAATAATTCGTGATTTAACTATGCATCGACAGCCAGGACAGGTTGATGAATCATCTGGACCAATGGCATTGTTTCAGGTTGCCGGGCGTGGTGATACCACCAATATTTTTCAACTTTTTGTCGATGGAATTCACATCGTTGATGAAGTTTCAAATGCTGCTGGTGTGGCAGTCAAAGTTAGTGGCAATCCGGGTGGAAGCCCATTGTTACCAGTTACCTGTGAAGTAACACTACGTGGTGGAATTGTTGATCATACTGCAGTGGCGGGTTCACCTCCTACATACAATGTCGATATACAAGTTACAGATAATGGTGGAAGAGTATGGCTTGAAAATGTTCGTCGGCTTGACAAAACCAATCCAACATTTTCGGAGACGCTAGTTGGTTCGGTAAAAATCGCCAATCCGACGTTTGTATAACAGCCCAATTAGGTGTCCCTTAAAATAAATACGTGACACACATAGAATTAGAGGAAAAATAATGAATCTCACGTTTACTCAGGGTCTTAATCTGTATGCTACTGCAACTGGAACAGATGCGGGCGATCAAACCTTTCTTGTTCCGGCTGTTTCAAACACAAAGGTACAGCTAAATGCACCATCTTCGGGGCGTTGGATCGAACTAGCCTACGCTCACCGTGATACAAACTACTTGCTCACCATCCGTGAAGACGGGCTGATTGATGCGTGGGGATATGGGTCAGCATTAAACAACAATGCTCCGTTCACAAGTGGTGGTGGCAGCGAACAGGGCAACAACTCGTTTTTCCTATGGATCGACATAGACCGCTCAACGGGTCTTGTTTCTTATGGTTGGTCAAAATATCGTCCAACTGCTGGTGCATCCGCCCCAGCCACAAATGCAACACGCTATAATGATCAGCACTGGTTTGACACATCCAACGTTATAATGAAGGTCTGGAACTCAACGACTCAGGTTTGGGTCGAGAAGGTTCGTTGCTTTGTCGCTCAGTACACTTTTGGTCAGGGCTTCACAAGTATGTCCGACCAAGCACCAAACTACAAAGGTACAACGGTTGGACTGAATGGTAGCTATCGTGCCGGTGCTTTGATCTTTGATGTCAATGGAAACCCACAGAAGCGTACAACTTCAAACAACAATACAACATTCTTCACAACCGAAGATATTTTTGCTACCGGTCTTCCTACTTCCTCTCGCACAAGACTAGAATCATTTGTTGTTGATGGTATCGCTCAGCAGCCAATTGCTGCTTACCAGGCTGTTTACTATTCTGATCTATATCAGTTAATGCCTTTACAAGCAACAGATACAATTTCTGGACAAGAAAATGTCATCTTTGGTATCATCGAGGAGGCTGCTAACTCTTCGGGGGATCTTGTTAAGGTTACAATGGATGGGGTTGTCAATAACTCTGCATGGACGTGGACAGCTGTCAATGAACAGATTTATGTTGACAAGAACCAGCCAGGTGTTCTTGTTTCTGTTGAGAATGATGGATACGCTCCTCTCCCAAACCAGAAACCGATCGCTGTAGCAATTGATTCAACAACCATTTTGCTACGTGCATCCGAACTTGTATTGGCTGTTGGTGGTATTGATACGTTCCTTGAACTATCTGATACACCAACCTCATATGGCTCTTCCGCTCTGCTAATTCCTCGGGTAAATGCCGCTGAATCAAAGCTAGAGTTTGGTGCAGTGCTTAAAAACCTAACAGATGTATATGATTCTCTAAACCCAAGTGTTGGCCATATTCTGTATCTTAGCGGTGTGGATAGCAAATGGAGATCAGCAGTACCAGGTGCAACTTCTGGTGTTCAACCTTATAACGCTCACCTAACAGAAATCTCTGGCTTATCGGCAGCGACTAACCAGTTTATTGTTGGTAGTGCAAGTACGTTTGTTGCTAAAACAGTAGCAGAGGTAAAGGCTATCCTTGCAATTTCTTTATCGGACCTCATCGATACTGATGTCAGTGGCGGCTCACCAGCACTGGGTACAGGCAACCTTCTTCGCTATAACGGAACAAATTGGATAGGATTTGATGGCGATACTGCCTACATTCAGGATGTGTTCAAAACTGTTATTGGTGACACCGGTTCTGTTATTGCTGCCAGTACTACGGATACACTTAAAGTGGCTGGTGGTAGTAATATTACTACCACTGGTACCGAAGGTGGAAGCCCTATTAATGAATTGAGAATCGACTGGACTGCTAGCTTAACCGATCTAAGTGATGTAGATCTAACAGGCTCACCTGCACCTGCAGAGGGTGATGTACTAACGAAGGTTGGTAGCCGTTGGTTGGCTCAGCCAATTCCAACAGCTTCTGTTCCAACCTTTGAACTACCTCGACCTTACGACTTTGCAGCTCAGTCTTTTGCTGAAGTTGGTTCTGATTCTATTATGTTCAAGTACGTTGCTCCCCGTGACTTCATTCTCTATAGTTACGGACACCAGGCACAGAGCCGAACGCGTCCACCTACAGTTGATCGTGATTTTGCTATCACGCTTGATGATGGTACAACGGAGCAACGCATTGGTACGTTCAGATTCTATCAGTCTGCAATATCTCGCGCACCGGCAGCATTTGATATGGGTCTGGGTACTGCACTAACAGAGGGGGTTCCAGCTGGATCTCCAACACATACCCCTGAACCACTTTGGAGGGTTTCGCGGGGTGACATTATTCGTATTTATACCCCATCGGTTGGTTCTCCTCCCTCGCCAATTACAGGCTTTGATGATGTTTCAATCACGTTGCGTGGGGCCGTTGGGCCTAATGTTCCCGTGGGAACCGTTTCAGCTAACTTCATAGGATTATCAACAGGTTCCCCTCCTTACATTGGTTCACCTATTGGTGCAATCCCAAGCAGCTTGAATCTAAATGTTGTCGGAGACTATACATATATCGAGTACAGCTGTGTTGCTACTTCACCAGATGGCTCAACTTGGTGGCCATTAGATGCAAATGAGCATAGTGATACCAATAGAGGTATTCAGTTGAGTGAAGATGGTATTAGCTACACAACACTTAACAGTGAATCGGATTACTTCACATCCGCTTTAACAGACCTACACTTGCAATTTTTGTCGATCTTCCCTTCTCGCTACTATAAGGTGCAGGCTACGGTGTTTAGTGTGGCTGGTATTACTACGGCACAGGGAATTATCTACATTCCAGCATTCTAATAGTTGACTTAGTGTTCCAACCATAATATTCTACCTCGAACAAAAGAAACCGAGGTAGAATATTATATACATAGTATTCACTTCATATAAGAATAAGAATAAAGAAGGAGAATACCATGGCTGCTAGAAAGCTAGATCCAACCGTTAAGTGGGAACGGGCCTTTCAACGTAAATTAAAGACACTCGAGAATAAAGCGGGTCCTCTCGGACAAGACTGCTTCAAACAGTTTGGTATTCCAACCGCAACAAAATTGTTTAGCGATCACTTTGCTGAATGCATAAAGAACATGAAAGCAGAGATTCGTCGCTTAGAACAAGAGGCTAAGATTCAAGCGAAGGTAGATGCAACATACCGCAAGTACCACTGGCTATGGGAACATCGAGAGGAAATTACTCCCGAAGAGTTTCGAGTACACGCTCGGGATCTTGGCAACCTAATTCACGACCTTCCTGCACGGTGGACGGGTTATAGAACACAGGCGTGCATTGATTCAAGTGAGAAACCTTGCAAGGAACACTTCCATCCTCGTCAGTGGGCCGGGAACGTAATTATGAGTTACATCTACCACAATGAGGGTATCACAAAGGAAACACTGCGTGCTTTCTTCGACGTGTTCCGTCAGGTTCATCATACAACTGAGAAAGAGAACCAACTGCTAAGACCCTCACAGGAGGCAGCGGCGTATTCTGGGTGGGAGGAACCTTATGCAGAGGTCTGTAGTGAATTAGTTCAAATTTCTGATAATGGTCCTATCCGAAAAGTTGAAGAGATTTGGGATGTTAAATTGGTTGCAATTTAATAGACCACCAGATGGCGAATAGTATAAATACTTTTACAGTTGACAAAAGCAACATCTAGTGTTAGACTATTTGCCATCTGGTCGGCGTGGAGCGTCGAATAAGGTACAAAGGGTACCACTCCAGATCAACAAGACAACAATCATAACTTGACAAGAATAGACAGGAGAATAGAAATGAAAAAGAGTCTTGACGAACTAAAAAACGCATTTTCCACACCTGAGCGTCAATCAGGTTCCCGCCCAAACAACTACTACCCATTCTTCCTTATGCCTATGGACGGACAGGCTACGGTACGTTTCCTTCCAGATAGAAACGAAGAGAATCCAATGGGGTTCTTGGTGGAGAAAGTTATGCATAACCTCGTTATTAATGGGGAGAAGCGTAGCACTCCATGTCTGAGCATGTACGGTGAGGATTGCCCAATCTGTGCTGTGTCTCAGAAGTTCTACAAAGCCAACGATGAAGAGAATGGCAAGAAGTACTGGAAGAAGCGTCAGCATATCGGTCAGGTTCTCGTTGTTGAAGATCCTCTGGATCCAGACAAAGAGACAGGTGAGACGCACGAAGGTAAGGTTCGTTTCATCAACCTCGGCTACCAGCTGTTCGGTATTATCAAGAAGGCCTTCGAGAAGGGCGATCTTGACAATGTACCTTACGCTTTTGAAGGCGGTTGTAACTTCAACATCATCAAGTCCGCTCAGGGTGACTACTCAACCTACGCTTTGGGTTCAGGTTTCGCACGTCGTGAATCCGACCTGACCGAAGACGAGATTGCAATGATCGAAGAAGAGATCGTTGATCTTAACACCCTCCTACCACCTAACCCAGGCGTCGAGAAGACCGAAGCTCTTCTAAATGCTGCCATGACAGGTGAACCTCTAACTGAAGGCGACGACAACTCCAGCTTCACGGCTGCTGTTCAGAAAACTGCCAATCGTGCAGAGAAGAAGGAAGCTCCTGTTGCTGCTGCAACGGCAGATACAACAGAAGCAGAAAGTTCTGATGTCGAGCTTGACGACGAGTCTGAGGATATTCTAGCGAAGATCCGCAACCGTCGTAAGTCCAAGGCTGCAGAATAAGAAGTGGTAAACGTGAGGGGGATTGCTCCCTCTCACACCCTTCCATAGTAGGAGAATAATAATGTCTAAAGATTTTCTAGCTGGGTTCAAAAAGGACCTAGACAAGATTGGTATTGAAGAAGGGGCAAGTAAGCCACCTTCTTATTGGTTCTCGACTGGCAACCACGTCCTGAACCGAATCATCTCTGGTAGCTTCTTAAAGGGTATTCCACAGGGCCGTTGTGTTGGTCTTGTTGGGCCTGCTGGTTCCGGTAAGAGTTTCGTGCTCGGAAACATCCTCCGAAATGCTCAGAAGGATGGTGCTTTTACAGTTATGATCGATTCCGAGAATGCCTTCGATGATGGATTCGCTCAGGCTATCGGTATCAACACTGAAAAAGATTACATGTACCTTCCAGCGATTACCATTCCTAATGTCACGGAGATCGTTTCCAATTTCATTAAGAACTACAAGTCGTCCGGTGCTGAAGATACAGTTGTTATTGGTATTGACAGCCTCGATATGCTTCTAACCGAGACAGAACAGGAACAATTTAACAAAGGTCAGATTAAAGGCGATCAAGGGCAGAAGAACAAGCAGCTCAAGAAGATGCTTCGTACTTTTGTTCAGGCCATTAAGGACACAAATATCTCTATCGTTCTAACTGATCAGGTCTATCGTAATCAGGATGTAATGAATGGTGAAGGCGTCTGGATGGTTAAGGACGCTGTTAAATATTCGCTATCTCAAATCATCATGCTAACCAAACTGAAACTGAAGGATAAGACCAAAGGCGATGTAGCTGGTATTCGTATGAAGGCAGAGGGATATAAGACTCGTTTCACCAAGCCTTTCCAGACTGTTACAATCATGGTTCCTTATGAGGATGGTATGGACCCGTATTCTGGTCTGTGTGACGTTGCTGAAGAGATGGGCGTTCTTGTCAAGAAAGGTTCTCGTTGGCAGATCGTTGGCGAGGACAAGTCTTGGTATGAGAAAGATGTTGCTGACCATGCTGCAACCATCTTAATGAAATGTGAGGCTCTGTCTCGTGAGTTTATTGATGTTGGTGGCGATGCTGAGGAAGAAATTGAGCCACAAGTATCAGGGAAAAAGCGACGTGCCGCCAAAGTTGGCCTTCTAACAGAAGACGACAACTAAGAAACTAACCCGTTGACATTTATGGCCAGATGGACGATACTATATCCATCTGGCTATATTTGTTTTAGGGGATTCCAATGAAAGTGAGAACAGCAGCAGAATTAATGAAAGAAAACATGCTGGTCAAGCACTATGCAGGGTCACTTGCGTATGGCACAAACTTGCCCACCTCCGATGTGGACTTTCGTGGTATCTTCTGTGCTGACCCCGTCAATGTTCGCACACCTTTCTTCACCGTTCGTGAAAGTGCTGATGTTGACGAGGAAGACACGAAGCTGTACGAGCTTGCTCATTTCATGAAACTGTGTTTGGATTGCAACCCAAATATTGTGGAGACGCTGTGGGTAGATGATTCTGACATCACGTTCCGCACCCCTGCCTATGATCTGTTGCGTAAGCATCGTAGGGAGCTGTTGTCTTCCAAACTTGCATTTACATTCAGTGGATATGCTTTGTCTCAGCTAAAACGGATCAAAGGACACAACAAGTGGATCAACAATCCACAGCCTGAGGAACCACCTGTTCCTAAGGACTTTGTATCTCTCGTGCAAAACTTCGGCTCCGCTAAGGTGATGCCTGGCAACTTCCATCTGGTACAAGACAACTATCGGTTGGTACCTTATGGTGGTGAGCTCTATGGCCTTTACGCTGCTGATGGCTATCAAACCTACGATGTTCGTGGGAAACTAAATACGAACTTTGAAGGCGAACGTCATACGTTGGGCACACCTGAGATGATCGTTCGGTTCAACAAGGACGAGTACCGCACTGCCAAAGAAAAGCATGAGCAGTACTGGACTTGGAAAAAGAACCGCAACGAGGCTCGTGGTGAGCTTGAAGAACAGTTCGGGTATGACACGAAACACGCTATGCACTTGGTTCGCCTGTTGCGTATGGGCGTTGAGGCTCTTCGTGACGGTGAAGTAATCGTTAAACGTCCCGATGCGGAGGAGCTGTTAGCCATTCGCAACGGAGCGTGGACATATGACCAATTAGTGCAATATGCAGAGCAAAAGGATAGAGAAGTACGTGATGTATGGTATAAAGAAACTCCACTTCGTAAGAAACCTGATATCCATTTTGCTGCGAAACTTCTCATGGAAGTCCAAGACTTGGTCTGGGCCAAGGAGTAATATGTCGCAGCTCCAGGAAATCTACCAGAAAAGGGAAACGCTTTACCATGATCTTACGGCCGCTTTGTTGGCAGAGTTATCTGTAGCCATCGAAGCAGCGACAAGTCTGGTGGATAATGATGTAGTGAACCAACTAAAGTGGAAGAACGTTGCTTTACTCGACGACAAGGTTTACGTAACGGGTGAAGTTGAATTTCCTCTTGGTCATATTCTTACAACCTCTGACGGAGCAGAAGTTACGGTCGATCCTGAATTGCAGGCTCAGTTGAGACGTGTAGTCCGCATCGGTATTCCGTTGGAGTTGGCTGAGACAGGCACATTTGACCAAATCGTCGATTACTTGAAGGAACTACAAAAACAAGCTCCACCCGAATTCCCAACCGTCTTTGATGCTGAGAATCGTTCAATCGAAACTGCTGTTGATCTTGCGGGTGAATTTCGCTCCGCTGGTTTGTCAAAAGATCAAATCTCTAGTATGATTGTATTTGCAGAACAGTCAAAGGGTAAAGTCAATTGAGCATCAAAGAACAAGTTGGCAAGGATTACGTTAATCTTAGCAAGGTACTCGAGCCTTATTTGAAGGACTTGGAAAACTATGAGCACCACCTTGAGATTAAAGGGAAGACCATTGAGCTTGCCAATCGTGAGCAACCACAGCATATGGCGTACTATGATGAGCGTCGTGTTGAATTACATACACTTGTAAAATTCTTTGACAGCGAGATCAATCGTGTCCGTGCTACTTTACTACAAGGCATGGAACAGTATCCACGTGACGTTTCTGAACGCATGAAGGAAAAGTACGTTGCCCAGGAAGAGGCTTACCTGAAAGTATACGAGAAGTACTTAGCAGCGAACGAGGTGTATGAATTATACGTGTCGATCGTAGAAGCGTTTAAGGCGAGAGGGTATGCCTTGAACAACATTACAAAAATAAGAGTTGCCGCTCTTGAAGACGTCATCCTCTAACATAATAGACTGCCACATTTGTCGTGGTGGCTATATGAGAAGATATCCTTCGGTTGTGTGCAGCCTATGTCGCTCTGGTGAGGGCCAAGACCTTTCCTTACCGGAAACCGAAATAGATAACTATAATAAAAATGTCGAATTACCAAAGAACAGCCAAGATAAAGATCCTCGATGAGGTAAATTGTGCCATTATCGGTCTCCATCCGGACCACGCTGATTACTTTTACAATCATTTTGCTCGTCAGGCGGAAAATTATTTCTTCAACCCCAAGTACAAACTCGGTGCGTGGGACGGTAAGATCCGTTACTTCCACAAAACAGGAAAGACGTATGTCTACCTGTTACCTGAGATCATTCCGAAACTAAAAGTACTGGGATACAACCTTGACCTCATTGACAGTCGTGTTAATGAAGGCGTTGATGTTGAACTGCCTACTGTCGACCGCTTCTCCCATGTACTGAACGATGAGGGAGAGCCATTTGTTCTACGCTATTACCAGATAGAAGCAGTCCACGCACTGATTAACAACGGCGGTGGGATTGTCATTGCTGGTACAGGCGCTGGTAAAACATTAATGAATGCGACACTCTGTGACGTTTATGGTGAAGCTGGTTTGAAGACGATTACTATCGTTCCAAGCCAAGATCTCATCAAGCAGACGAAAGCTGATTTTATTATGTGGGGATTGGATACAGGGGAATATAGTGGAGACGAAAAGGACATTAAACATCAGCATGTTGTTTCTACCTGGCAGGCGTTGCAGAACAATCCCCACATCATGCACGAGTTCCAGATGGTTGTTGTGGATGAGTGTCATGGGGCAAAGGGTAACGTCCTAACCAAACTACTCAATGAGTACGGTAAGAATATTGCGTATCGATTTGGACTGACAGGCACGCTGCCCAAAGGACAAACTGATGCAATGTCTGTTCGTATTGCTATTGGTGATCCGGTTTACGAGATCCCTGCTCACGTCTTGATTGATGAGGGGTATCTAGCCAAGTTGAAGATCGATATCTTTCAGCTAGAAGAAAACTTCAAACGTCAGTATGAGGATTACCTACGACAGAATCCAGAGAAGCCAAAGACGTACATACAGTTTAAGGACTCGTACTTTGCTGAGTATTCGGACGAGAAGAGATACCTACAGACATACGATGAGCGTGTGGAATGGATCGCACACCTCATTGAAGTGAAACGTGATGCACACAAAGGCAACGTCCTGTGTCTTGTTGATGGTGTCAATTTTGGGAAGAAGTTGGCCAAAAAGGTTGAGGGTGCGATTTTTGTTCATGGCAAGGACAAGCAAGCTGTTCGCAAGCAGATCTATGATCTATTCAAAGAACATAACGATTTGGTTGTCATAGCGTCCGTTCAGATTGCAAGCACGGGACTGAACATCAAGAGAATCTTTAACCTAATGTTGATAGACCTGGGTAAGTCGTTTATTCGGGTCATTCAGAGTATTGGTCGTGGGTTGCGTTTAGCAAAGGACAAGGACTTCCTAAGTGTGTCGGATGTTTGTTCCGACCTCAAGTATGGAAAGAAACACGCACGAGAAAGAATTAAGTACTACAAGGAGGCACACTATCCGTTCAAAAAGACTGTTGTCAAATATGACGAATAAAGGTATACTTAGACCATAACTAAAACAATAAGATGGAAGTATGCTAATATTTGACGAAAACACTCACGCAATCATCGTTGAGAGTATCACAACACCCATGACCACAGAGTACTTCTGGGTGTTGGATTTGGAGCTGCGAGACTTCACCCTCACCCCCCTTCTGGTTCTGGAAGAGGTAGTGGCACCAACCATCACGCTTGAGATTCTCGGATTTCGGTTCAAACTGCCTGCAACGTGGACCATGTTGGTCTACGCAGAAGACACGATGCAGATCGACGTGATTGAGAACGGGGAATTGGCTGGAAAGGATTTTACTGCATTGGTTTCAGGTCCGAACATATCAATGCCTATTCCAGGGAACGTGAAACTCCTTGATTATACTCCAGAAGACTACAATTATGTTCCTTCTCTATCGAAGAATCAAATGTTGTGTCATCCTATTGGACCCAACGAGTGGGTGAATGTAGGCCCCTCAGATCCGTACAATAAATATTTGAAGGATCTCGTAGTCGGAGATATCATCGTCTAACTGGAATCTATATTATGGCAGCCAAAAAGAAATCAACCAAAAAAGTAACATACGCAGAATTCCTTGCGTGGCTCGAAGGTGTCGAGTCGATGCAAGAAGAAAATTGGACACCAAGTCCTACACAGTGGAAAACAATTCGAGAGAAACTCAACACAGTCAAACCAGATGTTGAAGTCAAGGAAGTAAAAGTCGAAACCGCCGCAGCGGCTCCAATGACGCCAATGGCACCAGGACCATCTCGTTCCGCATTTGAGCCAATGCCACAGCACAACCCTGTACCATTGAGCAATATTCAGCTTCAACCCTCTGAACACGAAGGAGTTCCTAGGTCCACAACAGCTCCTGTTCTTGGCCCCGATGGTCGTCCAATGCCACCAGGCAGTGAATTTCTGTAAGGCATAAATAACGCTTGAATTAACTTATTGGGAGTACAATATGCCAAAACAGGGTAGAAAAGTTAAAAGTATGAGAGGTACCGTCGTTGATTTTGATTTGCTTGACATTCAGAATCAGCTTGCTACGTCTCCTAAGCCCACAGAAGTTCAAGCTCGAGAAGATTTTGTAGATCGTAAACTACGCCGACGCCAACGTGTTGCTGAACGTGCAGCCGCTGCCGCAGAGAACAAGAAACAGGCCGATGTTAATGTAGATGCGAAAGAACAGAAAACTCCTGAGGTAAAGGAAGAGGTTCGCCATCTTGCAAAGGACATGCCAAAGGTTGAGGAACCAGCACCAGTAGAGAAAAAAGTTTCCAAAAAGAAAACTACTACAAAGAAAGCTGTAACCAAGAAGACAAGCACAACGAAGCGTACAATCAAAAAGAAAGCTCCTGAAAACGAGGATACACCTGAATGAAACTAAGATGCATTCGCAACGGCATCCTTTTTGCATTTTTGCAAAAGACCAACCAGAAAGGCTACTTTGAAGACGAAACGGCATGGGGCTTTACAATTGCTGCTGATAAAAACGGACAGGGCCAAGGACATGGTGCGTTCGACCGTTCAATCAAGGAAGGTCGCTGGGCAAAGGTTCTCGTTGTAGGAAACGAATGCGAGGAGGTGGAAGTCGGAGACTACATCTGCGTTGAACCCGCAATGTGGACAAATTCCTTCGATTATGATGGTGTTCCAATCCGCAAGACCGATGAATCTAAGGTCATGATTGTCTCGAAAGAGAAGCCAGACATAAGAATCTGAGTATAAATACCTCCTGAAAATATAAGGAGGTTACATGTTTTTCATCACAATCCTAATTCTATCCACGCTGTCGATCGCAAGTTCGGCAGCGTTCTTCTCGATCTACGGATTGGCACAAATCTTTGCTGGCACGTTCTGGCCAGTTGTCATAATGGCCTCCTCTCTCGAGGCAGGTAAACTGGTTGCAGCATCTTATGTGTATCGCTACTGGAACAAGATAGGTTTCCTCATGAAGACTTATCTAATTGCAGCCATCCTTGTCCTGATGATGATTACATCGGCTGGTATCTTTGGTTTCCTCTCATCTGCATACCAGCAGGACGTTTTACCTCTTGACCAGATGCAGACTCAGATTGAGACTTACAGCAGCCGCAAAGCAGAAATCGACAAACAAAAGATTGAATTGAACGCTGAAGTGGCTCGAATGGATGCACAGATTGATGCTATTCCAGGCAACCACAGTACGAACCGTAGAAGAATGCGTGAGTCACAAGAGGCAGACCGTCAGCGTATTCGTACTGAACTGGAACGTCTGGCATCTGAATATACGCAAGTAACAACAGAGCAAGGCAAACTCCGAACAACGATCGTCCAGCAGGAAGCACACACAGGACCAATCGTTTTCATTGCAAAGGCGTTCAACCGTGACATTGATGATGCAACGAAATATATGATCTTCCTAATCATATTTGCATTTGATCCACTCGCTGTTATTCTAACGATTGGTGCCAACATTGCAGTACTTGACCGTGAGAAAAAGCACGAGAAGGTATCAGGGGCAATGCACGTGTACGAAGAAATAATGGGACTCGATGAGCAGATAAAAGACGAGCACGGTTCACCCACAGACGTTGGTGGTATGACAGTGGAAGCAATTGAGGCGATGCTTGCAAAAATGAGTACCGCCGCCGAGCTAACACCAGAAAAACAGCTGCAAAAGACGATGCTTGAGGAAATGCTCGCACGAAAAAGGGTAACAGAGCGGGTTCGTAATCCTCAGCGGATAAATAAGAAAAACACCGTAGAAGAACATGGGGAAGAGTAATGGCAGTACTACGTGCAAATTTTGGTTTTTACGCTGGGATGATTCAAGGGTTTATATACACTTCCTCATCATGGATTTCTAGTACCCCTGACAGAAACGTTTTCCAGGTATATAAAGGACCAATACCCACTGACGCAAATGACTTTTTTGATGGATATCCAGTAGGTGGTTCTCCTCCTGGTGAAGGCTCACCTTCCTCAAACTTGCTTGCAGAGTGGAATAACTTTAAGATCACTGATCACACCGTACCTACCAATGATCCAACACTAAACGTCCAAGAGGTTGTTTTTGATCCAAGCTACTACCCATATCCACAAACGGTCACGGCTGTTGGAACGGGAACAGCTTCATGGTGGGCTATGTGGAGTAGAACCGGCTCCGGAGGAAGTTTTCCAATGACAACATATGGTGCTGTCATTGGTGACGTTTCTCTCAGTGGTGGTATTGGATCAGCACACCTAGATAGTTTAAATCTGGTTGCAGGTACTCCAGTACAGCTATTGCATTGGGCAGTTAAATTTCAGGCATAAGGAATCGCCATGGCAGAAATCAAATTTACAACACAGATCGCAAACAAAATTTGTGACAACCATGGTATTACGTCGGGTACAGCCACCACAGGCCAACCAGCTATGGCGTACACAGCAGGTGGAACTACAGGCTATCTCCGAATCATGAGTGGTACAGTACCATCTCAAAATGATATCGATATGTATGGCTATCCAGAGTGGGATCGGTTAATTGGCTCACCAAGCGAAGTGCTGATTGAAAGAGCACACACTACTGCACAGTTTAGTAACTTTATAACTGGAACCGATGCCTACGTAGAGTGGACACTACAAACCGCAATTGCTGCAAATAGTGGCGTCGCCTCTTGGTGGCTGTGGACAGGATACCAAAGTTATAATCCAGCGGATCGAGGTAACAATCCAGGTGGCTCAGCATTTTGGCTTGGTATGTTAATGGGTGATATCACTCTTGTGGGTGGTAGTGGGTCTATGACACTAGCTGACTTGAATATCGTTGCTGGTCAGACGTACGAACTTGGACCAGCTCAATTCAAGATGCCAAGGAGTTTCTCTTACTAAAATGGCTGTTATTGTAATAACAGGAAAAATACCACCTCCACCTCCACCAACAGGATTTGGTGGCGATTTTATTTTACCAGTTTCGTTGTTTGACATTGGTATTGCAGGTTCCTTGCGTGCCACAGATGATACCGTAACGTTTGCAGTATCCATGTCTAATGCTGGTATTGCAGGTTCCTTGCGTGCCACAGATGATACAATCAGTATGCCAGTAACCATGAGTAACAAAGCTATTGCAGGTACAGCGAGTGCCGCAAAACCAGGGCCAATGGAAACACTAACAGTTACAGTAGCCACATTTGTTGGTTCACCAGATTTAGGATTTATATAATGGGACTTTTGGTAAACTTTGCTTATTCTACAGCCATGGCAATTGGATTCTCACGCATCACATATAGTGGTACGGTATATAATACGCTCAACATATATCAAGGAACGATCCCCACCGATGTAAATGCCTGGACTGCAGCTAGCACAAGTGCAGATTTGTTGGCTTCATTTACTTCATTTTATATGGCGGGTATTCCTACCATACCATCAGTAGAAGATGGTGGATTTGTTAGATTGCAAGTCACACCCTCAACAAATCCGGTTAATGCTTCAGCATCTGGTACAGCTACGTGGTTTGCGTTATATACGACCAATAACTGGAACGGATGGGTGCTTGGTGACGTTTCTTTAACGACCGGCACTGCTATGGTTCGTTTGGATTCGTTGACACTTACTGTCGGTAATCCAGTAACATTGACGTATTTTGGCATGTCATTTAAACCACATTAGGAATAATTTTATGCCTACCATTAAACTTTCAATCGATGCACGAGATGCTGTAGTAGCTAACGGAATCCGTGATGGTTCATCGGCATATCTCTATACGCCGAGCTTTGCCCATAGTACAGGTCGGGTTCGTATCATGAAGGGAACTTTACCTTCACAAACAGAACTTGATAATTTGGCACCCGACTGGTCTCGTATATCCGGTTCTCCACCAAAGGATGTTCTAATTGAGATTGATAACCTCTATTTAAATTTAAGCCAAGTTGACGGAGCCTTGTATTTTGAACCACGGTTTTATCCAGCCATACAAAGCGGTGTAGCTACGTGGTGGTGTTGGACAGGCAAAACAAATTTTGATCCACGTGACCATGGTACCCATGGTTCTCCACCCACTGACTATTGGCTTCCTTGCATAGCCGGAACAGTGTCACAAATTGGTGGTTCACCCGTTGGCGACATGACCCTACCAGATATTAACATCACTGCAGGAAATATCTACCAAGTTGGTCCATTTAGAATTAACATCCCAGAAACTTTTACTTGGGGTACCGTGCCTGGTAATGATTCCTTTACCAAGCTGTTGGTACACTCGGATACATTTGATGGCGATACAACAGCTGTTGACAGCAGCATTGGCGGTACGCATAGTCCTCACACAGTACAAATGTTGAATGGTGCACAGCACAGCACAGCAAGAGCAAAATTTGGGGCGACGTCTATGCGTACGTGGTCAGGCTCGCCATCGATAGATGAAATCAAGTCAGCAGACGACACAGATTGGTCGCTTGGTTCAAGCGACTTTGCCGTCGACTGTTGGGTCAATTTCAACAGTCTCAATCCAGGTAACTGTATTGCATCTCACTTTGATGGCGGCGCAGCAAATCAAAAGGGTTGGCTCCTTCAGTACAGTAACAGCAACAACGCACTACAGTTTACCTATACAACAGACGGAATAACCAACAAAGTGGCTACGACGGGCGTTGGGTCTTGGACACCTTCATTGAACACATGGTACCATGTAGCGGCCACACGCAGTGGTACGGACCTCCGTCTTTTCATCGACGGAATGCTATATGGTTCACCTTCAACATACAACATGGCAACAGATGTTGTGCACGACAGCACGTCCTCACTAAGACTAGGAAGTTTCTATGTATCGGGTGCAATATATTCACCTAGTTCGATGGATGGATATATTGATGAATTCCGTCTCAGCATAGGAACACCACGTTGGACGAGTAACTTTACCCCACCAGCATATCCATATGGGTGATTAGTTGACAACGCTTTCGTGAATGCTGTATAATGCTCCGATAAGGAGAATTATAATATGGCAGACCTACAGAAATTATGGGTGGAGAAATACCGCCCTCAAACAGTCGAAGATTATATCTGGCAAGACGAATCCCAAAAGCGTGCTATTCTTCGCATGATAGGTGAGGGTAGTATTCCTCACTTGCTCCTTTCGGGTGTTCAGGGCTCTGGCAAGACTACCCTATCGAAAATGCTTGTTCGCACCCTCGATGTTGATCCAACCGACGTCCTTCTTATCAACGCTTCCGATGAGAACAATGTTGATACGATCAGGGAGAAGATCAAGGGGTTTGTTTCTTCGTGGGCAATTGGAAACTTCAAGGTGGTTCAACTGGAAGAGGCCGATTACCTGACTCACAACGCACAAGCGGTGTTACGCCAGCTGATGGAAGAGTATGCTGACGCTGCTCGTTTTGTTCTCACCTGTAACTATGACCACAAGATCATCCCTGCTATAAAGTCTCGTTGTCAGCAGTTCCGTTTTCACGCATTCGATAAAGATGACATTGCCGAACGTGTTGCAATGATTCTTATTGAAGAGCACGTTAAGTTTAACGAAGACCTTCTGTACAAGTATGTCGCTGCTGGCTACCCTGACATTCGCAAGATTATCAACCTCGTTCAGCAGAATGTTGTTGATGGCAACCTGATGCCTCCGACGGAAGTTGAAGCAGGCGATTACAAGTTCCAGCTGCTTGACCTACTGTCTATGGATAACTGGCTGGAAATTCGTAAGCTCCTTTGTGCAACTGTTCCAGCGGAAGAATGGGAAGCTGTTTATCGTTTCCTTTATGAGAACCTTAACAAGTCGAGAAAGTTTGGTAATGATGCAAAGTGGGAAGAGGGGATTGTTATCATTGCTGACCATCTATATAAGCACGGGGTTGTAGCAGATCCAGAAATCAACGCTGCAGCCATGTTTATACGTCTAGCCAACCTATAAGGAGAACAATCATGGCATGTGGAGAACCACAGTGGTGGTATGATCAGATTTTGGAAAAGAAAGAAAAACTAACAGACGAACCCGGCACCGTCCAACCACTGTTTTCGGGTAGCGTGCTTGCTGCACAGGCCAACTCTTTTATCGATGTAAGTAATCCGTTGCAGGATGAAATCGACAAACTGAAAAAGCGGGTAGCTGAGCTTGAAACCAACATGCGTTGGCATGTTCCAGAGGTTCCAGAGGGCGTGCTTCAATATGATGGCCATGGCTGGAATGTTATTCCGCACGATGGTTACTATCCCGAGGTCAGAATTGAGTATCGGACAGCAGTGCTGAATGAAGGCGAATGTTCAATCACAGTTGAAAATAGCGATGACGATGCTTACGAGCGAGCAATGAGGGGAATATGAGTATCAAGCAAGACATTGAGATTGCACAGGCATACCTTAAAAAGGTCAAACGGGGCATCGAAGACACACCGAACCTTGAAGCTCTTAACGAGCTGATGGAAGCTCTCATACCAATAGAGTTGCACTACCGGGATAACTTCTGTGCAGGGTGTGACCGAGATTTTGGAGACGAGCCTGGTTCAGCATACGAAGAAGGCATTAGCATGGAGTACTACATTGAATCCAGTTGGTGGCACGATGTAAGTCTCGCACTACGCAAACTAGGAAAAGTATAATGGCAAGAAAAAAGAAACCAGAAGGCGAATCAACAGAAGAAGCAAAACAGCGTCGCATTCTTGAGTCAGTAGCAAACAACGCTGATCGCAGCGAGAAGACGTCATGGAATCGCAAGATGAAGAACATGGTGTCGCTTCTTACTGAACTACGACCAATAGAGGATCAGATTATCGAACTGACAGCTCAGAAACATGAGGTGTTTGACCGTATTCAGGTTCTCCGCAATGTGATGGTACAGGAATGCGTTCATCCGTTCGAGCAGTTGGTCCTGAAAGATACGCACGTCGAGTGCAAGTTTTGCTCTCGCCGAATTTCGCTGCCGAATGTAAATAACAAGAAATAATTTGCATTCTACATAAATAAGATTATTCAATAGGAGAAAGTAAATGGATAATCTTAGAAAATGTTATGGGAAATATCATGGTGACGAACTAATTCCTGTGGAGGAGTTTGGGAAAGACCGATCCGCTGTTGACGGAATCGCTAAAGTGTGTAAGTCCTGCAATGCCAGGTATCACCGAGAACGACGGCAAGACCAAGAATTATATAATCGGCAAAAACAACTTAGCAAAGCGTACTATGAAAGTAACAAACAGGGATATGTTGACCGAAAGCGTAAAAGTTTAAGTACAGAGGAGGGGTATATCACCAAAATGGTTGCCCAAGCAAGGTGCCGAGCAAGAGATAACAACTTGGAGTTCTCTATTACAAAAGAAGATATAGTGATTCCATCCGAGTGTCCTGTCCTTGGTATTCCCATGAAGATAGGAGTAACCAGAAAGGAAAAAGACTATTCGCCATCTTTAGACCGTATTGATCCTACAAAAGGATATGTAAAAGATAATGTTGTAGTGGTTAGTTGGAGAGCTAATAGACTTAAAGGTGATAGTAGTATACAAGAATTAAAACTATTGTACGAATATTATACTGGAATAGTAAATGGCAGCAAAAAAGACTCCAACTAGAAAACTTGATATCTTCAAAGTGCTGAACATGATCAGCACGAAGAATACTAAGGGGTATGAGAACCTCTCCGAGGAGGAGAAGAAGGGGTTTTTGCCGGTTATTGTCACTCGTTGGTTATCAGGCACCTCCAACCCAACTCAGATTATCTACATCAATGAGTTGGTCAATCCTTTTGTGTTCTCCCTGCACAAACACCCACAGCTTCTCTATGATTTGATGACGCTTTGCGGTCCTAATAAACCACAGCGTTACTATTGGAACAAGACCGTTTCCAGCAAATCAACAAAGCTGCCTGTCACTGTGGGTGTTGTTCGTGATCAGTTTGGATACAACACCAAACACGCCCTCGAAGCACTTCCTTTGTTGTCGAACGATGATATCATGGAGTATGCTGAGGACTTAGGATTACAGAAAGACGACATAACAAAACTAAAGAAAGAACTGAAAGGTCGATGAAAGACGGCTCACCATACCAATGCCATTTCTGTGGCAAGAGGTTCAAGTTCGAGCAGAGGTTCATCAAGCACAAGTGTAAGGCAATGTTGCGTGATGAGAATCTTCGGACTCCTCTTGGTCAGGCTGCATGGCGATTTTATCAAGACTGGATGAAATTTCAGCGTAAACGTGTGCCTGATGAGAAGACCTTTCTGAAATCCAATTATTACGAATCGTTCAACCGATTTGCCCACCACGTAAAGAAACTGAATCTTCCTAATCCCCATACGTTCATCAAACTGATGATCCAACGGGATTTCCCACCTACCATGTGGACTCGGGATGAGACTTATGCTATCTATATGGAGCACCTTGATAGAGTCTCTTCTCCCGTTGAACACGCTGAAATATCAACCGACACAATATTGGATCGGGCCGAAAGAGCAGCGTGCAAAGAGGGTGATATCTTTGAGTATCTGACTGCAAATGATGTCATAGAGCTGATCAAGGAACGCAAACTCTCACCCTGGCTGTTACTCCACAGTCCCAAGTTCATGGTGTTCTTCCGTGACAAAACTACCCCTGAACAAAGAATCGTTCTTGAGTCGCTAATCCGTCCAAGATACTGGGCTACTCAGTTCCAGAAAAAGCCTAACGCCGTA